CACCGAGCACCGAGCACCGAGCACCGAGCACCGAGCACCGAGCACCGAGCACCGAGCACCGAGCACCGAGCACCGAGCACCGAGCACCGAGCACCGAGCACCGAGCACCGAGCACCGAGCACCGAGCGGACAGTAGCAGCGTCCCGGAGCCCTGAAGAGTCCGCGATCCTGGCCATGCCAGAGCCGAAGGGCTACGCCTGCCCCGCATGTGGCCATGGGGCAATCGCCCACCGGATGCACGGCTGCGACGTCATGGGCTGCGACTGCCCGCAGCCGTTCGGGCGGATCCTGCCCGGCGGCCCCAACCCAACCACCTGAGGAGCACGTCAATGGACTACTTGATCATCACCGAAGGCGGAGGGATGCAGTGCAACTCCGCCACCGACTACACGCTGGCGCTCAGCCACGTCGGCCCGGAAGGATGGAACCGCGTCCAACTCACCCGCGACTTGGCTGCATGGGTCAATGACTGCGGGCACGTCCTCCCCGACAAGTACCGCCGCAACCCGATCGGCTCACTGATCCTGCTGGCGCTCGGCGCACCGCGCATGCCGTATGCCGGGCCGATCGTCATCACCGGGTGGGACGGTACGGCGACCGCCCGCGGAGAGGTCGAGGTGGTCGGGCTGACGCCGTTGCAACTTGGCATGCTCTACGCCATCGACGACATGATCACGGATGCCCGGAATGGGGAATGCGAGAATGTCGTGGAAGGGCTCGTCTCCGACGTAGACGACCTCGCCAGGATGATCGTTGAATCTCCCGCGCCGAAGATGACCTTCCGATGATCGACTTGAAAACGTACGCGTGGCAGACCGTCCGCGCACTAGAACGGACCAACGACCACCTCCCCACGATCGCGACCATGGCCGTAAACCAGGTGTGCACGGTCGTCGAGGCCGAACGTGGGCGGGCGCACCTCGCCAAGGTGCGCGCTGCGGTCGACTGGGCGCTCGACCACAAGGACGCGGCGAGCCTGCCGACGGGGACCGTGGTGGCGACGACGGACGTCGCCTACATCAAAGAGGACCCCGAGACGGTGACAACGCTGTACTCGGCACCCGGGACCGAGCCGCGGCCGTGGTCCGGATGCTGGGGAGAGGACGCCAGCAACGCCGCAGTCGACGCAATGCTCGCCGACGGCACCGCCGAGGTGCTGCGCATCGGCACCGGAAAGGACGCATCGTGAGGCCCCGCTATCCCGACTACATTCAGCACCGGTTCGACCGCGACGTCACCGAACACCAACTCACAGTGCTCCACGAAAACGGCCTGTACCGTCACCTGCGGTTCAAGCGCCCCGACACCGGACTCGAATACTTCGACATCGTCACCTGGCCGTACCACCTGCATATCGGGGGCGACCGCGACGGATACACCTTCAGTAGGGTCGAGGACATGTTCGGGTTCTTCCGACGCGTCGGCCGTGAGCCCATCAATCCGGACTACTGGGCCGAGAAGGTCACCGACGGCCGTGAACGGACGAAGAAGTACTCCCGCGAACGCACCGAGGAGAAGATCTGGCGGGCAGTACGCGACGAGTACGAGGCGCACGGCAGGGACGCCAAGGGTCTGGCCAAGGCCGTCCACGAAGAACTGTTCGATGACTGGGATAATCGGCTCGACTTCGAGGACGCAGCCCGTCGTGTTATCGACGATTTCACATTCACGTTCGCAGAATCCGACGTGAAGGTCCGCTTCGACGACAACTGGGAATGGGACCTGCGCGACTGGGACTATCACTACCTGTGGTCCTGTCATGCTATCGCCTGGGGTATCGGCCAGTACGACGCGGCGAAAGCTACGCGGGACAACGAGCCGGTGGCGGCAGGTGCGTCGTGAGTGTCCGTATCGCCGGCACGCGCTATGTCGGCCAGCTCGTGTGCGGTATCGAAGACCAGTTGATCGTTGACGTTCCCGGACTCGGCCCGACCTACGTCGCAGCACGGCACGCCGAGCACCTACCCGACGGCGACCCCGAACTGGACCAGGCGACGGCCGAGACGATCGCCGCCGCCCTCGCACGTGAGCCGATCCGGGCACTATGCCCCGCATGCAACGGCGTCGGCGAAGGCAGGTGGGATGGCGAGCGGCTACGGCCTGTCCCGGATGGCGAGCGGGCGCTCGACTTCTGCGGCATGTGCCAGGGCGACGGCGGCGACCCGGACGACGACCCGGAAGCAGACGCGGCAATCGAGGAGAATCGCCGCGAAATCCGAGAGGCGAAGCAGTGAAATACGTATTCGCGGACGTCGAGACGATCCGACTGGCGCCCGGTCACCTTGTCGTGTGGGAGGTCGGCATCATCACCGCTCACGGCGAGGAGTACCTGTGGCAGGTCAAGCCGGATCTGACCATCGCCGATCAGCGTGCGCTCGAAGTCAACCGGTACCACGGTCGCATCGACCCGGCGCTACGTGACGCGCAGCCCGGAACGGCGTTGCGGATGTACCACCCATCCGAGCCGTGCGCTGATGGCGTGGAGCCATACGACATCGGCTGCGCCTCGGCGTCGCCGTTCGAATTGGCAGACGAGATCGAGAACCTCGCCCGCGGCGCCGTGTTCGTCGGCTCGAAGCCAACGTTCGACCAGGACCACCTCGCCGTGATGCTCGCCGAGCATGGGCTGACACCAGCGTGGGAGCATCACCCGCTCGACCTGCCGTCTGCGGCGCGCGGCTGGTGCTCGGCGAAGGGAATCGTCCCGGTGTCGTCACGCGGCGACGGGAAGATTCGCTCCGACGACTGGTCGCGGGCGATCGGCGTCAACCCCGACGCGTTCGAGCGTCACACGGCGCTCGGTGACTGCAAATGGGGCGCCGCGCAATTCGCGGCCATGCGGCTCGGCGAGGTGGCGGCGTGAGCGCTGAGGAGCGTTGCCGGCCGCTGCTCGACGACGCTGGCGAGGTGATCGCGATGGTCCGCGGCGCCGAACCGCTCAGCCCCGAGGGTGAGGCGGCCATGCGCGAGGTGGTCGCCGCCGTCCAGCGCATCGAGTGGACACCGGAGCAGACGGCCCGGTACGAAGCCGAACAACAGCGCAACCGGGAACGGCTCGCGCGGATCCGAGGAGAGTGCCATGGCGAAACGGCGCACTGAACCGCCACCGTGCCCACGCACAGAACTCCACCACCCAGACAAACCGGGCGGGTACTCCTATCACGCGTGGTGGCTAGAACGCGCGTCGGTAGTGTGCAGACAGGAGCAATGTCCCGGGTGTGGCACGTGGGCAATCTTCATCCCACGTGAGCCCGGACAGGCCATCTGCCGCGTGTGCCACGCCACACACGAGGATCCGCAGCCAGGCGGGGGGCCATGCACGGGCGAACTCGTTGCGTGGGAGACGCTACTGGCCGAACTGGAGGCCGAGGACGGATTGCCATTCGTGTTTTACGCGCCTGAACGTGAGTGAACAGCGCTTTACGCAATTTGACATACAGCTTTGCGGTTGCGCCCACCACGCTTGACGTATGGGCGCAACCGATGTTTTCGCGGCAATCGTCGTCGGCCATCTACTCGGCGACTACTGGATCCAGTCCGACCGCCAGGCCGCGCGCAAGGCCGACCCGGGCTGGGCCGGTAGGTTGGCGTGCGCGGCGCACGTCGCGACCCTCACCGCCACGATCGCCGCCGTCGTCGCGGTGGTCGTGGCGGTATCGGGCTGGGTACTCTCGCCGGCCGCGCTGGTCGTCGGGCTCGCCGTGAACGCCGCCACGCACTACGCCGCGGACCGTCGGGCGCCGCTGCGCTGGTTGGCGTGCGCGACCGGCTCTGGTGGGTTCGTCGAGGGCGGAGGGCTACCGCTGCTCGACCAGGTGTGGCACATCGGCTGGGCCTATGTGGTTGCGCTGCTCATCGCCAGCTAGGCCAGCAGCCGCAGCGAGTCCGCGCCAGCCGGGATGGTCACGGCGGCGCAACGTTCGGCAACCAACCGAACCGCATCCTCACCGACAAGCCTCCCACCACGGGCGCCGCGCTCGCGGTCCCGCGTAATGCACAGCGTCAGCGGCACCGCCCGGTAGTCCCACACGACCAGCCGCGCCCGGCACCGCTTCGCGATCAGCATCCAGTTGTCCATCGTCGGCTGCGACTGGCACGTGTCGTCGATGGCCACGTCAAGTCCGTCGAGTAGCCACTCCCGAACGGCGGCGCGCTGCGCCATCGTAATCGCGTCCTCCATCCAGCGCGGGTTGTCGTCGTGGTTGCCGCCGAATCCGACAGCCACCCGTAGTCCGTCGCGGGAGATCCGCACCCTGCCCGGCTCGACGCGCATCCACGCGTCGACGTCGTAGGTTTTGCCGCACCCGGGCGGGCCGAGCGTAACGATCAGGGTCGACATGGTCGCACCTCCACCCCCGCCACCGGGCCCCCGTGCCGGTTGCGGGAGAAGCGGGACGATCAGGCCGAGTTCTGCTCAAGCTCAAGCGCGGACGTGCGAATCACGTCCTGCATGCTGTCGAATCCCGGGTGCCGGTCCGACCTCCCCACGCCGGCCAACACACGCGCGATCTGTTCGCCAAGGTCAGCCGTCTTCGGCGCGTCCTTCCACACCCGGTAGACGTCATGCACCGCGGCGGCCCGATCGACTGGGCCGAGAGCGGCGACGACCTTGTCCAGCAGCAGAACATCGCGGGCGGCAGATGGCTCCACGTACTCACCGGCGAGGTAGTGCGCCAAGCCGAGCGCCCCGTACGGATCTCCGACGGCGGCGGCCCACGAGCAGATCTGCCCAATGCCGCTCAGCGCCTCGTCGTGCCACGCCGGCTCCTCGGCCGCGGGCGCGCACCAGTCCGTCATGGCGTTGCGGGCGAGTCCCCGGCCGAGGAACAGGCTGGCGATGGCCTGGCCGACGGCGTGTCCGCCGAACAGCGTGACGTCCGCAGCATCGCCGCGGCCGGTGACGCGGGCGCACCAGAGCGAGCGGTACGTGACCAAGTCGAACGGCTCATGCGGCCGGCACGTGCGCAGCGAGAACAGCACCGCCAGATGTTCGTGCGGCTGGAAGAGCCATGCCGAAAGCCGCTCTGAGGCCCGCGCGGCAGCACGGGTCCACCGCGCCGAGAACGCAGCCTGACCACCCAACCCGATTGGAGCTCCGATGAGCCTCGCCGACCAGATCCGCCGCGCCGTCGAGCCGCGCGTGATCAACCGTGACCACCTGTTGCAGCTCGCCCGCGAGGTGGAGCGGATGGAGGAGCAGCACGCGGCGCTGGTGGCCGCGTGGGATGAGATCCAGGCAGCCGGCGCCAAGCCTGCGCCGATCGGCGACCGCGCCGCAGCCGTCGTCGCGTACGCCGCAGCCCGCCCGGACGGCGTGACGTTGCGGGAGATAGCCCGCGACATACCGTCCGTCGCCGAGTGCTCGCCGGAGCGTCGCCGGCAGATCATCGGCCAGCTCGTCGAGCAGGGGCACCTGCGGTACGGGGGTGAGACGGTGCACGGAAAGCCGCGCCTCGACTCGCCGAAGATCTACGCAACAGCAGGAGGGGATAGCTAGTGAGCACCAGCGAACGCGATACAAGCCCACTCTCAAGCCGGTACGACGACTGGACCGGAGACCCGGAGGCCGACCGGGCCGCGCTGGTCGCACGGGCGATGGCGACTGGGCAGCCGACCCGCCAGCGCAAAATCCACAGCAGACGGCATAGAGGCTCGGCCGGGAGTCGAACCCGAGAGAATCCGGTTTTGCAGACCGGCCGCTGCACCCGCAACGACACCGAGCCGTGAGCGTCCCCGACTGGATTCGAACCAGCGACCTCGGCCTTCGGAGGGCCGCGCGCTTCCGCTGCGCTACGAAGACTTGGTGCCCGCCCCCGGATTCGAACCGGATCAGCCGCAAGGCGACAGTTTTACAGACTGCCGAGCTGACCAATGCTCACGACGGACTTGGGGTGACCGACCGGAATTGAACCGGCATCGCTGGAGCCACAATCCAGCGCTCTACCATTGAGCTACAGTCACAGTACCCGCGACAGGATTCGAACCTGCATCCCGCTGCTTGTAAGGCAGCCGCTCCACCAACTGAGCTACACGGGCATAGGTGCGCCGCGCGGGAATTGAACCCAGCCACACACCGTTTATAAGACGGTCTCCACCAACCAGATGGACTCCGACGCGAAGCTCCGGTGGCAGGACTCGAACCTGCACCTGTACGCATTAACAGTGCGTTGCCCTACCGAATTGGGCGACACCGGAATAGTCGCGCGTACGGGACTCGAACCCGTTCCGCGAAGGTGAAAGCTTCGCAACCTAACCCATAGTCGAACGCGCGTGGTGGCGGGTGTCCGATTCGAACGGCGTCTCCGGGTTATGAGCCCAGCGTGGTTCCACTCCACCACACCCGCAGTACGCCGTGCAGGGCTCGAACCTGCGACACTCCGCTTAAAAGGCGGCAGCTCTACCTCTGAGCTAACGGCGCATAAGTCTCCCGCCCACGATTCGAACGTGGACATCCACCTTAGGAGGGTGGCGCTCTGTCCGTTGAGCTAGCGGGAGAGAGAGTCCCTCGGGCCGGAATCGAACCGGCAACCAGCGGCTTAGAAGTCCGTTGCTCGTTCCGTCGAGCTGCCGAGGGAAACGTACGCCGCGAAGGGATCGAACCTTCCTCCCCGGATTAAGAGTCCGGTGCTAAACCACTCAGCTAGCGGCGCGTGGAGGAGGGTGAAGGAATCGAACCCTCGGGCGTTACCCCGGCACGGTTTTCAAGACCGGTTTGCCACCATGGCGCCACCCTCCACAGTCGGGTACGGGCGATTCGAACGCCCATCCTCGCGGCCCCGGACCGCGCGCTCCACCAAGTTGAGCTAGTACCCGCTGGTCGGGATGGTCGGATTCGAACCGGCGGCCCCGCGGCCCCCAGCCGCGTGCTCTGACCAAGCTGAGCTACATCCCGAAACGCACCCCCGGCGAGATTCGAACTCGCATACCACGGCTTCGTAGGCCGCTGCTCCATCCATTGAGCTACGGGGGCAAAGTACCGTCGGGGAGAGTCGAACTCCCTACCTTCTCGTTATCGGCGAGACGCCCTTACCACGCGGGCCACGACGGCATGGCGGAGAGTGCGGGATTCGAACCCACGACGGTGTTACCCGAACCGCATTAGCAGTGCGGCGCCATAAACCAACTCGGCCAACTCTCCAACGCGCCGACGGCGGGACTCGAACCCGCGGCCTCCGGATTGACAATCCGGCGCTCTAACCACTGAGCTACGCCAGCAAAGTACCCGGAACACGATTCGAACGTGCACTGAACTGGTTCTAAGCCAGTCGCCTCCTACCATTTGGGCTACCCGGGCATGACGTGGACCCTGCCGGTTTCGAACCGGCCACCTCCTGTTTGCAAGACAGGTGCTCTACCAAAATGAGCTAAGAGCCCGAAGAGCCGGTGACTAGAATCGAACTAGCGTTCTCCGCTTTACAAGAGCGGTGCTCGGAACCAACGTGAGCTACACCGGCATGTGAGGTAACGCTCCCGGGCCAGGATTCGAACCCAGCCTTCCGCGTTCAGAGCGCGGCGTCCTACCAGCTAGACGACCCGGGAATGGGCCGGTCTCTCCCGGCTGTCACCCCATGCCGTCACCGGCCATCCTCGTGAGGTTCTGAGCGTTAGCGCTGGGCGAGCGTGGCCCAGGTCGGCGCCGCTGGGGTGGCCCGCAGCGGCATCCGCGCTTCGATGGGGGTCCTGTCGCCCTTGCGCTGATTACACGGCCCACACGCGGCGACCGTGTTCTTCCAGGCGTTCCGGCCACCCCGCGACCGCGGGAGGATGTGATCGACCGTGGTTGCCGGACTGCCACAGTAGCCGCAACGCCGCCCGTCACGGGCGAGCACACCTGTCCGCGACCACGCCGGGCCGGCGCTGTACCGCCAGCGGGTCACCACGTACGCGACGAGCCGCACCACCCGCGGCATCGGAAACACGCCGATGCGTATGTCGGGCTCCGATTCGTGGACCTCCGCCACCTGTCGGCAGAGCATCCGGATCGCGTGGCGCAGGCTGACCCGGTGCAGCGGCCCGAGGTCGGCGTTGAGAACAAGTACCGAGTCCACCGGAAACACCTCCTGGCCATTGAGGGTGGACGTGGAGCGGCTACGGGGAGTCGAACCCCGGTTTTCGCCATGGCAAGGCGACGCACTGACCGTTGTGCTACAGCCGCATCGAACGAGTGCCGTGCGAGGGATTCGAACCCCCAACTTCTCCGCTTTGAACGGAGCGCCTCTCCCGGTTGGGCCACCACGGCATGGCTCCGGGTGCAGGAATCGAACCTACGGGTTCCGCATTCAAAGTGCGGTCACGGACGCCAGCGCCGTACCCCGGAACGAGAGCGGCCGGCGGGCATCGAACCCGCTTTCTCAGTTTGGAAGACTGATGTGTCCGCCGAGTTCACCACGACCGCGTGGCAGGCCGTACCGGGCTCGAACCGGTGTTCTCCTCGCTGAGAACGAGGTGAGCGTTCCATCTGCTCCGACGGCCCATGAAACGTGCCTCCCCCGGGGGTCGAACCCGGAATCCTCGCGGGCTTCAACCGCGCGCTGCTACCTGGCTGAGCTTGAGAGGCATGATGCGTGGAGAAGGAGGGTCTCGAACCCTCGGCCTTCGGTCTGCCGAGCCGACGCTCTACCAACTGAGCTACAACCCCATCGTCGGGAATACGCGAGTCGAACGCGCTGCGTCCTGATCCCAAATCAGGCCCGGTCACCGTGCCGGTCATTCCCGAATGCCATCCGCTGTGGAGTTCTCAACGTTCGTGCGCCGCCAGCATGCTGGGGCTGTTGCGCATGGGCGGCAGGAATTGAACCCGCAACGACTGGTTTTGGAGACCAGCGCTCTACCTGATTGAGCTACGCCCATATGAAGTTGGTCGGAAACTGGAAATGCCGCCCGTACCCGGTTCGGGTGGGCGGCGCTCGCGCGTTGTGCTGCGCTAGTCGCGCCACCTACCCATGTGATCGCGCTTGGCTTCGAAGGCCGCCGGAATCACGTTGGCGGAGCCGACCAGATTTTGCCCAGCGCACGACGGCCGCAAACGCGGCGTCTGCTCGGGCTGCCACCTGGTCACAACGACTCATCGGGTAAGTGTTCGTGCAAATGCGAGTATGCGGTGCGTGCGCAAAGACGTCAACCTGATTAGTGGCGCGTCGCCGAAAAGATAGCCGCAGCTAGTTGTCCCTCCGTCGCATCGCCTGCCGGTGCGGGGTCATGGCGAGGTCCACGAGCCGCCCGAGGTAGTCGCGCGCCTCGGGCGTGAGGGGCGAGTCAGGGTCGAGCATCGCCGCCAACTCCGCGGCGAGCGGGGGGATCGGCCGGGCACTGTCGGGCAGCGGCATCGGGTCGCCGCCGGCCAGGATCCGAGCGACTGAGCCGGGCGCCCACTTCAGGGCGTGCTCAAGCTGGGCGACGGTTGAGGCGTTGTACCTGCGATCCTCTCCGGTCTCGATGTAGCTGATGGTGCGTGGGCTGATGCCGGCGGCTTCGGCGAAGGCTTCTCGACTCCGGTGCCCAAGCTGGACACGACGGGCAATTACGGCATTTGCCAGTCTTTTCCGGTCCATGCGGGTGATCGTGCCAACCGGAACGGGTGAAGTGCTAGAGGCTGCCGGATCGTGCAGAAAAGTACAGCCCGATACCGGCATATCATGCATGATCCTGCTAAGATCTATGCATGACCATCGCACCCGGACTCACCAACGGGCAGGCCATCGAACGCGCCAGACTCCGCAACGGATGGACCCAGGCCGAACTCGGCCGCAGGGCAAACCTCGACCCGACCGTCATCAGCCGCATGGAAAGCGGAGTCACCAAAGGACTCCCGGCAACACGGCTAGCCATAGCAAACGCCCTCGGCGTCGACCTCGACGAGATCAGCCCCGAAGGGCCACCGAAGCGCCGGAACCGCAGATTGCAGACAGCCTGACCAACAGAAAGCCGCCGCGGTCCCCAAACCGTGCGGCGGCCTTCGAGCCCACTGGAGGGCAACCCTGTGTCAACGGTAGCAAGCAATGCCGCGCCCCGGAAGAACATGAGCGCGGCATGACTGCGGCCCTCGACGTCGACACCTGGTCCGACGTGCTCGCTGTACCCGACGAGATACGACAATATGAGCGGATCACACTCGGCATGGCCATGCAGTCAATGGCCAACCTTGACGCAATCCGCGAATGCATCGAGCCGTTCGACTTCTGCGCCGACCACGACCGGGCGATCCTACGGAACCTGTGCGATCACGCCGATCAGGGCAAACCGTTCCACCCCACCGCGATCTGCGAAACGCTCATCAAAGCCGACGTGCGACTCCCGCACCACGGATACATCGTGGAGCTATTCCAACTCGGATCGAGATCTGCCGGCGATCCGGCCTGGTACGCGAAACGCGTCGCCGAGGCCGCCGAGGGCCGATACTGGATCAAGCTCGCCACCAACATCCGCCAAGCCGTAACGACCGGCAACCTCGACGTTGCGCGTGACGTCGCCAGAACCGCGAAGATCTTCGCCGACCTCAGCGAAAGCGACGATAACGACCACGGGCCAGTATTCGTTGACACCGCCGCGATCCTCAGAGGTGGACTGCCGGAACCGCCAGAACCGACACTGCTACGCCGCGACGACGGACACCGCCTGTTCTACGACGGGAAAGTCAACGTCCTGTTCGGCGACCCAGAGTGCGGCAAGACGTGGATCGCGCTCGCAGCCGTAGCCGAAGCCCTAAACGACGGGAAGCGCGCGGCCATGCTCGACATGGACCACAACGGCGCCCAAGAGGTCCTCGCACGGCTCCTAGCGCTCGGGGCGAAACCGGATGCGCTAGCGGACCCGGACGGGTTCCGGCTATCCGAACCCGACGACGTGATGGTCCTCGGGATGGCGATTCAGCAACTCCGCGAATGGAGGCCGGACGTTGTAGTGGTCGACAGCATCGGGGAGATGCTTCCGATGTTCGGGCTGTCCAGCAACTCGCCCGACGACTACACGGCCGGTCACCGGAGGGCACTCACGCCGCTGGCGCTCGCCGGTGCTGCCGTGATCGCGATCGACCACATGCCGAAGGGGGAGGACGCCCGTACGCACGGGCAGACGGGCACGATCGCGAAGAAGCGGGCAGTGAACGGGTCGAACTTGAAGGTGACGGTGGTTGAGGTGTTCGCGCCGGGAAAGGGCGGCGCGGCGTCGATGACCGTGTTCAAGGACCGACCCGGCGGGTTGCGGAAGCACTGCCCGGTAGACGGTAAGTCGCAGCCGGCGGGCCGGTTCGTGATGGCGCCGAGGGAAGACGGGTCCGTGTCGTGGCGCGTCACCTCGCCGTCAGGTGCCGCAGGGAAGGTCGCTGCCGACCCTCGGGTGTCGGAGATCGCGGCGAGGCTGGACGCCGAACGGGTGCCGTCCAGCTACGGCCGGGACAGGCTTCGGACCGAGTGTGAACGCCTCGACATCAAGGCCGGGAACGATCTTCTCGCCGAGGTCGCGAAGCTCCGGAAGGGTGGGGCGATCAAGTGATGCGCATGGATCCAGACCTGTCCCGGACAGGTCCAACCGACAACTGTCCCGGACAGGTCAGGACAGGACGGAACGTTTCAGCACGTCACGCTACCTGTAGACCTGTCCGGGACAGGTTGCGGACAGCCTCCCAAAACCTGTCCTGTCCCCACCTCTCCCTAGGGGAGGGGACAGGTGGGTTGAGGTCAAAATCGGGACACGAACAGACGCGAAAGACAGCGAGGAGTGACGATGCCCAGCTTCGGTTTTGACGCCGACTACTTCGACGAGCACTTCCGCTTCGTCGGCCACACCACCGGCGGCGTATCGATCGAGTGCCGCAAGTGCAACATGCGCGGACATCCCATCGCCTACCTCGGCGACGAGAGCCCGTTCCAGATGACCAACCCGCCCGTCGTCCACGCAGCCACCCCGTCGGCGCTCATCCTCGCCGGCCAGCAGCACCTCAGCCGCTCAATCCACCACACCTGACCGAAGGGATCACCCATGACTACCACCACCAAGCCCGAGCCCGTCGAGATCCCCGCCGGGGTACTCGCCGAGCTGTACGAGATCGCCGACGCGCTCCCCGGCGAGACCATCGAACCGTCCGACGAGGTCGGCGGCTACCGGATCATCGGCGCCGTCAGCATCGGCAGCGGCCGGTGGGTCGAGAACTGCCGGCTCATCCTCCGCCGCGAAGCAGACGGCGCCCTGTATGGCTGTAGCTACGCCCGCGGGCTCACCGAACGGCAGCCCAACGAGTACCCGTGGGACGGCGCGAAGTGGAACGCGACCGAGGAGCGCTACACCGGGGGCGGCACTGTGTCCTGCTACCCCATGATGGCGAAGACCGTCACGACCACCGTCTACAGGCGGGCGTGACGTGGCCCGCAGGTATTGGCACCCGGCCAGTGACGCCGTGACGGCCAACGCCCCGTACCTCGGCACCCCGGAAACCGAGGACAAGCCCGAACCTACGTGGGCCAAACTAACGCGCATCGACTTTGACGGAGACGAACAACCAGACAAGATCCACATCGTGGCGTCGCCGGCCATAGCCCACTGGATCGGCGATCGGTACGCCGAGGAAATCCGCGAGGTATTCCAATTGGGCCACGCCGTATACCTACAACTGGATGCCAGCACCACCCGCCGGATGCACGCCACCGCGGGCCGGCAACTGCCGGTAACGCACGAGTCGAGCGCCGTCTACGAGTGCTTGGGCAACATCATCAACCGATTCGAGGACGACTGATGGCATCGCACCCGAAGGTCACATACGTCTGCGGCGACGATCGGCCCGTACCCGACACGTCGGACTGCCCAAACAGTGCCGAGCACACGCCATGCCCGACCGGATACGTCGACTGGCACGAATGGGCAGCGAGCATGCACTACCAGCGCCGGACGCAACACAAATGCCCCGGCTGTGGACTACTGAAGATCTGGAGATGACGCCGTGACCATCCATCCCGGCCCCGAACCGCAACTCAGCATCATCGACATCACCGTCACCCACCCGAAGGGGTTCGGCGGGCACGAATTCGAACTGACCGACGATGACGTGTTCGCGTGCACCTACTGCGGCGGGTACGAGATCGCGTTACGCCGCGCCGACGGCTCGATCCCGGAATGCGCCGGACCGAAGGAGACGCCGTGACCGCGCCAACCGACGACCTGTCCCGGTTCGACCGGGACCCCGACGCGCTCGCGTGGGCGCGTGCGAAACTCCAACGTGAGATCGACTGGGCAAACGACATGATCAAACAGTGCGACGGCGACGCTGAAAAAGCCAGGCCATACAAAGCGATCCGATGGGCAATCAGACGCGACCTCATCGGACAGGGCGGCTGTGTCGTCGCGGCATTCGACGAGCGACTCCCACAATTGCGAGCCGAAAGGGCAGAATGTGACCGCCAATGGCGAGAGGATAACCGTGACTGAGCCCGCCGTCCCGCATCTCGTGCGTGGCGTTATCGGCACGATCGGCGTTCACCACGGGCACGACCTCGTCATCCTGCAAGGCACGATCGATGCTGCGGAAGGCCGGTACCTGTGGGTCGGCGAATCAGACCAGGCGCGCGCACTGGCCGCTGTCCTGGTCGAACAGGCAGATCGTGCCGAGGCAATACAACGCCGCGCCGTAGAGCATGACCAGCGCGGGCCGTGCGGTCACGACGGCTGCAACCACCGGCGCGGACACGACGGCCGGCACTCCTGGCAGGAGGACGACCGTGGCTGACCAACTCGGCTATCCGTGCCGAACCCACAGCACCCCCGGCATGGCCTGCACCTGCGACGAAGATCGCGACCGCGAGGCGGGGCTACACCGATCCAGCGGGACAGCCAACGCATTCGGCGGATACCGATGCATCTGCGGCGCCACAACGGCCTGCCGCGAGGACACGCCAACGGCGCCAGACAGCGTCAACACGCTCCCACCCGTCCGCGCCACCGAACCGCCGGCCAAGAGCGCGCAAACGCTGCGCCGAGAAGAACGCCGGCTGTGGACTGCGGCAGCCCTGCTCGCAATAGCCGGGCTCGCGAATCACGCCGCAGTGATCTTCTGGCATTGGCCGCCGCACGCCGACTGGCACTGGGCGCTCTACGGCACCGCCACCGTGTGCGCAGGCCACGCCGCCTACCGGTGCGGGCGCATCCACGGGCGGCGAGAACGACAGCAGCAGGAGGACGACCGTGGCTGACCTCGACGAGTCAACCCGCATCGCCGTCATCCGCTACGGCTGCGGCGACAGCATCGCCGCGATCGCCGAACGGCTCGAATGCTCGTACGGCACCGCGAGGCAACTCCTGCTCGACGCGGGCGTCAAGCTGCGCACGCGGCAAGGACGCCCCATCAGGAAGCACGCGCCAGAGGGGGTGTGCCGTGGCTGATCTCGGCGACCTGCTCGACCACATCGCCGCCCAGCTCCCGCCGCCCACCGCCGAGGAGATCGCCCTGTACGAGCGCCGGCACCGCAGGGCACACGAACGCGGCTTGTGCGACTGCACAGAGCCACCGAAAAACGATGTGGATGGGGAGGAGAAGCGTTGACAACTCGACGATGCAGTGGATGTTACGACTCGTTCAGCGGGCCGTGGTGCGACAACTGCGATCAATGGCCTTGCATATGTCTCGACGATGATGAAGATGAGGACGACCAGTGAGCGACGACCGGAAGCACGTCATCGTCATGTCCCACGGCGACCGGTCCGGGATCCGTGCCGTGTTCGGACCCTACGACGACGCGAAGGCGGCAAACGTCGCGCTGGGGGAGATGAGCGACTGGCCATTCGCCGAGGAAACCCGCGAGGTCATGCCACTACTCCCGTTCGCCGTCGACACGAAACCGAAAACCGTCTGCCGCGGCGGGTCCTGAGACGAACCTGCAACCAGGCTGGCACCGCCCGAGACTGACCAGCAGGCCAGAGCGCCCCCGTCACTACGGCGGGGGCGTCTCCGTGTCTGCCGGCCGGACGGCGAATGCTTGTAGGACCCGCAGGATCGCCTCCAGCATCGCGTCAGCCTGCGGCTGCCGGTCGCGTCAGCGCAGCTTCCCGGCAAGCCTCGCCCTCGCCCAGGTGACGAGCGTGCCCAGCATCTGTTCGAGCATGGCCCAGTCCTCGGGCGGTAGGTCCCGGTGCGCGCGGATGAGCTGGTCGAGCACGAACGGGATCGGCTCGGGATGGGGCTGCGGCGTGCCGAGCAAGTCGCCATAGGCGGCGCGGGCAAGATCTGCAACGGTCGTACTGAGCGCTTCGGCGAGTCGTTCGAGGGTCTTGACGTCGGGGGCGTGATCGTCAGAGCTGCGGAGTCGGCTGATGGTCGATTGGCCGATGCCGGACGCACGAGAGAGGGCGGCTTGGCTCATCGGTGGGCGATGCTGGCGTCGTAGCTCGTCGATCCTTTGGCCGAGTTTCGTTGCTGCCCCGATGTTGTCGCCCATAGGCAGAGTATGCAACCGCCCTTCCATGGATGGAGGGTTTCCCTGCGTGAGTTGATCGGTCGTTCACGGAAGGGTATGATCGCATCTATGGATAACGCCACCCGACCACGGAAGGCGATCTTCCTGCGCCCCGACACCATCGACGACCTCATCGACCCGTTCGACCGGCTCAGCGAAGAAGCCAAAGCCCGCATCATCGGCCTCCCCAACGGCACGTGGTTCCGCCTCGCTCGACGCGGCGGCAATGCCGGAGAGAAGGCCATCGTCGCGATCATCGAAGGAATGTCCGACGTCGCCGAGCGACTCGGAAAGCCAGCCCCGCGGTTCGACGACCTATTCGAAATCCGCGAATCAACCGTGAACGTCGCCTGAAAACAGGCGGGCCGCCGGTGCGCCAACACCAGACGGCCCCAACACACTCATCCACGCGAGGAAGGTCGGATGTGACCACCGTAGCCGATCGCAGCGCGACTCGAACCGGGGCGACGGCGTGACCTGGCAACGGGTACACAACGTCCTGTACCACGCGCCGAAGTCGATCAACGGCAGCCCGAGGCTCGTTCTTGTCGCCCTGGCCGACAGGACAAAAGGTAGAGATCCGGCGGTACCTGTCGTCATCAAGATGAGCATGGACGACGTCGCTACCTGCGCTGGAGTTTCGACGCGGTCAGCCCGTGATGCCGTGACCTCTCTCGCTGGCCTCGGCTACGAGGTGCGCGTCTCGTACGGCAAGAACAAGCACGGTGAGCCGATCTGGGCGTTCCGCGGGTCGCCGCCGCGCTGGTGTGTTCCGTATTTTCCGCCCCCGGTCGGCTGCCTCTGCCCGGCGTGCTGGATGGCGAGGCTGCTGAAAGGTGGCGGTGAGCTTCCGCCTTTCGACCCGGAGGCGTACGAGGAAGGTGGCGGTACTCCGCCGCCTTCCGGCTGGAAAGGTGGCGGCATGGCGCAAGAAGGCGGCGGATCCACGCAGAAAGGCGGCGGAATCACGTCGGAAGGTGGAGGCGCACCGCCACCCTTACCAAAACAGATAAACCAACCAACCGATTCGGTTGCGCAACCCGCCAGCAACCCGGCACCGACGGACGCCAGCTCCGGGAAGGAGGGGGAGATTCGATCAAGGGCAAGAAGGGTCCTCGACAAGACCGGCCACCAGCTCCGCGCATCCGACCGAGCCGCCGTGCGCATCGCCATCGAAGACGCCCTCAACGCTGGACACGACGACCAAGTCCTCACCGACGTACTCAAGGAGTCGATCTCCGGACTCAGTCGCCCCGGTGCCGGACTCGTCGCGCGGATCACGAAGCTTGGCGACCCGGAACCCTCACCAGCGCCCCCGCCGCGCTGCGGTCAGTGCAACACCCACCGGCAGATCGAGGTCACCGACAACGAAGGCAGAGTGGGGATGGCACGCTGTCCGCGCTGCCACCCACTCCGACGCCAGTCGGCACCTAGCGAGGCGGCAGCGTGACGACGCCACCTCTTTTACCTGCGAGCCAGATTGGAGATCCGGAGTGATCGAATACCTCGCAATCCGAGACCCGGACACCGGAGACATGACCTACTGGCGCGACGGGCCCCGTGGGCTCACCGCGTGGCCGCCGCGCGCCAAGTACGGCCCGGTCCTGTGGCGACGAGAAAACCCGGGCCACCGGTACCACATTCCAGCCGGACTTCGCGGCGAAGCTCAGCGCGCCTGGTGCATCGCGTGGTGGTGCGACGTGCGCGAACCATGGATGGCGAAAATCCGCGAGGCGATCACCGAGGACCGTGCGACAGCCGGAGCTCGGTTCGCGGCGTTCTCCAGCCGGTGCTGTTCCTGCGGACGTCCGCTCACCGCCGATGATTCCAAGGTCTACGCCGTCGGTCCGGAGTGCCGCCGTGGAGTACCGGATCATGTCCTAGCCGATCTCGCCCGGAAGATCGGTCACGCTCACGCCGAAGCAGTCCAGGGTGTGGCCGCGGAGTAGCTGGCCACACCCTTACAAAGCGTCGGCGGCAGCGACGATCAGACGGCGGGCATCATCGCCGACGAGGGACCGACTCAGGTAGTCCTCGAACACCGCGGCGAAAACGGCTGAGCGTTCATCAACGTACGAGTGTTCCTCGACAAGGTTCTCGACGATCGCTGTGTCATCGAACGATATCCACGCATGCTGTGGGGTGTCGTCGAGTGGGACGCCGAATGGCAGTATGCCGACCGTCACATTTGGCAGCCCGGCCAGCGTGAGTACCTGCGCGAGCTGGGCGCGCATCACGTCGGCGGGTGCCAGGGTCCACCGCAATGCCGGCTCGCAAATCACAAACTCGAACTGGCGCGACATGTCGAATAGCAGTTGCCCGCGCTGCACCCGTGCGGCAACTGCATCGTCGAGCTTCGCCGAATCCGCCCCGTGTCGCCGTACGCCCTCCATCAGCCGTATCCGCGCGTACTCGGGAGTCTGCAACAGCCCCGGAATCGCCGATATGTCGAGACAACGGATGAGCTTTGCGTCTCTGGCAAGTTTGGCGTATCCCTGCTGGACTTTTGCTTGGCCCTGCCGAAATCGTGTCTGCCATTCGAGTTGCGCCGCCCGTATTTCGGTAAGCAGGTCGACCAGTTCGGCCGTCACGGCTGCTTCCGCGCCGGTAGCCGCAGCCCATGCGGTGATGTCCGGAGTGTCCGGCGTCGTGCGGCAAGTCTCGATCTTGCTGATCTTCGACTGGGTCCAGCCCAACTTCGCGGCTAGGGAGATACCGGTGTAGCCGGCCGCCTTGCGGAGGTCCCGCAGGCGGCCGGCTAGACGGACGGCGCGATCGTCGTTGTTCACGTGTGCTCCTAGGCGGCAGGCTGCCACTCCGCGGGTTGGGCGGCGTGTTGGATCGCCAGATCTCGCCACGCACGATGCTGGGCCACGATCACCGGATCGCGGACAATGTCACCGCCGAGCGGACGCCCGTCGGGGTCGAACTGCATGATCGCCAAAGTCGCCGAGTCGAACAGCCACCAGTCGACGGCGTCCGGGAGGCCGATGGCGGCGGCGCGGCTACGCGCCAGATAGTGGATCACCTCGCCGGCTGCGGCGTTCCACTGACCGGCCCACATTTCGAATCGCTGATAGTCAGTCGGTGGCTCTTCCAGGATCCGCACCCGCCGGATCGTCCGGCCCGCCGTGGTCGCCTTCCGAATCCCGTCCTGCCACTCGCGGAACACCGGCCGCTCGTTGAGCGGACGCCCGCGGCCGGCAAGCCAGAGCGCGAAATCCTCCTGCTCCTCCGCGACGAGGTAGACCGGCTGCGTTTCGAGTCGGAACGCCTCGCGTTCGAACCGGTTGAAAAGCCGGTTGAAGTCGTCGGGGGCCATGCGCTCTGACATGGTCAGGCGCCGTTGACGATGCCGGCGATCACGTCGGCGGGCACAACTACGGCCGTTTCGTCGGCGGCGAGGTCGCGGAGTTGGGCGCGTTCGTCGTCGCCAAGGAGTTTGCCCTGCACGACGTAGCGCCCGTCGTCGGTGCTGTACAGGGCTGGACAGCTGCCGTTGATACTGCCGTTGGTCTTGCGGATGAACGTGAGCTTCATCGGTTCGCCTTTCGGTCGCCAGGTTGCCTGCCCCTGATGGTGTCATCGCCGTGGACTAGTCGGCAATATGCGCGATTTCTGGTCGGCGTGTCGCCAGCAGGAACAGGCGTCCGGCGTGACCTGGCGGGGTTGATGTTAGCCAACATGCTTGCGATCTTGAAGACTAGTCCGGAATAATCTGTCTAGCGCTAGACACAAGTCGGGCGCGGTCCCAGCAACAGAGCGAAGGCCGCGAACAGACGTCAAGCGCCAGACAGAAAGGACCACCGTGGGAAAGCGCAAGCTCAGCGAGGCACCGACCGCCGCAGAAATCGCGGCGGTCACGTGCCCCTTCAGGCGCGTCGAGCTGATCAACGAAGTCGCCGACACCTACGGCACCGTCCCCGGACCACTCGCAGCGATCCGCCGAGAAGCACTCGTAGCACTCAAGCGCACCTACTCCCACGGCCGACTCGCGCAGCACTTCGCGCGATCCCGCAGCTGGGTCTACCGGCTCACCCGCACTGGACAGGAGCAACCGTGACCATCACCCGGCCCAACACCCTGCCCCGCACCCTCAACGCACAGGTCGGCGACATCACCGCCGCCGTCGCGGCTCTCCGCGAGCGCATCGCCCGCGCCGCCCCCACCGGCTGGCAGACCTCCGCGTCGATCGCGCCGCTGTTGGAGGCCATCGACCTCACCTGCGGCCAGATCGAGAAGGCCATCGGCGAGGACGACATCTACATGTCCGACCGCGAGGCCGCCGAACTGGCCGCGATCAGCGAGGCCGACCGGCGCGCCTACGAACGCAACCCGAGCTACGTGGTCGACGGCGGCACCTACGCCGAACTCCTCACCGCCGCCGTCCGATGAGCGTCGAGATCCGGGTCGTCGGCCAGCCCGACGACGTCCAGCCCGTCGTCGACCTGCTTGTTGCGGCGCTCGACGTCACCAACGTCAGCCGCCCACTCACCGCCCGCCGCGACCAAGACGCTGTCCGCGTCTACGTCTACGCCCAACCGATCCCGACACCCGAACCCGCCCAGCCCTAAGGAGCAACCAGTGAGCACGGCGATCAGCGAGGCGCCCCGCGTCAACGGGCACCCCCAGCGCCACGGCCACCTGCCGATAGCGTCCGTCGCCATGCCCACCGCAACTACCCCCGTCGATCAACCGCAGCGCAGCCAAAGCCAGCAGAACGACAGCCAGCCGGAGCCGACCACCGCGACGCCCACCACGAGCAAACTCCGCAACCTCATCACCGCGGCTTTCTACCTCGCCGTCCTCGCGGTCGCACTCGTCGGCTCCGCGCAAGCCGCCGCCGGGAAACTCGACTGGAAACTCCCCGCAGCCCTCGCCGCCGTCTCCGCCGCCGAACTCGGCGGAGTTGTCCTCTCGATGCACGCCGACTCCCGCCGCCGCCTCGGCGAGCACGCCATCGTCGCCCGGATCATCTCCGCCGCGATCGCTGCTGGTGCCGTGGCGATCAACTTCTTCGGGCACGACAACAACCGATTCCAAGCCTGCTTCTTCGCCGGGTTCTCCGCGCTCGGCTACACCGTCTACCTGATCATCTCGGCGGCCCGGTACCGCGACGCGCAACGCGCAGCCAACAAGATGGTCAGCACCCCACCCGTGTACAGCCCGTGGCAGTGGATCCGCCACCCAAAGATCACAACCGACGCGCGTCGCCGCGCCATCAAGAATCCGCAACTCGGCACAGTTGCAAGCCTCGAAGCCGCCCGCAACGCCGCCCAAGTTGCAGCCCGACGCGCAGCGATTGCAACAGCCCTACGGGCCAAGATTGCAACACGCGTCGGCCCCACCTACGCCGACATTGCAACCCTCACCTACGACATGGATCGCGTCGCGCAACTCCTCGCCGACCGAGCCGACTACAACGGCCTCACCGACCTCATTGCAACCGAGCTGACCGCCGAGCGGATCACGCCCGTTGCAGACGTCGCCCCGGCCGTTGCAACACCCGCCGCCGAACTGGTTGCAACACCGGCTGCAACACGCCCCACCAGCCGAAAGGCCACCCGGACGAAGAGCCGCCGGCGACCGCAACGGAAGCCCGCAACGGCACCAGCCGCGACAGTTGCAACGCCGCGCCCAGGGCCAGTTGCAACACCCACAGAGGCGCCTACAGCCAGCCCGGCCGAGCCCGTTGCAACACCAGCCGTCGACCACGTTGCAGATCCAGTTGCAACCGGCGACGACGACCTCATGAACATCGTCCGGCCACTCGTTGCAACCGCCCGCAACAAAGGCCGCAACGCACCCGGACAACGCGCCGTCTACGACGCCATCCGCAACGCCCGCAACGGCGTCGGTATCGGCTACCCAGCGGTGCAAGACCTCATCGACCGCGCAATTGCAGAAGCCGCCCAGCCTGAGGAGACCCGATGACCATCGTCGAACTCGTGCTCGCATACGGCAGGTACTGGTCATGACCCCCGCCGAAGTGGCCGCGATCCGCGCGCTCGCCGAGGAACTCCGCGGCGCATCCACGACCATGCACCACACGTTCCGAGCCGCCCGCAACGGCGACTACGGCAACCGCCATGGACGCCGCAGACGCGGCAGCAACCACCGTCACCGAGGTGGCGGACGCACTCGACCGGCTCACGCAGGGAGCAACGTCATGAACGACCCAACCAGCGCACTCGACGCCATCATCGCCGTCGACACCGCGATTGCCGCCAACGAGCACATCGACGAAGCGACCGTCGACCACCTCCGGAGCCTGCTCTCCGAGGCAATGGACGAGGTCGACGACGCCCTCTACGCATGGAAGACCGGCGATCCGTGGCCCGACCCGCAGCGCGCAGCCCACCCCATCCGTTCCAGGCTCGCCGACGCGTGGGCCGATGCCCCATCCGCGGCGACCATCGCGGCCGTGACCTGCGGTATCGGCTGGTACGTCGTTGGCGTCCACGGATGGCACCTCGGGTCGGGGCAACTCGCGGCAGTCACGGCCGGTGCCGCACTCGCGACCATCGCGCACCCGGCCATCACATGGACGTGCCGCCGAATCGCCTCGGCCATGCGCAACCGGCGCAGGCACCTCACAAGCCACTGACCAGGAGAAACGTCATGATCTACGCACGTCGGGTGCTTGGCGAGACGTTCGCGTCGGTTCCCCGTAGCCCGATCCTCGCCCTCGCCGTGACCGTCGCGATCGTCGCTGGTCTCGCGTGCGGGCTGCTGATCGGCGGGTCGACGTGATGGACCAGCACAACGGGACGCACCAGTACGGATCGAACCCGCTGCGCGCGATCGCAACCGTGATCGTCACGTGCGGTTTCGTGCTGGTCGTCGTAGCGATCGTGGCGTACGTGACGGGATGAGGTGGGAGTGATGGGTGCGCAGCCAGCACGTGACGATGACTACGGACAGTCACATGGCCGGGTGGATTCCAGTCCGGGTGGGGCCGAGGTCATTTCTATGGCCCGTAGGCGCCCTTCTCCGTATCCGCGCCCAGATCAGAATCATCCCAAACCAGCACAAACCAGCACGCCGGATTCTGGTTCGGATTCCAGTACCAGAATCACTGTCCGTGACGTCTACGGCGCCACAGTCGACGACCTCGCATCGATCCGCTCCGTCTGGACCGACAGCCCGGACCCGCTCTGCAAGCTCGTCACCGACGCCACCACCATCCGCGACGGCAACGCGACCGCGGTGGAGATCTGGCTGACCGCCTGGGCAGCCCTCGCGCTCATCCCACGGGCGATGCTCCACCTCGTCTCGTGGATCCTCACCCATCCGCTCCGCACGCTCGCCGTGAGCGTCGCGCTGATCATCACCTACCTGACGGCCTGACACCACTCCCGGAAAGGAGATCTACCATGATGAAACTGTTCGCGTGGTGCGCGTTCATCCTCGCGATCGTGGCCGGGACTGGCCTCGCCGCAGACGCCACCACCATGGTCCTCATCGTCTTCACGATCGGCCTGCTCGTGAAGGCCGTCGTCGACATCGCCAAGGACAAGACCCCAAACCAGGACGCCATCGTCGGCGCCCTCGTCATGCCGACCCTGCTCGTCTACATCCCCGGCCCGATCTCCGACTGGATCCAGTCGCGCTTCTCGGACCTGTGGGACTTCGTCGGCGAGCAAGTCGGCTACGGGCTCGCCACCACCTCAACGATGACCATCGCAGCCGTGTGCCTTGTCGTCGCGCACACGATCAATGAGCGGGCCGTCAAGGCCAGCAACAAGAGGAGGTAGCCATGGTCGACGTCGTACTCGTACTCATCACACTGAAGGTCATCGCCCTGATCTTCGAGGACGTCGTCGCCGCAGCCCGCGGGAAGACATCGCCGCGCAGGCAGGAACGCGAAAAGCGCGAGCGCGTCGACCGGGCTGCCGGCAGGGAGCCGAAGCGCACCAGGTCGGCGATCGGCAAGTACTTCGCCGACCTGATCGAGGACGCCTCTGACGCCGCCCGCGAACGCCGCCCCGAACGGTGGGAGCAGCGCCGCCAACGCCGAGAGGAGCGCCGCGCCATCTACCGCGAACGCCGCACGCGAGGCCCCGTCGCCATCGAATACGACCGGCAGGCAAAGCACTGGTACGGCAACTGCGACCTGTGCGACTGGCGATCCCGTCCATACCAGCTCAAACGCAACGCCGACGACGCGTCGAAGCAACACACCGACATCCACCACACCGACACCGACGAAGACCCAGACACGATGCCCGAGCCGACGCGCCGTCCGTCGCCGGCCCGAAGGACGAAGAGGCCCGCGCGGAGCGGCAGTCCGCAGCAGCTGAGACCCATCCCGGAACTGGAATCCGTACCACCCAAGATCAACGAAGGTAGTGGAGCATGAACACCGAGGCAGCAGGACCCGAATCCATCCGCGCCGCATTCGCCCAAGGCGCCGAATGGTCCGAGGAATCCGCCACCAACGCCGGCGCATCCGCCGCCCAGCTCGAAGAGAACGCCGAGGCCGCCGAGGCCGCCGCCGCGACCTTCGAGCAGGCCGCCGACAACTACGAGTCAGCGAAGATGGCCGCCTCGACCGTCGAGCACCTCCGCGACGCGGCCACGCAGGCACGGTCAGCAGCCGCCGACTACCACGCCGCCGCCGAATCAGCCCGGTCCGCCGAAGCCAAGTTGCAGGCGGCAACCGAGTCGTTCACCGCCGCCACCAGCGACTTCAACGCCCGCGACGGGGCGGTGGCGGACGCGGCCGACGCCGCCGGGAACCTCGCCGACCGGGAAGTCCTCGAAGGCTGACCACGCGACGCGGGGGGCGACCACGCCGGTCGCCCCCCGCCGCACAGATAGGTGAACAAAATGGCGACGGCAGGAATCAAACAGCGGGCAGCCGGGGCGGCAGTCACCGGATCCGCGACGGCAGGCGCCGCGGTGCTGATCGCGGCTGGCTGGATCCTCAAGCACACGTGGCGGCGCATGCTGCCGGCGTACTGGGCCGCCACAGCGTGGCTCGCCGCCGTCGCCTCCGGGTGGCTCGACCTGTCCGGCTGGTGGGAGTGGGGCACCGTGGCGGTCGCCGTGCTCATCGCCGCCGGGTGGCGCACCCACTCGGGATGGATTCGCTGCTACCGAGCCGTGATCACCGGGACGCTCGGACTGTGGGCGCTGCTGGCCGATCCGCTCACCCACGGCCCCTCAATTCCGATCCTGGCGATCGTCACCCCGCTCCTGGGCTGGCCGTGGTGGCGTCACCTACGTGACGTGGTCGAGCCCGACCCCGAGCCGGAGGTCGACCGGACGGACGAATGGGTGCAGAGGTGGCGCACCGAAGTCATCGGCCATGGGGTCTGCAAAAATACGCTGCTCACCGTGGCGAAGACCGTCCGCGCCGGTGTCATCGAAGCCACAATCCGGCTCCTGCCAGGAACGAAAATCGGGGAGGTCGTCAAGACCGGCTCCGCCGTCGAAACCTGCCTCGACCTCCCCGAAGGCTCAGTTGGTTGGCGACGCACCGGACGCGCCGCGAAACTCCAGCTCGTCATCGTCGAGCGCTCATACATCCAACTGCCCGTTCGCTACCCCGGCCCGACCTACCGCGACGGACGCTTCCAGATCATCACCTACGCCGACGGCACCCCGTGCACCTGGATCCACCAGCAGGAAGGATCTGGAACCCTCAACGGGCTCATCGTCGGCTCGTCGAACGCCGGGAAGAGCCGCGCACTCGGCGTCATCATCGACAACCTCCTCCACGCCGGTGTGATGGTCGTCGTCTGCGACCCGCAAAACGGCCAGTCACTGCCGAAATGGCGGGACACTGCCGGCGAATACCACAACGGGGTCACGGCGACGAAAGACCTAATCCGCAGGCTCCACGCCGAGGTTATGGAACGATCGTCCCGGCTGGCGGCTGAAGGTATCGACGCCTACGACCAGGCGGACCCGAAAATCATTGCGCTCGGGATCAGGCAACTCGCCGTCATCATCGACGAATGCCACCTGGTGCTCACGATGTCCAGCGAAGACCGTCAGATCGTCGAGATGCTCGAAGAGATCATGGCGATCTGCCGCAAAACCGGCGTCTCCGTCATCCTCGCCACCCAACTCCCGCAAATGAAATCACTCGGCGGATCAATCCGGATCCGTGACGCCGCCGTCGCCGGAAACGCCCTCATCCTCCGACTGTCCAACCGCGGCAGTGGCACCACCGTGCTCCCCGACGACTTCATCGGCGACCCATTCTCCATCCCCATCGAGATCGAGATCGGCGGCAAGAAACTGAAGACCGCCGGAAGCGGCTACTCCCGCGCAGCCGAACGGATCGGCATGCTCGGACGCGTCCCGTTCCTCGACGAAGCCGCAGCCTCCGCGCGGCACGTCCGCCGCCCCATCAGGTGGATCGTCGACCAGCCCGAGCAAGCCGAGCAACCCTCGACCAGCGGGCAACAGCGGCGAGCGGCAGCGGACGCGCCTCGCGAAACGTTCGGAAGCGCAGCCGCCGCTGTCGCCGACCGGCTCTCCGCATTCGGGGTCCACCCGAGCCCGCCGCCGCAGAAACCCACCTCGACAAAGGAGTGGATTCGCGCACGGCTACGGATCTCACCGCAGACAGCGAATGCCCTCCTCGATCGGCCCGACTGCCCGGTCAGGCCTGCGCAACTCCGTGCCGTACTCGCCGAGCTGCGCGAGTCCGGAGACATCAGGCAGCCAAGCGGCAGCGGAACCCCCTGGCAGGTGACGTCGTGAGCCAACTCGTACCCGTCGTGACCGCAGAGGTCATCGCCATCGTGCCCCGGCCGGCGCTGTGGCTGCGGGTCGCCGCGTGGTGGCCCTCCGCCATCGGCCTGATGGTCGGCGCCGCGCTCGTCGCAGGTGCGTTGCGATGATGGGCGTAACGCACCGACTTTCCGGCGCCGTGGTGTGGACGGCCGGGTGCGCCGGGCTAGCGCAGGTGGGTCACGCGCCCGGACTGGTCCCCACGGTCGCTGGTGCCGTGCTGTGCGGGGTTGGCGCGCTTCTGCCTGACCTCGACCATCCGCAGTCGATGGCGTCGCGGTCGCTGGGGTGGGTGTCGCGGCTCGTGTCGGCCGGGGTCCGGCTCGGGTGCGGGCATCGCGGGCCGACGCATTGGGGGATCGTCGGCGTGATGCTCGGGCTCGCGGTGGGCGCGCTGGCGGCGCTGGTCGAGCCTTCGCTGTGGTGGGTGGGCCTGGCGGTCGGTGCTGGGCATGTTGTCCACGTGCTCGGAGATTGCCTAACAGACGCTGGTGCACCGCTGTTCGGGCCGTGGTGTCGCCGGCCGGTCGGGGTGTGGGTGCCATTGCGGTTCAAGACCGGGCGGCGGGGGTGTCGGGTTGAGTTGTGGCTGGTGCGCCCGGTGTTGGTGGCGGCTGGGGTGGTGTCTGTGCTGGCGCTGGTGGGTTGACTCGTTCGTGGGTTCTGTAGACCACTCAACATGTGTCGTGTAGAGTGGTCTACAGAAGCGAGCGAGAGGACCAGGGCGATGACCTACACCAAAGACCAGATGATCCGCATCGGCGGCAACGCCTGGACCCACCCCAGCACCGGCGAGGTCCGCGTCTACTTCAACAGCTGGCCCGAACTCATCGGCCTCGAAGTCTCCCGCTACAACACCGGCAACATCTGCGGCGCCACCCTCGACGGCGAGTCGATCAGCAACGCCCGCGCCCGCGACATCCTCGGAGTCGTCACCAAGGTCTGGTGGTCCGACGCCGACAACCAAATCCACATTACCGCCTACCGCACCGGCCGATACGCCGACAGCGTGCCCGGCTGGATCCGCGACGGCATCGGCGAGGCCGTCAAGGCCAGCGAAACCACCACGCAGGAGGACCAGAAATGATCGGGACGACGTCACTCCACCGGCTCATCACCGCGCGCGGCCCACGATGGTCGGTACACGGAACCATCCGGCAGGGCGAATACGCTCACGCCTATGCGCTCACCGCCGACGAAGCCGACAGGCAGTACGAGCGGCTGACCGAATTCGGGCACTACACGGTCCGGATCGTGCCACCGGAGGGCGCGATCAGCCTCACCGACCTCCGGGATGAGCGGATCCGCGCAAGGCAAACGCTCGCCGATGTCGAGCAGCGGCTCAAGGCAGCGTGTATCGCCGAGATCGCCAAGGGCCGGTCGGAGGTTGAGGTTGCGCGGGATGCTGGGGTCGATCGTGCGCGCACGCTCCGGCCGTGGCTCGGCAAGTAGCTCGATCGTGTAATCGCGCCTTACATCTCCCTTGCCATCATGTAAACACGACGCCCCCGACCTGTTCCCATGGCCGGGGGCGACGCTATGCGGTGATCAGTACACGAGCTGGTCGACCTCAGACTACGCGGTGAAGCTCACCCGACGGCGACGCGCCACCAAGAACAGCGCCGCGCCGATCGCAAGCACGGTGAAGCCGACCGCCGTGATGATAAGCGACTTCGCGCCCGTCACCGGAAGGCTATCGCCAGACGACGCGGCGGCGGCCTTCTTCATCGTGGTCGTGCCGTTTGCGGCCTTCGCGCACGAGTAGGTGGCCTTCGCCCCACCCGCGGCCTCGATCGTGGCCGTCTGCCCGGCTGAGCACTGGACCTGCACCTCGGCGGGGAGTCCGTTGCAGGTGGCGCCGTTGCAGTCGGCCGGCTTCGCGGCTGCGATGTTGAGGTTGATGTCGCCCTTGGCGATCAGGCAGTACTGGTTGCCGGCGATGGTCTGTCCGGCCTGCATCTGCTGGTTGCAGGATTGCTGGTTGGTGCCGTCGCCCTTGGCCTTCTGGTCCGTGTTGGCGCCCTGGCCCTGGGTGGCGTTGGTGGTGGTCTCGGTCTTGGATACGTCGACCTTGACGGTCCACTTCTTCGTGGACTGGTCACAGATCAGGGTGACGTCGCCTGACTTGGCTTCGGTGCCAGCGGTGGTGCACTCTGCGCCGACGGCCTCACCGGTAGCGGCGGCGGGTGCGGCGAGTCCTGCGGTGAGTGCGAGTCCGGCGGCGATGCCACCGAGCACGGTAGAGATACGCATATCTATCCTTTCCGGGGTGTTCGTGACGAACCCTCCGAGGATAGACACACGCCGAACATGCGAGGCTCCCAGCCAACTAACAGCCGGTGGGCTCGGCGTGTCACGGGCAACGGCTCGACTCAATGCCCCCGAACGGTGGATAGCGCGCCCGAAATGCCGCAAACACCCCATGTGTGGCCAGCGACACACACAACGAAACGGGGCCCCGGCACACGCCGAGACCCCGGAAGGATCGAAACGCTCAGGCAGCGACGCCGGCCTCAGCGTTGTATCGGGCAACGATCTCCTTGGCGATACGGCCGCGATCCGACAGCACGATGCCCTTCGACTGCGCCCACTCCCGGATTACCTTGTTCTGCTCCCGGTTGAGGCCGGTCGGCCGGCGCTTTCCGCTGTCGGCGATGCGACTCACGACGCCCCCGCGTGCGACCTTCGTGCCGGCCGCAACCCATGGCGCCAACACTTCGCGCAGGGTCGCCGCGTTCTTCTCCGACAGGTCAATGTCGTACTGGGCGCCATCCAGCGCAAACCGCACCGTCTCGTTCGCGTCCCCGCCGTCGAGGTCATCAACCAGCATGTGGATTACTCGCTTCGCCATGTCGGCTATTACACTCCACCATTCCACAGAATGGCAAATCGCAATCACGCTTGAGTGAATTAGCGCCCGGCGGGAATCATCAGGCACAATGGGCGCATGGAAGACGTCGTGATCCTCTCCCAATGTGACCCCGAATACGCCGCCATGATCCGCCGGGCCAAAGTGAGGCAGGACGCCCAAGAGCGACGGGCTCGGCAAGATGCAGTCCTCGAACGGCTCCGAGCCCAGTCCGAACGCACTGCCATCCTCGCACGCGCCGCACAGAAAGCCGTCAGTGCGCCCGTGGAGCCCGAACAGGCCAAGACGGTGGATCCGTTCTCGGCGGTGCCGCTCGACGAGCCAGAGACCGCCTGGCGCTAGCCGGCTTCTGGCGTTTTCGGCTCGTCCGTGCGGCCATCATCTCAGGTGGCGTGGCTGGCTACATGGCCAAGGTCACCGTGACGCGCCACCAGTTTTGCACCGTACGTGAACCGGCGCGGTATCAGTGTGGTATGGTTCTGGCATGCCAAGCAAGCAGATGGAGCCGGTCGTACGCACCTACCGGCTCCCACATGAGCTACATGCCAGACTCGGCGAATACGCCAAGCGACGAGGACTGAGCCGTAACGCGGCACTGATCGTGCTCGTCGAGCAGTCGCTCGACGTTGACCGCGAGCGTGCCCAGTGAGCTACGCCGAATTCCTCGCGCGCAAGGTACGATCCGCGTCGCATCTCGGCCGTGACATTGACGTGTCAGACGTTCACCCAATGCTGCACCCATGGCAGGCCAGGATCGTCAAATGGGCGGTCAGGGTCGGGCGCGCGGCGATGTGGGAAGATACGGGGCTCGGCAAGACGATCCAGCAGATCGAATGGTGCCGGCTGTCGGCCGACACGTCACTGATTGTCGCACCGCTGGCCGTGTGCCAGCAGACCGTCCGCGAGGCCGCCAAGGTCGACGTAACCGCGCGGTACGTACGATCTGGCGATGACGTAACCGGGCCCGGGGTGTGGGTCACCAACTATGAGATGATCGACCACTTTTCGCCCGCGCTGTTCGGTGCTGTATGTCTCGACGAGGCCAGCATCCTCAAGCAGTCCGACGGCAAGACCCGCACGAAACTCATCACCCACTTCCGTGACGTGCCGTACCGGCTCGCATGCACCGCCACGCCGGCCCCCAACGACCCGGAGGAACTCACTAGTCAGGCCGAATTCCTCGGGGTCATGCCCCGCGTGGAAATGTTGGCCAGCTACTTCGTCCACGACTCGGACGGATGGCGACTCAAAGGCCACGCGAAAGGCCCGATGTTCCGGTGGATGTCGACGTGGGCGATTGCTCTCCGCCGACCGTCCGACGTCGGCTACCCGGACACCGGCTACAACCTGCCGGGACTCAACATCGTTCCGGAGTTGATCCCGGTCGAAGTCGAGGCGGAGGGTCAACTGTTCGCCACTGACCTCGGAGGGGTCGGGGGACGCGCGAAAGTGCGTCGTTCAACCCTAAGCGCGCGGGTTGATAGGGCTGTACAATTAGTTAGTGACTGCGGATCGCAGAGAGTACAGCAGGGCCTACTATTTGGCCAACAAGGAAAAATGGGAGCGAACTCCGGAACTGAACGAGCGGAGGAATGCTTTGCGGCGCGAACGCTACGCGCTGGACGCGAAGCACCGGGAGGAGATCAAGCGCCAAGTATCCGAGTATCGCAAACGTCAACCCCTACAGCGGAGGGCGTGGCAGTACGGATTGAGCCGGGACGAGATCGAGATGATGCTCGATCTCGGATGTCAGGCATGTGGGGCGAATCATCATGTGGATCAGACGGTTCGGCTGCACATCGACCACAACCATACGACCGGCATGGTCCGCGGTGTTCTTTGTCAGCCATGCAACCTGGCGATGGGTCACCTGCAGGACGATCCGCTCCGGATGATGGCATTGTACCGGTACATCATGCGTGCCGGGACCAGTGGGTCATCTGGTGTGGATTGAATGACGAACAAGACGCGCTAGTATCAGCACTCGGCGACGAATGTCGCGGAATCGACGGCCGTACTCCCGTCGGTAGGCGCGTCGAGATTGACCAGGAATGGCGCGCAGGAAAGTTCCGAATCCTGGTAGTAAAACCAGGAATGTATTCGTTTGGAATGAACTGGCAGCATTGCGCCAGGATGGCATTTGTTGGACTGTCTGACTCATACGAGTCTTACTACCAGGCCATTCGCCGCTGCTACCGGTACGGTCAGGCGCGCATCGTCAACGTGCACGTCGTGCTGTCCGAGCTGGAATCGCAGATTGCGGCAAACGTCGCACGGAAAGAATCAGACGCGGCACAGATGATCGAAGCGCTCGTCACCGCCATGCAGTCCCGCAACACGCTGATCGGAGAATCGCAGTGACCACCGAGACCGACGGATACGTGACCGACGACGCATGCGGCGACATGTGGCGGCTCATGCTCGGCGACTCGTGCGAGCGCATGGCCGAGATTCCGGATGAGTCGGTCGACCTGTCAGTGTGTAGCCCCCCGTTCGCTTCGCTCTTCGTCTATTCGCCGAGCGTCCGCGACCTGGGCAACTCGTCCACCCGTACGGAATTCCTGGACCACTACCGGTTCATCATCCGTGAGCAGCTGCGGATCACGAAGCCGGGACGCAACGCCTGCGTGCACGTTCAGCAGCTCACGACGTCGAAGGTCACCCACGGGCACATCGGACTGACCGACTTCCGCGGCGACGTGATCCGGGCATTCCAGGATGAGGGATGGATCTTCTATGGGGAGGCTACGATCTGGAAAGACCCGCAGGCGCAGAGTATCCGCACGCATTCGTATTCGCTCGCATTTCAGACCAAGAACCGCGATTCGATGGGTATCCGCCCGGCACTCGCCGACTACCTTCTGATTTTCAAGAAGCCCGGCGACAACGCGGCGAAGATCCCGCACGACGCGAAGGGTGGGGACTTCACCAACGATGAGTGGATCGAGTGGGCGTCGCCGATCTGGTTCGACCGTGGCGAGGGTGCCGCGCTCGGCGGTGAGCACATCTCTCCGGTATGGACCGACATCAAGGAGACGAACACGCTCAACGTCCGTGCCGGCCGCGATCCGGAGGATGAGAGGCACATCTGCTTGGCCGAAGGATCGCTGGTGCTTACCCGGGACGGGTACGTGCCGATCGAGACCGTACCGGTGGGGGGCGAGGTATTGACCCACCATGGCCGATGGCGTGCGGTAACCGCGAAGCGGTGCAACGGCATTGAGCCGGTGATTCGTACATGCGCCCAGGGGGTTGCAGATCTTCGTACCACCGCCGACCATATGCTGTGGGCCCGTCGGGGTGTTGGGCCTCATGCCAAGGCTCGAGCCCAGTCTGCTGCGCCGGAGTGGATTCCGGCATCTGAAACGCTGGGTTCGTACCTCAACCTTCCGTTGCCTCCGATAGAAGAGTCACCACTCAGCGAGCATGAGTGTTGGGTCATTGGTAGGTGGCTGGGCGATGGACACCGAGCGTCGGCTCATCGCCGTAGTGGCGTACGGGGCGGAACGGGTCAGTTCATCCTGTCGTGCGCGCGGGGTGAATTCGCCGAACTTTCGGAGCGACTGGGGCACCAGGCAGGGGCGGCCCATGACCCCGGCACCGACATCCAAGTCAGCCTCAGGAACCTGTCACCCGACCTCCGCGCCACGCTAGCCCGTTGCGGCGAGGGTGCCCATCGAAAGCGAGTGCCGGGGGAACTTCTGACGTTGCCACAGCCGAAAGCGGAGGCACTGTTGGCCGGATATCTGTCGGCCGATGGTCACTACGTCGGACGCTACGACCGGTGGACGGCATCGTCGGTATCTCGGGCGCTCCTGCTGGGCATGGCCATGGTGGCACAGCGTGCCCGTGGCGTGGTGGCGAGCGTTTACGCTGGCCGACCAGAACGCAAGCACGTGATCGACGGTCGGTCGGTCGTTGCCCGCCAGGACTGGATCTTCGCCTTTCGGAACAGTGAGGGATACCGCCAGTCTGGGTGGATAGACACCGACGGAGCATGGAAGAAGGTGCGCCGTTCGCAGCCCTCAGGATTCGCAGAGGTATGGGACCTTCAGGTGGAGGACGACGCCTCTTTCGTCGCGGAGGGCGCCGTCGTTCACAACTGTCCTCTCCAGTTGGATTTCATCGACCGGTGCGTCCGGATGTATTCACGGCAGGGCGAGACTGTGTTCACGCCGTTCGCCGGCATCGGATCCGAGCTGTATGTGTCCGTCAAGCGGGGACGCCGCGCGCTCGGCATCGAACTGAAGCCGTCCTACTGGGAGACCGCAGTCAAGACGCTGCGCGGTCTCGACGACGAGATGTCGCAGCCGCGGCTGTTCGAGCTGTGAAATTCGACGACATTACAGCCGACGTTGCCGCCGAGCGTGCGCGGCAACGTCGGCTGTGGGGACGCCAGCATGCGCACGGCCACGGGGACTGCTCCAGCCCCGACGTGCCGCTAATGGTGAAGGTTGCCGTATTGACGGAGGAATGCGGGGAGGTCGCACGGGCCGCGCTCGACTGCGACCCGGACGCGCTCCGTGAAGAACTAGTCCAGGTGGCCGCGGTCGCCTACGCGATACTGGAGGGAATCGAATGAAGATCCGTATTGGCCGTGACGACCTGGCCTCGGCCGTGACCGCAACGGCGAAGGCACTTCCGACCCGGACGCAGTTGCCGATCCTGGCTGGTGTGATGCTGCGCGCCGACGGCGATCACCTGACCGTGAGCGGCTTCGACTTCGAAGTGTCGAACGAGACGACGGTCCCGGCGCACGTCTCCGAGCCGGGCGCCGTGCTCGTGTCGGGGAGGCTGATCGCCGACATCGCCAAGGTGCTGCCCAACAAGCCGGTCGACATCTCGACGGTCGGCGCGCAGGTCGAGATCGTGTGCGGGTCGGGCCGGTTCACGCTCCCGACGATGGCGGTCGAGGACTACCCGGCACTGCCACCCATGCCAGGTTCGGCCGGCAGCGTCGACGCTGGCGTGTTCGCCTGGGCGGTAGCACGTACGGCCGTCGCCGCTGGACGTGACGACAACTTGCCGATCCTCGCCGGGGTCCGGCTGGAGTTGTCCGGCGACACGTTGACGATGCTCGCCACCGACCGGTTCCGGCTGGCCGTGTGCGACATTCCGTGGACGCCCGACGACCCGGCATGCGGCATGTCGGCGCTGATTCCGGCGCGCACGCTGGAGGGCATGGCGAAGACGATCGGTGGCGCCGGGACGGTCGGGGTTGCGCTGTCGCGCGGCACCATCGGCGAGGGCATGATCGGGTTCGCGGCTGGCGCACGGCGCACCACGTCGCGGCTGATCGACGGCGAATTCCCGCCGGTTCGTCGACTCATCCCAGACTCGTTCGCCGCCACCGCGACGGTCGTCGTCGGCGAGCTGGCGGAGGTTGTGAAGCGGGTGGCCCTGGTCGCCGAGCGCTCGACCCCGATCCGGCTGTCGTTCAGCGACGACGGTCTTGTCGTCGAGGCCAGCGGCAGCGAGGACGCCCGCGCCAGCGAGGCCATGGACTGCACGTACAACGGCGAGTCGATGACGATCGCGTTCAACCATCAATATCTGCTCGATGGGTTGGCGTCGGTCGGGACTTCGATGGCGACGCTGTCGTTCAATGAGCCGAAGAATCCGGCCACGTTGACGCCCGCGGATGGCGACGGTGCGCCGATGGGTGGGTACGTGTACCTGATGATGCCGGTGCGACTCGATGCGAAGAAGTGACGGTCAGGGAGTGAGCCCGTAGTCCGGGTCCCACATGTATCGGTACGCGTCGTCGAGCACGCTGACGACGCGTACCGGTTTCGGGCGGGCCACTGGGTAGGCGCAACGGCGTTCACGCCAACGGCAGGTGCCGTCACGGCGCGCGTCGTGGGTTCGCGACACCGACACTGGGCATATGTCGGAACCGTTGTAACGGTTGAAACCGTCGCGATTCATCGGCCGTCCTCAAGCCACTTAGTAGCCAGTTCGACCCCATCGCGCCGATACCGTGACGGCACCGTGCGCTCATTGCACCATCGCCGCAGCCCAGCGGCCGCATCAGCACGGGCATCAGCGAGCCGCACTTGAAGGTCGGCGCAGTCGCGCAGTCGTCGTTGCCGCTCGGCCTCAATTTGCCGGCCGAGGCATCCACGCTCGAATTCGAGATCTTCGGTCGCCTCGGCGCCCATAAGCCAGCTTCGGAAGACCTCGCGGATCGCGGCGGCGCGTTCCTCGCCCGGCTGGAGCCCGGTGGGCCGTTGGAGCCCAGCAGCAATCTCGGCGGCGCGCTGGTCGACACGCGCGGCGAGCTGGCGCCAGTCGACGGCGGGGGTGGTCCCGCGGGGCCGGTCAGCGAGCGGATCCTCGACGTCGGTCACGACGGGCACCAAGAGACACAGTCGGCGGTGCGCACCTCAACCTCGTCGCCGTCCATGATCATGCATTTGCAGCCGCCGAGCGGTGTCCGGTGGGCGGCGCATTCGTACCGCAGGTGCCGATGCGTCGGGACCGGCTTCCACTCCCGGGGCTCCGGCTTGGACCGGTCCTCGACCGCATCGACCACAGCATGCGCGGCAGCAATCCACGCGCCTTGGATCCGGTCTCCGAGGTCGGCCCACTCTGGCATCGGCTCGCCGCGGTAGTTGAGACCGCCGGTCGTGGCACCGTACGCGGCGTAGGCCACCTGAGCTAGGGGGGTGGTCATTCGCTGCTCCGATTCGTGCCCGCAGCGAGCATCTGCCCGATGATGATGAGTGCCTGCCGCTCGGTGAATCCCTCGCCGGTCAACGCGACGTAAATTTGCCACATCGCTGATGCCGCCTGACGGATGTCGGCGGACGGCTCGCACGGAACCTTGCTCACGGCGCCTCCTCGTAGATGTGCACGCCGGCTTCGTCAACCACGTACGGCAGCGGCTCGTACGCGGCCCTGAACGCGTCGTCAGCGAGCCGGAACACCCGCCCGGTGTCGCACCGTCGGACGATCCACGTTCCGTCCTTGACGGGCCGCCACACGCCGTGGTCGTGGTCACGCAGCGCTGCCGACGCGTCCGGGTCGTCGGAGTTGGCGCGGTCCTCTTCGACGACGTACTCGAACGTGTCCGGGCCGACGAGACTTTGGATACGCTCCTCGGTGAAACAGCAGTCCCGGCCGGTCCATTGGATGGCATCGACGTCGAACGGCCGGATCCGGAAACGGGTCGCGGTCATCGAATCGCGCTCGATGTCGCACGGCCCGGAGTGTGCGTAGTGCAGCCGGCATCGCCGAGTGAAGCATGGGCCTTTCAGTTCCAGCAGTTCGCGTTCTCTATCGGCGAGGATGGCCCGGAGCGTCGATATGACGTGTGCGGCCTCGCCAAACTTTTCCTCGACGGCATCGGCGTCGGCGATGCGCACGTTGCAGATCATCGATTTCACGGGCGCGTCTCCGGCGCGTACGGATTCCTGCCGAGCACGCCGAGCAGCCATTTCGCGGCCCACTCGTACATGCCTTCGCACACGATCGAGGTGCGCCACCCCTCATCACAAACGATCATCCAACGGATGGTCGCCTGCGGCTCGTCGCCGTGCGGCACCATCGAATACTGCGGGGACTCCGGGCTCACATCCGACACGGGCGGCGTTGCGGTTGAGGTAGTCACGTTGCCATCATCGCAGGCTGCCATTTCGACCGCCCCAGCGATCATGTCGGCCAACTCGTCGATGTCGGTGCCGACTGCGTTGACGCCGTCGCCGGCCGCCCACCATGTGCCGTTCTCCTCGTGGACTTCGAGCGTCGCGTGCCATTCGACCCAGGTGCCGTTGCGGAGCAGGCCAACGGAGACGTCGAGCCTGTCCGGGAGCGCTGTGGCGGTGCTGGGGTCGGCGAGGTCTGGGCGCCGCCGCTCGACCTTCAGCATGCGATCCATGACGAGTTCGCCGAGACGGTGCAGGTCGATGGCCGCGGGCCTCGCGCCGTCCTCGCATGTCGCGCTCACGGCCGACGGTCCAGATCGATCCACGCCGCAGCGACCTGAAGCCACATCGCGGCAGCATCGCGCGGGTCCGAGATCAGCCCAGCGCTTGCGGCAGCCTGCTCGATCGCTGCGGTGGCGTTCGCCGCGAAGTCTCGGTCGCGTGTAGCAGCCGGCTCGGCGGAAACGGCTGGCTCGTGCTCACGTAAAGCCGCAACCTCACGTTCGAACATCTCGAACTCCGGCGGAGACATCCGAGACTCCAGGATGCTGCACAACTCGCCGAGCACGCTGCCGCCACGGCACGCAACAACATCACGCCAGCACGCGGCTATCGCATCCGAGACATCGTGGGCGATGATGGCGCGCGTAGCTAGCCGGGTGGCGGTTGCCGAGAAGACCTCGGTCAGCTCCATGTTGGCCGGATTGGTCGGCGGCATGCATCCGAGCGCTAGCGAGATGTTCGCAGCCGTTCCCGATTCTGGCTGCCTGCCACCTTCCACCTTCTTGACTGTTCCTCCAGCTACCCCGGCGAGCCAGCCAAGCTCGGCCTGTGACATCGATATCAGGTTGCGGCGACGACGGATTGATTCACCAATGTTCCCCACCGGCACATCATCGCAGGTCACGTCTCCGCCGGCTTTCATCGTCGGTACCGAATCTGTAGGTATGCGATCGCAATCTTGTTTCGCAGTCGCAGCCACGCGCACTTGACGGTCCATGCCACGGCGGCGCGGCGCGTCGGGTGCAGAATCTTGGGTCGGCGCCGGGCGCGGATCGCCGCAGCGAACCGTTCGGTGAGGTCGTCGTCTTCGGGGAACGAGTACAGGCCGTCCGAGCCGCGGCGTAGGTGAACGTGGTCTTTCATGCCGCCATCATCCCAACCGCGCCGATCACGTCGGCCCGTCCGGCTGGCCCCAGACGAGCCGGTTCGTGACGCGGGTGCGGAATTCTGGCGTCGCGCCCTCGGCGGACATGGCTGCGTCCATTGCGCTGAGGACGTTGCGGAGTTCGGCGAACAGCGCCGGCAGCGGCCTGGCGTTGCGTTTCGGCGACGGGACGGAGTCGCGGAGTGGTCCCCGTTGCGGCTCGGGTGCAAAGAGTCGGTCGTCTCGGGGAAGGTCGGGAGTACTCATGCGGCCATCCTCTCGCGTTCGTGGGTGCCGAAGTTCTCGGCGTCGGTGGCTGTCACGTGCTGGCCGAAACGCATCAGGGGTACCGGAGTTCCCCTTGAACCTCTACCGACCGGCGCCGGCCAGTCGTGCTCTTCGTGGGTAATCTGCCGCAGCCTGGGATCCAGTCGCCAGTCGCAGCCTGCGGAAACTCGACGTTTTTCCTGGTCGGAACCAGTTGGCGGATTCCCGGACTGGCTGCGACTGGTCATGCCTGCGCCTCGCGTTCGTGTTCGGTCAGCAGGAGTCTCCGGGTGACGCGTTCGCGGGTCTCGAATTCGACTCCTTCGGCTTCCAGTGCGGCGGCGACGGTGTCGACGAGATGTTCGGCGATGAGGGTGACGACTGCTGGGATTGTGCGGTCGGGGAGGTCCCTACGGGGCTGACGGCGGCCTGGAAATTCGATCACTCGGTTCATGCCGCGCCTATCTTTGCGTGGTGCTGGCAGGTTCGTGCGCCGTTGGCGACGGGGGTGAAGTCGCCGACGAGGTAGCAGCTTGGGCAGTATCCGGCCTTGATTGCGTTGGTGATCTTCCTGTCGTCGGTGTATTCGCGTTCTTCCGACGGTTTCGGTTGCTCGGGTATCGCGCCCTGTCGGGGAGGTCTGATCGCGGCGGCCGGCGGAGCCGTGCCGCTTACTTCCCCTTGATCAGGATCTCGTCGTCCACAGCCTCGCGCGCGCGTATGGGTAACCCTAGCTGCAAGATCAACCATTTCAGGTTCGGTCAAATACATAGGGTCGGTGAGATCTAGGTTCGGTGGGGCCTCACACTGACTGAGGTCCGAACCATCCGGAATCGAGGTCCGAAACGCACTTTGGACCTCAGTCAGTGTGAGGTCCAAAGACTCGCCGGGATCGTCGCCAACGTCACCGGCTTGTCCACAGGTTCGGACCTCAGTCAAGGTGAGGTCCGAAACCTTCGGCTTGTGCCTCGACTTGTTCGCCCGGACCTTCCCGCCGACAAGCTCCTTGTACGCGCTCGGATCCAAGATTCGTAACTCATCGGCCTGCTCCGGAGTCGGGAGCGTCAGCCGATACTCGTCAGCGAGCCCGAGTCGGTAGCTTCCTTTCGCCGTCAGCTCGATCAGACCGGTACTGCGCATCCACGCGAGGTACCGCTGGGCTGTCGAGAACCCGATCTCCAGATCGGTAGCCAGCCTGGCAACGCCGCAGTGAACGTGCTCGCCGGGCACCTGTCCGTTTTCCTTGCCGGTGTCCGCATAGGTCCCGAAGGCAAGTAGTGCCCGCTTGCGCTCACGGCCGAGGTGGCTGGTGCCGAGGCGTGCCCGCTTGACGAGCCCGAACCACTCGTGTGGGGCCGCCGTCGGCCGAGCGGTTTCGTCGGCCGGATCATCGTCGTACATCACAGGCCGCCGCCGCTATCCGCGCGCACGTCTGTTCGTGCATTACCCTCGCACATGGGTCGGACGCTCCTTCGACTGTGTTGTCCGATCAAGGGCCGGGATCAAGTGCGTTGCCTAAGCGCACTCCCGGCCCGTCTTTAGTTGTAGGCAGATTCTACCGCGTGAGCAGCAAAAACACCGCACCGGGATCGATGCGGTGAGTCGTATGTGATCTATATAAAACGGGCGGAATCGAACCTTCCGCCCCGCCCACTACCGGGCGAACGGCTCGGCGTGCCGCCCCAGATCCGCGACACTCAGCCGGTGACCAGCACCCGCACAGACCCCGTCGCCCTGGCCGTCGCGTTCGCCACCGGACTCGTACTCGTGGCAGGGGCCGGCACGATCGCCTACGGCGCCGGCTACCGCATCAACAAGGCCACCGACGAACAGCTACACGCGATCGACGAACTGAAAGCCGCATTCGGGACGCCAACGCCATCGACGTCGGCCACCGTCACGCCCGCACAATGGGGACAGCCCGCCGCGATCGACGGCTACACCATCACCATCAGCAAGCCGACCTATTCGCCCTGCGACGACTGCGGCAACAAGTCCGTCTTCGTCGCCCCCGCAACCATCACCGCCGGCACCGAACCCATCGACCCCGACACGATCCACCTACGCGGCATCGACACCAACGGCTCCGACGTCTCCGCAACCACGGTCCTCGACAACCCGCTCCCCGCTGGGGCCACGCGCAAAGTCACAGACCTGGAGGTCCACGTCGACGCCGCATACCGCAGCCAGCGGTGGACGCTGCGGCAAACCTCCCGCGACGGGAAGACCGCCGTCGAATGGGTCTACGGCTGACGTTCGGCCCGCTGGTCTGCGCGGCGCATGTACCTCGTCTGGCAGGCCGGCAGCGTCGCGTTGACCACCATCACGGCGAGCGACGCGACCGCCAGCACGATCAGCCAGGCTTGCGGCGTCAACGGTCGACCCACACGATCTGCACCCTAGACGCCGCCTGCGCCAAACCCATCTCGGCGATTGAGCCCCACATGCAGGTCGACGGGGGGTCCTCACGCCAGCGCACCACCGCCGTCCCGTCGCCGAACTCGATGCCCTCCGCGACGATCCCAACTCCCGCGATGACCAACCGTCCCGTTGATTCCGGCGCGTCGGCGTGAAGCTCGAATCTGCGGCTCACCGCACGCCACCGTCCGTGTGGCGCAGCACCCACCGGCGGGTCACCTCGGCCACGCCGGTGTCGTCCGGGTGCGGGTCGTGGACCAGCACGCCGTCCCGGTAGATCGCGCAGTGGTACAGGCCCTGGCCGCGCGGTGACTTGCCGATCGCGAGGTACTCCTCACCCGGCTCCGGGTCGACGTCGATTGCGAGCTCGAAACCGCGAGCCTCAAGGAACTCGCGCAGGATCACACCGAACGGGCGCCCGCCGTCCGCCTCGACCTGCACGAAGTGCGGCACCGAGTCGAGCGGCAACCCGAGCATCGACGCGATAGCAGCCTGCAAACAGTTGCCGAGCGGCGCGCCCGGATCGTCCGGGTTGGCGAAGATCGTCTGTCGGCACCGTGGCGGCTGCGCGGTCACCGATCACCCACGAGCGACGGCGTGTCATCGCGGACCTGCGCCGACCCGACCGACGTCAACAGCGACAAGACTGCGGCCGATGCGGCGATCGACAGCCCGGCCAGCCACGGCAGATCCGCGATCCCAACCCCGATCGGCAGCACGGTCAGCAGTGTTTGCGCGAGTGTTTTGGTCGCCCTTTCGACTGCCGCCGTCCAGAATTTGCGTCCGTACATGAGATCCCCCGATCTTGGAATGCAAGAAAGCGGCCGAACCTATGAATCCGGCCGCGCGAATGAACGTCTACGAAACGTCAGAGCCCAGCGGTACGATCACGAGATGGGCGAGAATCGATGGCCATACGGCGGTAGACCCATCAACCCGCTACGGCTCCCCGGCTCCGAAACCATCGCCAGCCGGAAAATCACCCTGCGAATCGGCCGGGCGCCCGGACTCGGCCACACTCTGTATTGGGTTGCCCCCATGGGCGGACTCGGGATCTGCTGGACCACCCCGGAGCCCGCACGCGCCGTCTACGAAACGCCGTGGGCGTGGTCGCAACTGCCCGACCTCGGGCAACTCCGCGCCGCCGGATAGACGCCGACGGGGGCCGACCGTAGTCGACCCCCGCACCCCTCGCCACCCCTTGGCGTTGCCGCGATCCTACTTGGCCAGCGACACGACCAGCGCAGCGATCGCCACCAGTACCCCGGCCGCGCCGATCAGTAGCGGCCACAACCGCACCGGACGCCCCTCAAGTGCCGCCACGCGCCGCTCCAGCGCGCCGCACGTCAACTGGCACGTGTCCCGCCGTTGCAACGCCGGCAGCGCCTCGTGCAGCGCCTCCGCCAGCCCGTCTACGCGCTCCAGCAGCGCCCCAAACTCCCGATCCCCTACCGCCATGACCCCCCGCGTCCCTTCGTCAGCGCTGCGGCGGGACTGTGCGCAGCGGGGGTCGCACCAACGCAACCTCGGCCAGCGTCCGCAGCTCGCGCGTCACCATGTCCACCCGGGCGCACACCTGATCCACCCGCGCCGACACGCCCACCGTCGGATGCTCACCCGTACCGATCAACGGGCTCACCGGCCGTCCGCCTTGCCAAGCCCAGCGCCGGCTGACTCCAGCGCGGCCACGATCCGGTCGACCTTCGCCGTCAGATCGGCAAGTGCCGCCCGCCCCCCATCGCCGAGGTCGACCGTCGTCGCGGGCCTCGCAGCCAACGCGTCGACCTTCTTTGTCAGTTCGTCGACCTTCGCCACGACATCCTTCGTCGACCGCCACGCCAGGAACGACCGACGCTGCGAAACAGCCAACGCCGTCTGCACCGATGTCCGCTCCGGGCCACCCCACGTCTTATCCCAATCGGGAATGTCGAACTGCTCATCCAACTGCATGTCGCCCTCCGCGCTGTCGTTTCCGGCTCCGAGAATCACTGAAAGAATGTTGCGTGCGGTCTCCACGTCATCGGCGTACTTGCGGAACACCTCAAGGTGCACGTGCCACAAATGCGTGGAGTCCGCCCAAGTCGTCACGTTCGGATCATTCGCGGCATCCCATCGGCACGCGTTGACCCCATCCAATGTGCCGTTGAATGCGCGCACGTTGGCAAGCCTCGGATCCCGCACCGACCACGCGGCGGCGAGGCGCCCCGTCACCATGACCATCGCTTCGCGGTCCATCGTCATGTCCACGGCGGCGGCCAGATTCGACGACCCCTCACGGTCGTCGGAGAAGTCCGAGATGCTGTAATTCGTGGCCGGCTGGTCTTCGCGGCTGATGTGGTAGCCGCCTTCTGCCCGATGTTGGGCGTCGCCAACGATCCCGGAGAACGTGGCAGCGTCGTTCCGGGCACGCGCGGTGTCAATGCCGTGTTCCCATTCACGAGCTAACCAGGCCAGCGCTTCTGGCGCCAACGTAACCATGCGGAAACCTCACAGGGTGAATTGTGCGTTTAGGCAAACCGCGTCAGACGCAGCAAAGAATCGGTCTTCACCGTCGTTGCAGCCGCATTCGACGTGTTCTGCGCCCACTGCAACGTCAAATCCCCGGCCGTCGCACCAGTAATCAACGTCCCGTCGATCCGCGTATGGGGTGTGGTGCCACCAGACGCGGCCAGTGTCGTCGACCCCGACGTGGCACGCTGCGCCCGGAGCATCGCGATCGTGAACGAGCCGCCCACGAGATAACAGATCCCGCCGAACGTCAATGTCGCACCGGCCGGGAATGTGAACCCAAACTTGATATCGACCCCGGCCGTCGCATCATAGTAGAGAAACAGGTCGAGCGCGTACTTCGCCGACGCCACGACCGGGACCGTCAACTCTGTGTCGTCCGTCAATGTTGTGCTGCTGTTCCGCGCCTGGTCCGCGGTCTTCAGCGCATACACCGGCCGACCCCAGTCGACGGCAGCAGTCAGATCGGCCGAATACAGCACGCCGGGAACAAACCCCGAACTGGTTACACCACCCACAATTTCCCCCCGTCAATACACGGTTGTGCACGACGTGTCATCCAACACGCCGTATGTGGCATCATCGAGAATGAACGGCCTCAACACCGGGACCGGCGACATCGTCAACGTCGTCCGCCAAACCCCAGCATCCATATCGACCGTGTCATGTGAAATCGACTCGACGAAATAGTCCCCGGACATTGTGAAACCGGCACCACTATTTGCGGCTTTCGGGCGGGTCTTCACCGTCACCCGATCCCCGACTTCCAAGCCGAGCACAACAGTCCACAGGGTCGGATTCGACGCCGGATCCAGCGTCAACGACGCCACACGCTGCTGCGGATCCTTATGGCCCGTCAGGATCCACTGCGCGCAGGCGATCGCCTCATTGTCGTCGGCGACATTAATGGTGCGCTCGAACGAATTCGGGAAAAACCGTTTGATGCTTGTTGGGTCTGTTCGCCGCGAAACAATGCCGCCCGAGTTGGTGACCGTGACTTCGTTGTAGATGCGCATCGGGTCGATGTCGTAGACGATTCCCTCACCGTACGGATATTCCCCGCCGGCCACGTCTTCCCCGAATGTGCACACTGCGGTTAATGCCTGGTAGCGTTCGTCCCGGCCCGCGAACCGCACCACGCCCGCACTGTCGGCCCAAAAGTTGCCGTTCTCGGTGACCGTAACATCCTGGCATGCGGCGAGGAGCGCCGTCCGCCTCGCTAGTGCGTTGACGCCCATTGTTGAACGTCCAGGGTTGACATACACTTCACCGGACCAGCCGTACGACAGGTAGCGGTAAATGCGGTCGCCGGCTGTTTCGTTGCCGCTGCCACGGCCGGCAACATACAGTGCCGTGACCTCGGTCGACGTGAGGACACGATCCCAAATCGCGACGTGCGAATACAAGCCTGCGTTGACGGTGCAATATCCGAGGTCGGCAACAAACCCGCCGACAGTGACCGTGTTCGCCACCAGATCAGGCGTCGCGGTGCCAAACAGGGTACTGCACGTCTCCGTGTTCGACCCGTAATATGTGCCGTCAACCCACAACTCTTGCGTCAACGTGTCCGCAGCGACAGACACATTCGCAACCAACAGGTGGGGTTCTTCGTCGTAGTCGAACGATCCGACCGTCGCAATACCGGACGGAATACCAACCCAAGTGGCCAACTCGAAATCAACCGCGCCGCCACCGGCGTCCGACATCGCCAACGACAGCGGAACATTATTCAACCCGGGCGCAGACAGCATCACAATCTGGTACTTCGAATCGTCAACATCGGTGCGGGCATACCAGATCGCCACCGACAACGCCCACGACGCCCCCGAACCGCCAGTCACAATCGGCGAATTCGGCCCGCCACCATACAGCAACGTCCCCTGCGGATTGCCAATATATGCGGGGAGGGTGATCTCAACGCCGGTACCGCCAGGATCCCCCGGAATGCCGTGCGCAACACCCGAATCGAGCGGCCCACCACCATACGGCGACGATATGGCCGTCAAATACTGGGTACCGTTCCCACCCCACGTCGTCGTACCGTCCGGCTCACCCAACGGCCAATAATAGTCGGGTTCGAGCGCATTGATACTACCCCGGACCTCCGTATCGACCTTGAACCGATTCAGCGGCCCGAAAGCGTCCACGGCTTTCGCCGCACACAAACCCATGACGCCACGATGTCGCCACGTCCGCGGGAACCGTTCGATGAACCCTCGGAACACCGGATAGATGATCGGCCCGGTCGTCGTGAACGCGGTAGCCGACGCGGACTGCTCATGCTGCACCGCGTCCAGTCGTACGATCCCGGCAACCGCTGTGCCGGTCGTCGCGACCCGGCACGTGTGGCTAGGTTGCGTCGCGGTGAACGTCTTCGACAACCGCACATACGCGTTGATTGTGGTCGTCGAAGTGCCGGCCGAACCGTCCACCGTGATCTGCTGCGTCGAGGCCGACGTTTGCTGCACATACGCCGACACTGTGTATTGGCGCCCCGGAATACACGGTAGGGAGAATTCGGCGCCCTGTACCGTTGCCCCCCCACCAACTGTCCAAACGGCACAATTCGCGCCCTGATAGGGAGTTGACGCAACCACCGCCGGGATCGTCCCGCCGACACCTGTGAGCCAGCCCGGCAGTGCGCCCGGCGCATACGACTCGAACGACCCGTTATACGGGTCACCGTCATACAGGATCGATCCGGCCGTGTTGAGAATGTTTCCGGTTGTGGTGTTTGGCCACATTCCCTGAATCAGTATCTGCCGATACGGCACCAGATATCCATAATAGGGGCTTGCCGTGTTCGCCGGATTCAGTAGCTCGCTCGGGTCATAGAATTCGAGCGTCGGCGCATTCGCCTGATTCTGATCCAACTCGTACTGCCGGCCGCGCTTACACGATGCCATGCGCATAAACAGGTGCGACAAATCAACCCACGTCGGCACAGCGGACGGATCGTTCGGATCGGCGTTGAACGCGAGCTGGACCGCCAGATCAGGGCGCCACGATGCGACCACGATTCACCCCCTTCCCCGTCTACCTACTGCTGCGTATGTCCTACGACTGTGCGACGCCATGCTCCGCGAGGAAATCCTCCTGCGTCATTACGCGCATCGCGCCGGTCAGCTGATTGACGCGCAGAACCTCACCCATCTGGATCTGCCGCTGCGTCCCCTCGATGGCAACGACAAGTGCACGCTCAGGCTCCGGTGTCATCCGGATGACTCGCATGCCACCATAAAGGCGTTCGAATTCGGCCAGCTTGGTCTCCATCGTCCAGGCGACCGCTTTGAATTTCTCGGCTGACAGTGGATAGTAGTTGTCCGCGCGTGTCAGATCCATGTCACACAACCTGCACGATTCCTAGCACGCCACCGGAAACTTTCAGGCGGTAACGCTTCCCCGACCCATCCGTATCGACAAGCGTCGGCCCGACCGCATTGGTCGCGAAATTCATGTCTGCCGCCCCTGCTGTGACGGTGGGATTGCCTGCAGCGCCATCCGCATTTGCGATGGTCAGACCACCGGCGACCGCCAGCGACCGCCGTACGAAGGTATCGGCTGCGGTCTGTGTGATCAGGCCAGCCGTAGCGTCCAGCCCGGCCAGCGCCGTCAGCGTCGCATCGGCCGGCTGCTGCCAGGGCACCGCCGCAGCAGCCACCGTCGCGTCTGTGGTGTATACGGAGCCAATGCCCACTGTGGCTATGGCGGTCTTGTATCCGGCCTGCGCGGCACGGAAACGGACCGTGATCCCAATCTTGTTGCCCAGTGATGTCCTATGTGCAATTGTGATTTTGAAGCGGGAGCTTACCGCATCCCATGCCAGCGGCATCAAAGCAAAGTGGGTTGCTAGGTTGGACACAGACTCCATGTAGGTCAGCGACGTAGAGTTAATCGTGCTGGGCGCGGATATCATTGCCGCATATGTGGCGGCCAGCTTGCCGTAGGCGTTCACGTTCCCGTACATTCCCGCGATGGCGACGTCTATAAATCCGCCGAATGAGTTTGGGGCCGTGAAGTAAACGTCCACTTTTTGGTCGCCTACGCCATTTGGGAAGTCGGCGAAAAACTCTGCTTCTTGCGCTTTGCCGTCCAGCGCCGTCTGGGTGGCTGTCGAGATCGGCTTATTCACGTCGCTGGTGTTGTCGACGCCCCCGAGGCCGACATCAGCCTTTGCGAGCGACAAGTCCACCTTAACCTGCGCAGGGGTGCGATTCGTCCATGCCCCGGATTTCCGCTGGACCAGGTCGTTATCGGCTGGAGTCAGACCGGCGATCGCTGTCAGGTCGGCATCGGCGGCCTGCTTGTTGCCGAGATCCGTCGTCAGGTTCGTGACTGCCGACTGTGGGATGCCCGTGAAATTCGCTGGCGTGACCCCGATCGTCGGATTGCCGGCCGTACCAGCCGGATTCGTGACCGTCACCATGGTGTTGGCTGCGGCGATCGACCGCCGTACGAAGGTATCGGCTGCGGTCTGTGTGATCAGGCCAGCCGTAGCGTCCAGCCCGGCCAGCGCCGTCAGCGTCGCATCGGCCGGCTGCGCGCCGATCGCCGCGGGCGTGACGACGTCCGCCTGCCCCGCGGCGTGCGTGCCAGCGTGCGCGGTTGGCGTCCGCGAGTCCGAGAGGCGCGAGTCATTGCCGGCCGCGACCGTGCCTGCAGTTGTGCCGACGCTGAGGGTCGCAGCACCACCCAACCCGAGGTTCGTCCGGGCGGTAGCAGCAGACGCTAGATCCGAAAGATTGCTGGCCTTCTGAGCGGCCCCGGTGATCCGCGAGTCGTCGCCGGCCGCAACCGTCCCCGCCGTAGTACCGACACCGAGTACGGCAGCGCCGCCCAGCCCGGCCGCGATCGCCTCTAGCTCATCGAGCCTGGGATCTACGCTGACGTAGGTCTGGTCGGTATAGGCATTGGCGGACGCCAGCGCGGCTCCGGGGGCAGCGCCGTCGGCCAGCGTCCCCGGAGTGGTGCCGACGTCTGCGGAGATCGTGATGTTCGATCCGAGCGCGCCACCACCCGTGAGGCCCGTGCCCGGCGAGATGGTCCGGGACGTCGGCACCCGAGTGGTTACCTGCGCGTCCGTATACGCGCGATCCCCGTGCGGATCGGATGCGACCGCATGGTTGCTGATCGCCGCAGTGCACGCCGAGGTCGTCTGAAGTGCGGACGTATCGGTGATTCCATGGACGGACGTCGTGTCGGTGGCATGGGTCGACACAATTCCGTCGGCGTAACTACGGTCTCCGTGTGGATCACTCGCGCCAGCATGCCCGGACACCTTCGCCGTTGCGCCAGCCGATGTTTCGAGCAGCGACGTATCGACGATCCCGTGCACGCTCGTCGTATCGCTGGCGTGCGTCGAGAGCTGGCCATCCGTGTAGGCGCGGTCCCCGTGCGGATCGGACGCAACGGTGTGCGTCGAAACCTTGGACGCCGCCCCGGCCGCGGTCTCCAGCGCGGCAGTATCCGCGATCCCATGGACGGAGGTGGTGTCGGCAGCGTGGGTTGAGAGAATCCCGTCGGCGTACGAGCGGTCCGAATGCGGATCGGCCGCGGAGACGTGCGCCGAAATCCCGGACGTCGCAAAGGACCTATCGCCGTGGGGGTCGGTCGCAGCGGCATGCGCCGAAACCGCCGACGATGCTGCGCCGTCGGCGTACGAACGGTCCCCGTGGGGATCCGCGGCGACAGCATGCGCGGAGACCTTGGCTGCGGCGCCCGTCGTCGTTTCGAGCGCCGAGGTGTCGGCGATTCCGTGGACCGAGGTGGTCGCCGACGTGTGGGCCGACAGTGCAGCCGATGCCGCCGCCCGATCCCCGTGCGGATCCGACGCCGCCGCATGGGACGAGACCTTAGCGGCGCTACCGGTCGTGGTTTCGAGCGCCGACGTGTCGGGGATGCCGTGCACCGACGTGGTGGCTGCGACGTGCGCGGCGAGCCCGAGATCCGTGACGTCTGCGGCGAGGTGCGTGTGTGATGCCGATGCGGCGCCGATCGCGGTCGGGGTGAGCGGATCGCCACCTGCCGTCGCATGGTTGCCTGCGTGGGCGGTCGGGGGGCGTGCGTCCGTGAGCCGGGCGTCCGATGTGACTACGAGCGTGGTCGGGTCGGGGATGCCGTGCGCGCCGGTCGTGACAGCGGCGTGCGTGTTGACTTTGCTTTGTGCCCCGGCCTGGGTTTCGAGGACAGTGGCGTCGGTAATGCCGTGAACATTGGCGGTCTTCGCCACGTGCGTGTCGAAGTCGGTGCGCGACGGATAGGTAATCAGGTCCGGTGCGACCTCATACTGCGCGACGTCCGCGATGTTCAGATCGCCGACGGTCGCGGCCGGGACCGCCAAAAACCAGGACCGGTTCGGTTCGAAGAATTCACGAACCTTCCACGACCATCCGGCCGGTGTGAGGTTCGCGTCATCTGTGGCCGCCAATGCTTGGCTGAAGCTGCCGGTCGCGTCGAGCGTGACGACAATGCCCTCACCACGCACAATGACCGTGTTGCCGTCGGAGTCTTTGAGCGTCGGGACGTTCGGCGAGAACCGTACCTGCGCACCCTCAAGGGGCGTCCCGTCCGGCCCGAGATACGTACCGACAACAGTGACTTCAGTGTATGCCATCAGCTCATCCCCGAAACGCCGGACCGGAATTTGGTTTGCTGCGCCGACACCGTCAACCCGCCGACAAGCTCTTGCCCATCCAGCATCAAATGAACATGGTTCTCAACAATGATCGACGACGGTGCGCCATTCCCGACCGGCCCAAACAGCTGCGGGCCGAGACTCCCTGACCGGGCTGCGGCGTTGATCGCACCGATACCGGCAGCACCACCCAACGCGCGGGTTGCCTCCGGAATGAGGATGCCCTCCTGCGGGCGGAGCATTGCCAGCACCGAGTCGTAGCCGCGGTCAACACCGGGCACGACACCACCGGTCGCGAAGCCGCGAATGTTGATCGGGTCGATTTTCGGTCCGCCGACTTTACGGGCGAGTTTGTTGTAGCCCTCGATGAGGTTGTCGTTGATGAAGTTCACGGCGACACGCAGCGGGGTCCGGAGCAGGTCGATGATGCCGTGCCAGATCCGCCCGATCGTGTCGACTGCGCTCCGCACGCGCGGCACAACATTGTCAAAGAGGAACGTCCCGATCGCCTGGAAGATCGGCTTAATGAAATTGTTCCAAATCGGTGCAATAAAATTGTCGTACAGTGCCCGGAACACTTGCCCGATCGCGTTGAACGCCATCGTCCACAGGCCGAAGATGATTTGCAGGAACGTCCACCCGACCTGGAAAATCACCATCGTGTTGTCCCATAGCGGCTTGATGAACGTCGTCCACAGTGTCACGAACGCGCCGCCGACCATCAACGCCGCATTCTTGATGCCCTCGAAAATCGGCGACAGGATGCCCCACGCCGCCTGACCCGCACCACGCAGCGTTTCCCACATGCCCGAACCGGCCTGAAGCAGCGAATTCAAGCCGTTGATGAGCGCAGTGAGGATAGGCAGGATCGTGTCAAGCGACCCGTACATGATTTTCGCGCCGATCGGCGACTGGCTGAACGTGTCCATCAGCCGCGTCAACGCCACCACGAAATCGAGCATCTTGCTGCCGCTGCCGGACGTGTTCTTCATGAAGTTGATGAAGCCGGTGACCAGATTGCCGACAATCTCAACCAGTTTCGGACCATTCTCTTTCACGTAGTCGATGAACTTGTTGAACGACTCCGACTTCGACAATCCGGCGGCCCAGTCCGCGAACTTCCGCGTCAACCCGACAAGGCCCTCACCCATCTGCTTCGTTGTCGGCGCGAACGCGACAATCAGCGACGCGAAACCTTCCGCGACATTCCCCAAAATCTTGGCGATACCAGTCAACGCTGGCCCGGCAGTATCACCCATGTACTTGAAAAACGCCCGCCACTCGGGATTCGCGAGCGCCTTCAAACCCGCCTCAAACAAGTCACCGAGGACCTTCGCGAGCTTCCCAACAAACTCATTCAACTGCGGGAAATACGGCAACAGCGACTCAACACCGCGCTGCACACCCGGCAGCAGCCCAGCCTCCGCCGTGCGCTGCAACTCCGCCAGCGGCCCATCAATCAGACCCCGCAGGAAATACGCGAACCGGCGGCCTTCGGGCGACAGTTTCGCCAGCGCATCACCCAGTTGATTCATCGCCGCCGAACCCGCGGCGCCAGTCTCGATCGCAGCCTGCTCAACCTGCCGATGCGCGGCGGCAACCGCTACCGTCGCCGCGATCAGCCGATCCTGAGTGTCGAGAATGCGTTCCTGCGCAGTGCGGACCTGGTCGGAACCCTCGACCCCGCGGCGGTTCGCGTCAGCCGTATCCGTCGCGAGTCGCCCCTGGGTGACGCCGAGCCTCGACAGGTCAGCCTGCGCCTGCTCATAGGTGAGCCTCGACTGCTCCCGCTCGGTGCGGCTCGCCGAGGAATCACCGCGGACCCGCCTGACCTCCTCCAACGCTTTACGGACGTTCAGCGATGCTTGTCGCTGGGCGCGGTCGCCGTCGGCCAAATCGAGATTCATGTCCTCGATCGACCGGCGTGCCGCCTCCCGCGCCGCCGTCAAATCGTCCTGCACCCGCGCCGCGTCGCGCTGCACACTGACCAGGGACCGCTCTGACGCCGCCAACGCCTCAGCCGCAGATGCCTGTCGATACATTTTCGACGTGGCGTCCGACGACGACCCGGCCGCCGCCTTCGACGCCTGCCCCATGAGCTGCACGGCCTTTACCGGGCCGGTGAACCCGAGGAGCATCGTGCCCAAACCGGCACCGGCTGCGGCGGCAGCCGAACCGAGCGCCACAACCCCCGCCGCCGCGACTGCTGCCAGCGGACCGATCATCGGCAGGACACCAGCGACCGCGGCGAGCGCGTAATACATGACGCTCATGCGGCTACCGGCGCTGGCTGCGGACGACCCGATCTGCTCGATCTGCGCAGCGCCAGAGTCGCCGCCCGGAATCGACGGCATGCCAGCGCCGCCATCAACGCCGGATCGCTCAGTATTGACCTTGATTTTGACGCTCTTGTCGCGCAGGGTCGCGATCTGCGCCTTCAGGGCGGTCAATTCAGCGCGGCCCTCGACGTCAATTTTGACTTTCGCGGTCGCTTTCATCGCGTCGAGTTCTTTCATCGCCGCCATCGCCTTTGCGATACCGGTATCGTCGAACTTCGACATGATTTCCAGCACTGCGGGGGGCAAGAATTCAGGCACGACGCACCCCCATCAACTCGACCGCCAGGCGTCCTCGACGATCCGCGGAACCCACTGCTTGACCTGACGCCACGCCGGCAGCAAATAGGGCCGGGGCGGCAGTTTCGTGCGATATCCGGCGCCGGTCACGCCACCCAACTCTTGGATGCGGCCCTGCACGCCAGTCGGCCCGACCTTGTGATGCACATAGCCCTCAGCGCCACCGGTCGGGCCAACCACCAACACCGACCGCGCCAAATCCCCGGAAATCATCGCTGGTGGCGTCCACGGCGGTGACGGCGTTTTCGTGCCCCGCGGATGCGACCGCGACGTCAACAGCGCCCGCGCGACGAGCTGCACATCGCCGGCAATGTTCTTCCCGGACTTGCGGGCCGCCCGGTCGCCCTTGCGGCGCAGCTTGTTGAGCCCCGCGTTCACTTCGCGGAGGTTCTTCACCGAACCCATTAGCGCCCCTGAATGAGTGACGGCTTGTTTCGCTCGGCCTCAATCTCGTGGCACGTATGGGCGACAATCATCATCCGGTCAACCAGCAGCGCCGGGGCATTATCGACCTGATCCGGGGTCCAGCCGTATTCTTTCGCGAACCCGTGATAGTAGGCCGCCTCATCCATCCACCGCTCCTCACCGGAGACCGGCAAACGAACATCCCCGCCAGTGAGCTGTGCCCTCAGCCGCTGGCGGGCAGCGTAGGGGTCCCCGGTGTTCCCGCATCGTCGGGCGTGGACGTCGGGAAGAACAGGACGATTGCCGGACGTGCCGCGTCGACGATCGCGTCGTAGTCGGCCACGGTGAGCAGATCGAACACGTTCAGGTCGTCGATCGGCAGCGGCAGATTCGGCAGTTCCGGAATGTCCCAGCGTTCGATGAACATCGCTGCGATACCCTCAGTCAGATCGAGAGCCGCCGCCGCCTGCTTCTCCGGGTTGTCGATACCACGCATGACCTTCCGCTTGTGCTTCGCGCGGATCGAGCTGGGGTCGCGGAACTCGACCCACCCACCCGACGGCAGGTCGATGCGGCGGACGATGGTGCCTTCAGTGCTCATTGGCTGCTCCGTGCTGTGCGACTAGTAGGTTGATGCGGCGATGGCGTTGTTGAGTGTGATTTTGATGGGGGAGTATCCCGCCGACGCGCCAGCGTCGGTCGTGTTCGCGATCGCGTCGAACTCGGTCTCGTAGCCGACCGCCGACGAACCGCGGTCGATCTTCGACGTCTTGAACGCGGCATTCGTCATGTTCATCGTCATGGCGCGGTAGCCGGAAGCCGACGACGCGAGCGCATTGTTGAACGTCAACTCGACACGTGGCTGCGTGTTGTTCAACATGTACGTCAACGGAGTCTCATCCGCCGCAACCACAAACTTGAGCTTGCCCGAAACGCCGATTTTGCCGCGGTGAATCCAGTACGGCGACGACGAATTCTGCGCCGTGTAAATCGGCTGCAAATCCCGCTTGATCGCCACCTCCCACTCACCCACCGTCTTGACCTGCGTCCCACCCGACGCGGCACCGGCAATACCAAGCGCCGTTCGCCACGCCGCAAACGCCACCTCCGTCGACGGAGACGACGTCGGCGTCGCACCAGCAATCGCAGACGGCCCCCAGCCGATACCCTTCGCCTCAACCTGAATCAGCGACGACTCTGCGTTGCCCTTGATCGTCAACTCCGACAGGCAGCAGCCGGCGTAGGTGCGGGCCGGGTATGTTGCCGGGGTGCCCTGATAGTCGGTGATCGTCAACGATCCGGGCTGCGACGTACCAGTGTTGAGCGTCGACATGGCGTGCGCATACGGCGCCGAAGCCCCGGTCGTGGCGATATCCCCGAGAATGTTGTTCGCGAGGAAACCGAAGGTGTCCGGATACCAGTTTCCAGACAGCGACCATTCGACCTTCTGTGGTCCGAGGACACGCCCGTACAGTTCCGGCATCGACCCACGCAACGACGTGTCATCGAGCCACGTGATCTGATCCTCGGGCTCAAACTTTTCGACAAGCATCGTGTGGGTTGGCTGTATGGCCGTGCCCTGTGTCGTTTCCTTCGCGACGCCAATGAATTGCTTCTGGCTGCTGAACGTGGTCGGGTTCGGCACGGTCACACCCCCGGAATCGTGTAGTTGTCGGGCAGTCGGTTGTAGTCGCCGGTGGCAGATTCCCAGCAGCCATCCTCGGCGGGGATCTCTGCATGCGGCATCACATCACCCTGGTCGACCGTGACCGGCACATTCGTATAGATCCGCCGCTCTGTACCGACGTATTTCCAGCGCGGAACGCCCTCGAAACGGTCAGACATTTCGGCAATCTCGGCCAGTGGCGCAGCATCGACCGGCGCACGTTTGGCGCGCGACATGGATTCTCCCCGAGGATTTAAGCCTGCACGTATTCGAGTACGTCAGTGACAATGTGCAGGTACAGTTTCGTCAACTCCGCAGCCGTCTCGGCCGGCGTCAAATCCCACTCAAACGTGGGGGCGTCGCCCTCGCCGACCTGAAACCCGCCGTTTTCGAACCCGCCAGAGCCGCATGTCCGATCCGCATGCACGCGCTCGATGATTCCGTCGAGGAGCCCGAGCGTGAAATCGTGCGCGTCCTCCGCGAAAGCGGCAGTTGATCGGACAAAGACGTGAAGGTCAGCCTGAAAATGGCGCCGCTTCACACCGGATGTGGCACCACCGAACGCGACCCGACGCTCATCGCCGTGCGATAGTTGCACCACCATGAGCGCGCCACTGTCGGCAATGTCGTCGAGTACGTAGTCGACGTGGTCGACGCGTTTCGAGAATGCGCGCCGTACCGCGCCGAGCCCGTCGACCTGCGGCGAACGGTACGAGCGGCTGTCGTCGTCGTAGGCGCCACCGAAGTAGACGCACAGTTGGTTGAGGACCGATGCTGCTGTCACTAGCGGGCCTTACGGTACGAGCGGAGGATCCGTTTCGCCTCAGTAACCAGCCCGGCCGCGTCGTCACGCCGCGGGTCGTCACGGCGGGTCGTCGATGTGACCGTGGTTGACGGAAATTGGTCTTCGGCGGTTGTATCGGGCCGCATGAGCAGCGCCACCGCGTAGTTGATGATGGCCTGGTGGACGTCGGCGGGCAGCGCGGAAACCCCGATGACGCCGCCCGCGCCTGCCGTGACGGCATGGGCGTACGTCGTTGCGGCAGTGAGCGGGACCGTCGTTGACCCGGCGACATACGCCGCGTCGACGGTGACCGCTTCCTCTTTGCCCGGGTTCCACAGTCGCAGTACCGTGTCGACGGTGATACCAGTCGCGTCGGCGACGGTGATCGACGTTGCGCCAGCCGATGTTGATGCCGCGAGATTCGTTGTCACATATCCGGCTGTGTATGTCCAGCGGACAAATAGGTCACTGGACATTGGTGCGCCGAATTGCAGCGCACCCGACCACGCTGAAACCCCGGCCAGTTCGGCAACAACCTGTCGCTCGTCCTCGATCCACACAGTCGGGCTGGTGAGAGTCGTCAGGTTGCTCATTGTCGCGCCGTACGCGATCGACGAGACGGCGGCGACGGGAATGTGGTCGGGGTTGAGTCGTAGCCGCCCGTACCTGTCCGACCGGGCACGAAGCTGGTCTGTGCGGGTATGCGCTGCGAACCCGCCGGCCGAGACGAAATTGTCGGCCCACGCCGAGGCTCGCAGCAACACGTTGAGCAGTTCGGCGTCCTGATAGTCCGGGGACTGTCCGGTCCGCAGATTCTCCGAATCGAGGAATGTCGGCGCCGCGCGGAACTCTTTGACCGACACGTATGGTGATGTGAGCACGGCACCCCCTCAAATCAGGCCGGGACGCATTCGCCGCCGCAGCGGGAACACGCTTTGAAATACGACTGGAATCCGCAGTTGAGGCAGGCGTATCCGCCGGTTGCGCGGGCGCCGGTAGCGGACGCCACGAACGCACCCATGGATCGCAGCGCCCGGACGTGGCGCGGATTGTCGACGTCAACGATGTGGCCGCTGTAGTGGGTGGTGCCGCCCGTTTGTGCGCCCTCGACGGATATTCCACGGCAGGCGTTGTCGGGCATGCACATGCGCGTTGCCATAGAGCCCCTTTCGGCGTACTGGGGGCAGCCGAAGCCACCCCCAACACATTGACGGACGTCAGGACTTCTTGATGCCGGAAATGGAGCCGAGCCATCCGGGGGCGTAACAGATCGCGGTACCGTACCAGTAGGACGACGACTCGTACGCGAACTGGTTCACCGGCCAGTCCACGCCCATGAGGTCCTGCACGTTCCACACGGCGAAGACCTCAGAAACCTGCGAGTCGGGCATCGGCAGCGTGTCCGACACGATCAGGCTGTTGCCCTGCGGCAGCCACGGATGCACCTCGATGTCCACGGCCTTGCCGGTGACCTCGTTGTAGATGGTCGTCACGACGTCACCGAGACTGACGCCGGTCAGTTCGTCCTGCCGGACGGTCAGCCGGTACGCCGAGTTGGAGCCGCCCGACCGCATCGCCTCGGAGAGCTGCTTGCGGTCCTGCCCGGACATCATGATCCGGTCCGGGTCGGCCTTCACGCTGTCGTACATCGATGCGAAGCCGGTCTGCCACTCGGACCCGGGTGATGTGGTCGACAGGGTCGTGTTGAGCGTGTTGGTGTAGCCGGCCGAGGTGCCGGAGCAGTAGGCCCACAGTCCGTCGTACTCGTTGGCGTCGGCGCTGCCTCCGTCGGCGCTGGTGAGGTTGATGGCCACGCCGCGGGCGTCGGTCCATGCGGTGACGGCCGGGCTCGCGGAGGTAGGCAGGGTCCCGTGGATCGCCGTGGTGTTGTACCCGGACCGTGTGGCGTACAGGTACTTCGACGCATCGCCCGGGTCGGAGGCGGAGGTGTTGGAGGTGACGAACACCCGCGCGCCGGTCGCACCGGCCGGCAGGGTGTACGTGACGTCAACGACCTGGCCCGTGGTGGTCGGGCTCGCGTTGTAGGCGACCGCCGACGCCTGCGACAGTCCGAAGTCGCCCATCTCCGCGCACACCCGCACATAGATGTAGGTGCCCGAGGTGAGGGCGGTCTCGTTGCTCGCTGCGGTCCGCGCGGTGACAGCAACACCGGTCGGCGCGGCGAGGACGCCCGCGAACCCGGAGGCGGTGCCGCGGCCGTAGAGCAGAACGCGCTCCTCCATCAGCATCGAGCTGTAGAGCAGCGACGTGCGGGAGAGCTGCCGAATGTCCTGGTAGCCCTGGCCGGAGTACTGCGCGGCCCACGTCACCTCGTCGGATACGCCGAACTGGATGTAGGGGACGACGACGTCTTCACCGGCGTAGGAGATCTTCGGCCCACGGTTGTAGTACAGGGCGTTCGAGGAGCCGGATACGGCGAAGTTGGTCTGGGTCGTCGATGCGATGCCCGGACGGAGCACGCCGACACCACCAGTGCCGGTACCCGTGAACCCGGTGATCTTCTTGAATCGGTGCGACGTGCCGACACCCTTGCGCCGGATCACCCGGTTCCGCAGCGGCGTCGGCCGGGGCGTAAGCATCTTCGCCGGGGCCTCAAGGTCGAACGCGACCAGACCCGTCGACACCGGCGACGTGAGACTGATGTCCTTCGCCAGATCCGGGACCTGCGCCTTGAGCTGCTCCAGCGTCGCCGTGACACTGGCCAGCGACTCGGCCGACATCGACTTGACGATCGAGGGCGCAGCGAGCGCCTTCGTCAGGGACGCGTACGGCGTCTCGGGCGCGTCGAAGCTGACCGACGATCCGGATCCGAGCGCCGCCGCCTCCTCGCGGGTGATCGTCCGCTGCGGCGCGGAATCGACCTTGCTGAGGAATTCGTCGAAGCGGGTCGCGACCTCGGCGGGGGACAGCCGCGGCGCATCCGGTGCGCCGCCGAACAGGTTTTCGACGGGAGGCAGAGCCATGATGTTGTCTCCAGACATGCAGAAACCCCCGCACTCTGGGGGGTTCCGGAATTGGTTGATGTGGTCAGATGGCGATCTGGGCGGCCTGCGCGAGCTTCTTCTCTGCCAGCTCGCGGTAACCCTCGCGGAGGGTGAGGTCGGCCATTCCGTCGGCCTTCTGCAAAAGTTTCGCCGCCTCGGCCTTCAGCAGATCGGCATCCGAATAGCGTGCCGCCTGGTCCTGCACGGCGGTGCGCGTGAGCACCGGCCCGCCAGGCTCGGGCAGCGCCTTGACCGCCTCCAACTCGCTGAGCGCCTTGGTGAGGTCCGCCGACTGGGCGTCGATCCGCTCGGTTGCCTTTGCCAGGGCTGCGGCCTGCGCGTCGACCTTCACGATGAGGTCCTTTTCGCGCTGTTCGGCGGCAGTCGTGGCCTCCGCAACTGCGGTTTTGATCAGGTCGGCGACGTCGGCCTTGGTCAGGGTCGGTACGTCGGTCTTCGTGACCGCCGGTTCCGACTGTGGGGCCGGGTCGGCGGGGGTCTCTGGAGTAGCTACGTCGGCCGATTCGTCGGTCACGGCGGGCGACTGCTCCTCCGGTGGGGTCGTCGTCTCGGGCTCGTCGGACTTGGTGAGGTCCGGTGCGTCCGACATCTCCACCACGGCTGGCATGGCAACGGCTGCCGCCGCGGTGCCTGCGGCTTCGGCCTGCTCTCGCTCGACGAACCAGCGCAGCGCATCGACCGCGCGCAGCAGGATCTGGATGTCGATGGCCTCGTCGAACTGGCCCATGCCCAGCGACTGCGCCTCGTGCTGGATCAGCGCGGCGAGACACCCGAGCGCGTCACGTGCCCCGGCGAGATCCTGCGACTCGTCACGCGGACCTTCCCCGTCGACCTTGGCGAGGTCGAGATCGGCGAGAGCCTTGAGGATGCCGTCCGCGGATTCCGTCTTCTCGGAGCCCTTGAGTGCGCCGTCCGGCCCCCAGTTGTCGGGGATCATGTCGGTGAGTCCGAGCGCCTTCGCGCGGGCGATGATGTGCCGGCGGATCGCGTCGTGGTCGGCGCCGCCTCGACCGACCGCCTTAATGGCGTTGCGGAGATCGGACTTCGACTTGACCGGGTAGGCGCCGTCCTTCATTGCCTCGCCGGATTCGGCGGCCTCTTCGCGCTCTTTCGCGGGAAAGTCACGCTTCTCGACGTCCGGCACATCGGACTTGGTTGCGTCCGGGGTGTCGTCGTGCTCGACCACCTTCGGGTCATCGATGGGCTGAAGTGCGCCGGAACCGTCGGCCTTGGCCATTTCGAATAGGCATCGACCGTTGGCTGGTCTATCGACGAGGCTCACTTCGATTACCCGGCCCCCCACGATCTCCCCGCCGGGCGCGTCAGCCTTCCCCATGACAATGCGCGGCTCACGGACCCCGACACTGAATCCACGAAGAACCTTGTGGTCGACCTTCTTGATTGCCTCGGAGTCGACGACCTTCGCCGCAAGAAGCTGCGCCCCGTCGTCGCCGCGAGTAAGGCCAACACCTACTCCAACGGCCCGTTTCGGGTCGTGCTGTTCTCTGACGTTAGCCCCGTCCCTTAGCCACGCAGGCATAGCCTTATCGATAAATTCCTGGCTGAATCGCTGGCCATCGCTGTCAAGGTCAGTCGAAATGGCAGGCCCGTACACCATCAGCGTTCCGTCGTCCTGCTTGACGGTCTTAGTGATAGGCGCCCAAGCGTAGGCAACATCAGTCATAACCGCTCCGTCGCTTTTTTCGACGGCCCCGATGTTGGCCGCCTCATCTGATTCATACGAGACACTTTCGCCACCACGCACCGACAGGAATCCGCGTACCCACGCCAGCGACAACGCCCTCTGTCGCGCATCGCCGTCCGCCCGAAATGGACAACTCGTGACCGCCAAGCCACGACGCCCCGCGAAAACGCCGAGACGACGCGCGTGCATGATGTCAGTCGCGTCAGCTGACGGCTGCTTCGATTTGGCCATCAGATGAAGTCCTTCGCGTTCGACTGCATGCGCGTTTTCTTGGCCGACTCCACGTCGGACTCCCGACCAAGAATCTGGGCGCGAAACTCGGCGTACGTCATCCTTCCGTTATCCGCCCACCATCGGAGCAGGTCTTCGGATGCGTGCTTCCTGGCACGAGCCGTTGGGCCAGAGAACAGCGTTATCGGATCGACGTTGGCGCGTTTACCTTCACGCGAGAGCATGTGGCCCCGAACGGCGGTCTCGGCTGCAATGTATTGCAGGTTGACCTACTCGTCGTACTGTCGCCGGACCGATCGTTCCAGCGTTTCGCCAACTCCGCGCTCAACCGCAGACGATGCCTCGTCGCGGCGCAACTGTTCCGGATTTAGGTCGTGGACTTCCGCGTAGGCTTCCAGATAGTCCCAACCGCGAGCCACCAGATCGTCAACGCGACTGTCCTCGGGCGCGGACTGATCATTCCAATGGCCGAGGTCGCTGCCGCCGGAAAGCCATCCGTCCTCGCCGCCGCCCGCGTCGCCGGTTGGCGTGTCCATGTTCTGTTCACGCCAACCCATTTCATCGAAGATGCGCTGTGCCGCCGCGTCGTCTCCCCGTTCGGCCGCCGCGTTGAACTCGGCCATAAGTTCGTCGTCGCTGAGCGCATTGAGATTGAGTCGTTCGGACTGGTCCTCTTCATGGCGGATGAAGTGGTCGGCGTCGTTGTCGACCTGCGCGACGATGACTGGATGCTTTTCCCGTTCCACTGGCGTGCTGCCGTCGTCTGGCATGGTGACTTCGGCGAGCCTGGACACGTGAGCGTTGTGTCCATCGGTATGGGCCATGCCGTGCATCGATCCTCGGCATGAGCAGACGCAAATCTTGCCGGTCGCGTTTGCGCAGTCTTCCGAGTGTTCGCCGGCCATGGTCACCCCCTCAGTCGCCGTTGCGCCGCTTGCGTGCTATCCGCGCCAAGTCGGGGTGCCGCCGCATGATGAGATCCACGGCTTCGGCGTGCCGCGCCGTGGTCAGCCTGTGCAGCTGGCCTTCGTGCATGCGGTAGTAGTAGAGCGGCTCTTTCACCACATTGCCGCGCAGCCGGGCTTTGACCATGCGAACCCAAAATTCCCAGTCCTCATAGCCCGCGCCAAGCCCAGCAAGACCGAGGTCTTCGGCATACCCGCCAACCTCCTGCCACGCTTTGGCCGTGATGAGGGCGAAGTTGGTGCACGGCGTGTGTGTCGTCAGCTCCGCCAGTGACGTCGGCGGAATCGACTCCATGACCACGTCCCGGCCGCCGACCTGCTGGCCGTACACATTCACCCAGTCGTATCCCGGTAGTGCGGCAACCGCCTTTTCGAGGCAGTCGAGGCGAAGCCAATCGTCCGCATTCGCAACGAACAACGCATCGCAACCGTGGTCGACGGCGAAAAAGGCTGCCCGATTCAGTGACGCCGGCCAGCCAAGATGGACATCGTTGCGAGTCAGGCTGTAGTTGCCCCACCGGCAGGACATGAAATCCCAGGTGCCATCGTCGGTACCGTCCGCGTTCCGGTCGACCACAAAATACAGGCAGAATGGCTGGTAGGTTTGCGCCTCGATCGACGTGATCAGGTTTTCGATCCACGGCAGAGAGTTGAGTACTGGCACGCATACGCCGACTTTGAGGGGGGCCGGTTCGGTTCGGCCGCTGCTGCTCATTGCGCCTCGGCGATCGCCCGGTAGCGGTCGAGAATGTCGGTTGCGAGGATCTCCTGGCGTTGCGGCCCGAACGTGTAGTGGGAGACCAACGCGTTGCCGATGAGCATGTTGACTTTGCCGGTGCGACGCGGCCATTCGATGGTGTGGAAGTTCTCTTCCTCGGCCCATCCGTATGCGTCGTTGCTGTAGCCGAGGAATCCGGGCGGCTGGAGTATCGCGTAGTCGCTGCCGGCCGTAGCGAAGCATGATACGGAAAATTGGGTGGCGGGCGGGAGTGGAACGTCCTGGTACAGGTACAGGTCACCTACACGGCCCTGCTCGATCTTCTCCAGCAGGAGGTTGTGGATCCTGATTCCGAATTGGCCGTTAGCCCACCCGATCGGGTCCATGCAGTACATGCCGACGGTGCCCCAGTCGCGGGGTATCTTGCCGTACTGCTGCGCGAAGTGCGAGACAATGGCGTTGTTCCATGTCATCGGGAATGCGCACAGCACCGATTCTTGTTGAAGTTTCGCATTCACGAGTGTTGTGATGGCATCTTCGTGGATGTAGATGATGTCATCGTCGAGCCGCACATACACCGCGTCGGCATTCGTGAAATAGCGGTAGGCAAATCCGGTCATGCGCTGCTTTGGCGACAGGACGGGAACATCGGCCGGGCGGTGGACTAGGTGAATCCAGTCGTGCGACGCGGCCAGTTCGTGCGCGTAGGCAACATCACCGACCTGATCCGGGTCGGTATTCATGTACAGGTACCAGGCGTCGACAATGCCGCGTCGGTGGTCACGCGCCAGGTGCCGATACAGCAGCGACGTCGTGACCTTCCGCCCCCAAGGGGTCCACGCGATCGTCGGGCGCCCGTTGACGCTCACGCCGCAACCCCTGCGGTGATGCCCATTGCCGCCTCCCACTGTGGCGCGATTGATTCGATCGTGTTGCTGCGAGCCTTGTCGCGGGCGGCCTTCCCCATCGCCGTACGCAGGTCGATGTCAGTGGCGAGTTGCCGCATGTACCCGTCCCATTCGTGGTCTCGGCGGACCAGGAAACCGGTCACGCCGTGCTCCACGAACCGCTCGTAGGGTTCGATCGCCGATGCGATGATGGGGATACCGAGTGCGGCAGCCTCGATCGCTTTCGTCGCAGCCTTGCACCTGTTGAATTCGGTGGATCGGTACGGGGCCAGCCACACATCGAACCCTTGGCACGCCCGCAGGTATTCTTCGCCGGGCGTCCGCCAGCCGACGTATTCGACGGCGTCGCTGCGCAGTCCAACTGATGCGAGGTCCCGGGGCCAGACACCGACGGTGCGGACCCGCACGCCAGCGTTGCGGTCGCAGAATCGCCGTACCCGGGAGCCGATCAACTCCAGCTCCGGGAGCGTCGAGCTCGATCCGGCCCATCCGAGCGTGACCGGGCCGAGGCTGGAATGCCGCCAGTCGAGCACGTGAGCGGGGAGCCCGTTCGGCACGACCACCGTGTTCGGATTGTGGCGACGGTAGGTGTCGGCGAGGCGTTGCGATACGCAGGTGACGGCGGTGGCTGCCTCGATGTTGGCGATCATCCGAGCGCGGCGTCCTGGGTCGCCGTAGTAGACGACGGCGTCCGCGTTGGTCGAATCGACGTTGAGGTAATCGTCGTCGACGTCGTAGACGAGCGCGCGTCCCTCAGCCGCTAGTCGCTGCCACACGGCGGTTGGTGCCGGCTCGCAGATCCGCGGCCCCACAACCACGTCGGCCTCGCCCTGTCGTTCGACGGTGAACGCCTGCCCGATGGTGACGTGGTGGCCGCGGCGCCGTAGTGCTTCGCCTGGCAGTTGCATGCGCCAGAACGCCTGCCCGGCTTCGTCGGCGCACCAGAAGTGGATGCGGGTCACGCGAGTGGGCCCCAGTAGTCGCGGGCGAAGATGTCGGCGGTGGGTTCGTAGACACCGTCCGGGCCGTGTACGCGGATCTTCTTGGCTCCGGTCGCCGTGTCGAGGATCAGTCCGACGACGGTCACGTGCACCCCGTATGCCGGATGGCCAGTCATGCCCTGCGGCTGATAGCGGTAGGCCTCGCCGAGCTGCGGCATCATGACGACCGGCTGGCGAGGTAGCCGGGGAGCCAGTGCTCGGCGAACCATGCGACAGTTCCGGAGATACCCGCGTCGAGCGGCACGAATGCGCCCGGGTCGATGCCTACCTGCGCGAGGGTCGAGACGTCGGCGGACACAACGGCGTTGGGGACTTCTCCGGGCCGCATCGGCAGGTGTGTCAGTTCGACGGGCGGGTATCCGAGGTCGGCGGCGGCCTTGATGACCAGCTCAGCGACCTGGTTGACGGTGTGGCTGGTGGGCGGCCCGACTTCGACGGGCTTGACGGTGGCGCCATGCTGCGCGGTGTGGTCGATGGCGGCGACGAAGGCGTGGGCGACGTCGGATACGTGGACCATGTCGCTGATTTGGGTGCCGTCGCCGTAGACCTCGATGGGCGCACCGGTCAATGCTCGACACACGAACGCGGGGGTTATCTTGCGGACCTTCGACGAGCCGTACGGTGCGGCTACCGACTGCCCGCAGCCGTAGGCATTGACGGGCCTGACGATGGTAATGCGCCCGCCGCGGTAGGCGTTGTGCATGCGCGCAAAGTCCTCGGCGGCCGTCTTCGAGATGGTGTAGGCGCCGGTTCCGTGGTTGCGCATCCAATGGTTCCCGACGCCCGCATAGACGGTCGGCAGCGAGTACTGGGCTGCGGCTTCGAAGATGTTCAACGCGCCGATGATGTTTGTTTCGGCCGACGGGCGCGGATTGGTGATCGTCTCCTGCGTGCCCAGCACCGCCGCAAGGTGGATGATCGCATCGACGTGGGCTGCGAACTCGGTGACGGCTGTTGCGTCGCGGACGTCGCCCATCATGACCGGTGCGCCGTGGGCGATGCGGCCACGCGTATCGAACACCATCGGGTCGTGGCCGGCGCCCCGCAACTCGGCCACGACGTGACCGCCGATGAATCCGGCTCCGCCGGTGACTCCAACGCGCATGATTCCGCTTTCTCTGTGGGGGACGGCTTTTGATTGGGGGCCGGGCCTGAGTCCGCCCGTCCCCCGACGCGCAACGTCAGGCCCGGGTCAGAGGTGCAATACCCAATGGCCGTGCGCACAGGTGAATGACGTCGCGCACGGGTGCACACCTTGCGGTGGCCGGCACATGCCGCAGACTTCGTCGCGCGTGGCGATGGTCGGGACGGGTGCTGGGGGTGCGGCGACCACGGTCGGGGTGGGTGCCTGCTGCGGCCCGGGGATGGGTGCGAGCGTGGCGGGCGGTGCGACGTCACCCGGGACGACCGGTTTGGGCGCGGGCGCTGGCGGGGGTACGACCTCTGCCGGTGCTGGGGGTGCGAAACGTGACGCCTCAGATTTCGGTGCGGCTTCTGCTTGCTCGGCGGCGGCGGCGTTGATCCAGTTGGTGACGGTCGGGCCGGACACGCCAAGGGATCGGGCAACAGCAGCCTTGGATTCGCCGGACTTGACGCGCTGGACTGCGGCGGCCTTCTGCGCGTCGGTGATCTGCCGCGCCACTATGCCTCCCTGCGGATCGATCCGGTGACCGTGCCGGACACGACCTCGACGTAGATGCCGGTCTGGCCCGATGTGGTGATGCCGGCCGGGTAGTACTCGCGAGCTGACTCGTACGCGACGAGCGCGATCTCCTCCATCACGGCGCCGGTAGCGCCTGTTGCGGAGTCCCATACCCGCACGGTCGCGGTTGATCCGGCGGTCTCCCGGACCGAAAATCCGGCGTACCGCTTGGCGGTGGTGGCGATGACACCCGAGGCCGCAAACGGCGTGGGATGAACGATCACGAGGCTCCTCCGAGATGGCAGCGGCACCAGGGGTGGACGGGCGGGCGGATGTGCCCGGATGGCCACGCCACGCCAACGGGCAGCGGGCCGGATTCGGCGTTTTCGATGCAGATGGGGCAGTTGTCCACCCGCGGGTCGAGATACCACCGCTGGTGGCGCATCCCGGTTGCCGGCTGGATCACTGCCGCCGCGATTTCAGCAGCGCGACCAACCTCGGTCAGTGCGACCATGGCGGCCCATGGCGACGCGTTGAGCGCTGCCGTGATGCTCGTGCCGGCCGCGATCGCAGCAGCTGCTGCCGTGAGCCTGCCCGCGGTGAGTTGTTGCGCGGCACGTCGCGACTCGGCCTCGACTATCGCCGTGTCGACGCCGGTGGCGGCGAGGATCTGCCGTGCCCGGTCGGTGTCACCCGGGCGCCAGCCAAGCCAGTCGACTGAGGCGATCGCCCCGGCTGCGGTGCCGCTGGCGGCGAGGGCGCGTGTGGACAGTGCGCCGATGACTGCGCCGTCGAGCATCAGCGGAATGAGTACCGCGGCGAGTGTGGCAGTGACTTTGCCGCGGCGGTCGTCGAGCCACTGTTCGGCGGGTTCGGTCTCGGACGCGTCGGGGTGGGTCTGCCGGTAGTCGGCCGTGAGGCTATCGGGCAGTGCCCCAGTCAAAGCCTGCGCGAGGATGGGCGCCCAGTGGTTGGCGGTTTGCCGGTCCCGGGACCACCCGGGCCACGCTTTTGGGTCGGCATCACGCCCTGCGGCGGGGGTGATGGTGGCCGGGTCGAGTCCGTAGGTGGCGATGTCGGCCTTCGTGAGGTGGGCGGCGACGAATGGGCGCGAGGTGTGGCCTTTGCGGAGCCAACGCCGGTACGCGCCGATCTCCGCTTTGACGGACTTCTCCGCTTCGGCGTCTTCGGCGGCGGCTGGCTTCGGCGGGCTGTCGGCATCCTCGGTGTCGGATGTGGCGCCCAGTGGGGCCGGCGACTCTCCGTCATCGTCTTCCGCGGGCTGCTTACCCACGATGGCCCGCTGTGCGAGTTCCGCGCCGGCCGCAGCCCGATCGGCGGCACCTTCGAGGACGGTGACGTTGTTCCCGGAGATGAGTAGCGGCATGTCGGCTTCGGGGATGTCGAGGCGCGGCTGCCCGGTCTGGTCGCGCGCCTCATTGATGGTCATCCGCGCGGTGCACACCCTGTTCTGGGTGACCGTGTCCGCTTCGGCCTCATCCTCGGAATCGAAGCCCAAGAATTTGAGTTCCAACTCTCGGGGCATGCCGATGTGTCGACGCGAAATGTCGGTCAGGGTTTCCTGTAGCCATTGCATGTCGGGGCGGGTGGCGCGCCGGTTTTGTATGTCGGCCTGGCCCTCATGCCACCCGGTGGACCCGAGGCCACCCTGCTCCGTGAAGCCCAATTCGGCAATGGTGACGTCGAAATGTCCCGCAACCAACTTGATCAGGTGCAGGTCGTATTCGGGCCGGTACCGTTCGGCCACGTCCGTCGATTCGACCGGCTCAATCCCCGGCGGCAGGACACGGAGCCTGTGCCGCATCGCGGACTGGCCGCCGTAGACGTCGTTGATTTGCCGCTCGAAGTCCATGACCTGCTGCGGCGTCCAGCCGAGCATTGACCCGTCCTGCTTGAGCCATCCGGTGGGCATGACGCCATCGGTGTACTCAGAGCCCATCCACTGCATGCGCTTCAGGTACAGGTCGCCGTCCATCAGCGCCTGCTCGACGGCCGACAGCCCGTACGGGGTGAACGATCGGACGTTGGACCGCAGATAAATCAGCCGGTCCGCAGTGTACCCGTTGATGACGTTCCCGTCGCCGTCAACATCGGCGACGAATTCGCCGCGCGGGAATCCGTGCAGAATCTGCTGAAACGCCGGATTCGGGGGCAACGGCCGACCACCACGATGGTCACGCAACGGCTTCACCGTACTGCCGTCGATGCATTCTAGCGCGTACAGGTCTTTGCCGAGCCCGGCAACCGCGCCCCGAGTCCGACGCGGAAACAGCGCGATCGCATCCAACACCAAATGGTCTTCGAGGACGGCGGTCACCCACCGTGAGAACGCGTACCCCTGGTCCCGGTCGGGCTCGCTCCAAAACTCGGTACACCGCGAGATTTCCGGCGCCAGCCTTTCCCGCAGCGCCTTCTCAACCTCGACTTTCGACCCGCCGTCGACTTCACGCGCCGCATTGACGGCGTCCTTGGTGACGGCGACAGTCCATTCGACCGTCGCCACTTCCTTCTTGCGGATCTCGATGCACTTGCGGAACAGCGGGATGCGCTCTGCCGCGTCGCGCAGCACGGACCACGGCACCAGCCGATCCGTGACGCCCGGCAGGTTCGCCGTGACCGGATATTCGTTGCGGCGCGGAAGTGGGCGGCCGGACGGCTGCACCGGGTCGATTGCGCCCGGGATGAGCGGTACGCCCGGCCCGAACGCCACCTGCGGCTCAACCCGCGGCAGCGGCACCAACGCGCCCGTGACCTGCCCGCTTCGGGCGGCCTGCATCAACCCGAGCACCTGCTGTGGTGTGAACGTGCCGGCCGGGGTGATCGTGGGTGCGGCGGCCTTCACGACCGTGCGCTGACTACGGGTACGGCGACGCCCCACCATTCACCCCCCGTCATCCAGCAGCATCCTTGTATGCATTCTTGTATGCATTCAGCCACTCGCTCGATGCGACACCCGAAACGCCGAGCATCAGCCTCGACAGCGCCTGCGACGCGGCATCGACCTGATCGTCATGCTTTGCCGCCGGGAACCCGGCTAGCTCCTCAACGAAAGATCCGACCCACGGCGCGACCGCGGCCGTCGGAATGTAAACGTTTCCCGCCTCGACCAGCGGCGCCACAGCCGACGCGCGGGCGTACTTCGACCCTCCGGGCTCGACGGCGATCAGTCCCGGAACATGCATGCGCAACTGGGATATCACGGCCGGGCCGTTGGCCTTGTCCTCGACCAGTTTTGCCGTCGTCTGCGGCCATTTCGCCGACAGCGCTTCGACGGCTTTGCATGTGGCGGTGAAGTCCATGCGGTCGCGCACCTGGTCGAGGAGCCACGCCTGTGCGCCACGGCGAGCCCACACCTGCCCGACAACGTAGTCGGAACCTTTGGTGTCCTTGAATGTCATGTCCCATGATTGGATGACCTGATCGGCGTCGGCGTGCCATGTCCCCGCAGGTGCCCGGTAGGCCGGCATCGCGTCGAAATGGCGCCACCAGGACCGCTGGAACAGCCCTCCCTCGCCCGGCGTTGGCCGCCCCTGAAAAAGCGCGTTCCAAGAGCGTTCGCCGACCTCCCGGCGACGTTGTTCCCATTGTTCGGGGGTCCGGCCGCGGGCGGAAGCCATGTATTCGCCGGGCTCTCGGCCGAGTGGGTCGGCCTCGCCGAGTTCGGGCCGATGGTCGGCTTGGGCTGGGATGTTGATGACGCGCCAGGCAACCCCGTCGTTGCGGTCTTTCAGCCAGCCGGACAGGTCATCGTGCCGCCATCTTGTTTGAATGATGACCACGGCGACACCGGGCCCGAGCCGGGGAATTGCGACTTCGGTCCAGAAGTCACGGACGGTTTCCTGCCAGGCCGCCGAATCGGCCTGTTCCCCATCCTTATATGGGTCATCAATAATGAGCAGATCGACGGCACGTGATGTCAGCGAACCTTTGATTCCGACACAATAGACCCCGCCGTCGTACCCGTCGAGCTTCCACTCATGCGCCGCAGACGACGACGGATCAACAGCCAAACCAAGCTTGTCGCCGTGGTTAACGATGTCGTCGCGGATGAACTGACCCCAACGCCGCGCGACACCATGAGCATACGAAACAATCGCGATCCGCAAATTCGGATTACGGCGCAACGCCCACAAGGGAAAACGCCGAGACGTCCTCTCAGACTTGCCCTCTTGAGGACTCATCGAAATCATCAGCCGCAAACACTCGCCGTTAGCGACATCGACAAGCGCATCATCAATCAGATTCAGCGCAGCAGTCTGCACCGTCCGAGCGTCAAGATCACACGCCATTGCACCGGGCGACGGCCACGAGCACGGCTCCACCGGACGCCTCGGCTCGAACAGTCGCGCCGCAGCCTCCCACGGCGACAGGACCGCAGTCACGCCACCACCACCGATCAGGCCGCGAGCATCCGCAAATGCCGCGGCACGACCTCGGCAACCATCGACTGCTGCTGCGCCGACAGGTCAAGGTCGCCGAGGATTGCGCGGATCACCTGCGCGATCATCGCCCCTTGCGACTCGGCCAGCCGCACCCGCCGCTCATCCAAGCCAGCGGCAATCGCCGTCTTACACACCCCGACCAAGTGTGCACGTTCCTGCTGATACAACTTGAGGAGCGCATTCGGCACCGCGCCCTCAGTCGTATCGGTACCGGGAAATTCGGTCGCGGTCTTACTGACCTGCTCCGTCTTGCCCCATACCAATTCGGATTCTTGCAGCGCCTTGATCCGCTGCCCGAGCCAAGCCACATGCCCGGCCGTGCGGTGAACCTCGGCGAGAAGCGCATCAACCGGATTGACCTCGACCGGGAGTCCGTATGTGTCCATTGCCTTCGCCGCAGCGGCTTCGGTAAGCCGTGCTTTCGCCGCGTTCCTGGCCTGGATCGCACCGCCGCCGCACTGCCGGCATACGTTCAAGCCGCGCATTGGTTGACGTCCGCACGGCTGTCCGTCGCTTTTTCGGTGAGCCGAGCATTTCGGGTGTGGCTGGCCGCATTTATCGCAGCCGTGCCTGCGGTCAACTGCCATTGGCGTTGCGCATGTGGTTATTGGAGGCGTTCATGTTGCCTCCTCGTTTGCGTCCGGGCCATATCAGGAGTTGTGCGCCCCACAGGATCCCGAGTGCGCCGATCATCGCTGCCGAGTGTGGCATGTCGACCGGCTCACCGATGCTGGCGATGCCGGCCGTGAGGATTGCCGCCCCGATCGCTGTGGTGGTTGCGAGGGCGAGGGGTCGGCGAATCTCCCTCACCGGCCCCTCTCACCATCCCTCACCCGGCCGTCGCCTGCCGGTATGGCCGGTCCGCAGTGGGGTCGCGGACCGGAGTATGTGAAAGGCCCGCGCTCATTGAGCCGGGCCGTCGTCCCTGGGGACACATCGCCCAGGATTAGTCTCGGACTTTACCTGATGCCCGGTCGTGCCGTCCAGCAGCGCCGCCGCTCAGCGTGTCGTCGACGTCTTCCCATCGGTATCTGACGCCACCGTCGGGGTGCCGATATCGTCGCCAGTGGTGCTCGCTGGCCATGCGGTAGACGTAGGATTTCCTGACGCAGTAGATGGATATCACCGCTTGGACTGTCATGTAGGTGACCACGGCGCCCCCTTTACGCGGCTTTCTGCGGCACCTGCTGGTATCCGCTTCTGCCTGCGACCATCTGGCCGAACCTCCGCCATTCGTAGGCGGGCCACACGTGCTCTTCCTCGGCGCTGCACGCCAGCTCGGACGGCAACATGCTGTCGGCGGCGCGCATCCGGGCTTTGACGGTGCCGTCGCATCCGTCGTGCGGGCATGGCCCGATTTCGATGGTTCGGACGCCGGACGGGTAGGCGATCGGGTGCGCGCGGGACACGAGTTCGGCGAGTTCGGCTGATGCATCGGCTGCGGCTGGGTGTGCGGCGAGCCACTGTCCGGAGCGGGCGACGTAGGCGCCCATCGCGGTCACATCATTGGCCGGTAGGGCGAATCCGCGCTCCTCGGCGATGAGTCGGCACCAGCCGACGAGCACGGCCCGGATGTTGTCGCGGGCGTCGACCGCGGCGGGGTCTAGCGATAGGCCGACCCCTTTCTCGCCCCCGGACGTCCGCTCGTGCTCTTCGTGGCTGCCGCTGGTGATGCGGTCGAGGATGGCGTCGTGGAGGTCGGCGGCTTTGCGTGCGTCGGTGGGGATGCGGTCGGCGTGGTGTTGGCAGAGGTTGAGTCCGTCGGCTGCGGGTGCGGGGAGGCAGCCGCGGCATTGGTTGTTGTTGCAGCCGTCGGTGTGGCGGCGGGGGATGGCGCATTTGGTTGCGCAGAGCGGCCGCCCGTTTATGCCCATCTATGCCCCCAGTTTCCGGGTTGTGCGACTGGTGCAGATGGTAGCGCGACGATCATCGTTTGCGCAGGTCACGCGGCCGTGAATCGGCTGGGAGGGGGCCAGTCGCCGTCAGCGCTTCAGTCCGGCCAGGAACACCCGCCACGCCCCGGCGCCGAACGTCAGCACCGGCCCGTCCGGGTTTTTCGAGTCGCGCATGTGAACCTGGTCGACTGCGGGCCTGTCGACGGCCACGCAATGGTGCGACTCACATTTGGTGCTGCGCCGCCCGATGGCGCCGATCTCGACGCAGTGCGCTTCCTTGTATTTCGTCGATCTTCGCCATTCAATCTGCATTTCCGTGCCCTTCTTCTCGTAGTAGTTCTAGTAAATCGTCTTGCCCGTCGACGTCACCTTTCCTTGGCGTGTCGGGCATTCTCGGGCGCCGCACGGCTGGCGGTTTCAGTGCTCGTCGCGCAGCCTGGTCGGGATCGTGTTTCGGGCCCCATCCGCGGGCGACGCTGATCGGGTCTGTCAGCACGGCTGAGCAGCCAGGATATCGACAGACGACCCGACTCACGTCTGCCCCCGCCGTTTCAGCCACCGATGCACTGCGCCCCGCGACATTTGCAACTCGGCCGCCGCGCGGGTGATGTTTAGTTCACGCGATTCGATCGCTGCCGCTATCGCGTCGAGCCGTTCTGGCGAAAATCGCTGTTCGACTGCGGATTGGTTTTTCACTATCGGCTCGTAGCCGGCTCGACTTATCGCTGAGCGGCCACGCGGGTTGGATATCCGCATTCCGATTTGCATGACACTGAGGCCCTACTTGTGGAGGTCGAGGATTTCCTTGCGCTCGGCGTCGGTGATCGGGCCCTTGGAGGACGTCACTCGCCCCACACCGCCTTCGTTGCGTTCCACCCGGCGCCGAACGCTACGGCGAGGGTGAACAGCACGAGCATCGCTCCTCCCACGACCACTCCCGCAGCCTTCCCTGCAACCCCGGGTGTTTTCGCGGCTCGTGCGGCGCGTCGCGCGTCGCGTGCCGCGTTGGGTCCGGGTCCGTGGTTGGCGGCGAGGACGGCGTTGATGGCGGCGTCGTATTCGCGTTGGGCGGCGGTGAGTCGGGATCGTGCGGCTCGGCGGGCGTCGTCGTTGGTGTCTGGCATGGGTCGTGCTCCTTCACGTCGGCCCCGTGCGCCTGCTGAGGGCGTCCCTGGCGGGCGCACGGGGGTTGTTGGTGGGTTGGTGTGGGTACTGATGTTTCAGGGTCCCCAGGAAGCGACTCCGGCTCGACGTCGCTCGGATGGTGGTTGCTAGTAGCGCCAGTCGGGCAGTCGCGTGGATTCGGATCTCGGCTTGGCGTTGTACTCCTCGACTACGAGCCCGGACAGTGCGCTCGAAATGCTTACCCTCCGGACTCGCGACCTCGAAAGGGTCTGCGCCGATGCCCGCAGTTCGACCGGATCGATTCGGCCGAGCCGTGTGGCCAGGGAGTTGATGTTGAGCTGCTCACCGTAGTGGGCGATGACGTTGCCGACGCCGGTAATGATGGCGCCGTTGACTCCGGCCGGAGTCATGCCGAACGCGGCGGTCAGGACGTTGATCGTGTTGACGGCGACGCTCCGGTCGACCTGGTAGATCCGCTCGAAGGCCGCGATCGCCCCGAATGATCCGCCGTCGCCGCCGAATCCGACCCTCCAGCCTCGAGCCTTCAGAATCTTGTCGATGTCACATGCGGTGGTGTCACCTTCGATCACGCGGGCCTTGAACAGGTCGATCGGGCCGAGTCGCTTCGTGTTGTTGGCGAGGCGAAACAGTTTCGCCTCATCCTGCTCGGTGAGCCCGTCGTAGACGATGCACTGGACGGGGGTCGATCCGTTGCCGGATTTCCGGAGCGCCTCGGCCCGGTGTTGACCGTCGACGACCAGGAGGTCCCCGCCGCGGCGCGACACGGTGAGTGCGCCGACGGCGTCGAGGTCGAACTCTTCCAGCATCTTTTCGACGCGCTTGACGTCGAGTCGCCGCTGGATTTTCGTGGGGACCTTGAGGCGGTTGGCTGGGATTTGCTCCACACTAGGCATGGTTGGTTTCCTTCCGGTTGAGTTGGTTGATCAACTTGGTGATGGCTGACCGGCTCGCCTTCAGGCGTCGGGTGAGCCGGTCAGCGTCCTCTGGTGATTCGGAGATCATCCCGAGGCTGCGGATGCCGTGGGCGATGCCCTCACATTGGGCCGCGATCATTTTGACCGCCCCGAGTTGGGATGCCATGTCCGGCCGATCTGTGGCCGTCGCCGATTGACGCGCGGCAAGATCAGCCGCGCGGACAATGTCGTAGGCCCGGTTGACGCTGATCTTGCCGGCATCGAGATCGGCGACGAGTTGCTGGTTGTTGCTAGCTCGCGCCCACAGGTAGCGGGCACGCCCATATGTCGGAAACGAGATCCGCAGCATCCGGCACGCGCACCCCCGCGCCCCGCCGACGTTCCCGCCACGCCGTTCGCCACGTCCCGCCGACGATGAGTTGGCGATCCTGCGACGTTCCGCGTCGTTCGCATCCAACTCGAAGATCAGGTCGATGTGGCGCATCAGGTCACTGAACCGGCACTGCTCGCCAGCAGGCATCCCTGCCATGATGTCTGCGATCTCGGGGATGCTGTCCGACTCGATCGTGATGATTTCCGTTGCGGCGCAACGGGTTGCGGCTTGAATGCGGCGCCAGCCGTCCACTAGCTGTCCACTGCTGGTGACGATGATCGGGTGCCGGATGCCGTTACGGCGCACGTCGGCGGCGAGCGGCGTGATGTTGCCGTAGCGACGGTATCGGCCCCCGATCTTGATGTCTGGGATCGGGATAACGGTGGGCGGGCTCACTGGGTGTCTCCTTTGCGTGGGTCAGTTGCGGTAGGCGGCGGGGTTGAGGCCCATGGCGCGCAGGCATCGCGTGCAGGGTGGGAGCCGGTCGGCGGTTTCGTATTCGGACTGCGAGCCGGTGCCGCGCCAGTCGCACGGGTCCCACGGGCCGTAGCCGCATTCGGCGTCGGCGTTGAGTCCGGTGGCGTGGCGGTGGTCGGGGCCGACTGCGTGGACGACGGTTCCGCCGGGCAGGTAGCGCCATTTCTCGGCGAAGTTCGTTGGGGCTCCGCCGCTGGTGCACGGGGTTGGGGATGCCGCGCGCCGGTCTGCCTCGACCTCGGCGGCAGTCGGAAACCAGTTCACGTTTTCCCCTTGGTGATGGCTTGGCAGATTCCGCAGGTATCCGGGTTCCCGCCGAGGTGGCCGTATGGGCAGTCGGGATAGTGGCCGTTGACTGGTCGCCGGTCCGGAAATGACCCGCGCGGTATCTCCTTGCGGCGCTGATCTGACGTGGTCACGGCGCATCCTCCAGCGCCATCGAGACAAAGCGTGTGAAATGCCGCTGGTCTGCGAGAGTTTGCGTGCCGGTCGGCCCGCCACGCTGTTTGCCGATGATCAGGTCGACTTCGCCGGCTCGGGGGCTGTCGTTGCTGTCCATGGCGTGGACGAGGATCACCGTGTCGGCGTCGGCCTCGATCGCTCCGGACTCGCGGAGATCGGATACCTCGGGGCGTTTGTCCTGTCGTGATTCTGGCCCGCGGTTGAGTTGCGCGACGAGGATGACGACGCATTCGAGTTCTTTCGCGAGGAGTTTGAATCCGCGGCTCATCGCGGCAACGGCGGCTTGACGGTTCTCGGCTCTGCCGGATGAGACGAGCTGGAGATAGTCGACGACGATCATGCGGATGCCGTGTTGCTGCTTGAGTCTCCGCGACCTAGCCCGTATGTCGGCCACTGTCATGGTTGGGGTGTCGTCGATAAATAGCGGCGCCGTGCTGGTGTCGCCAGCCCATCGACCGAGTTTCACCCAGTCGCGGTCGTCGAGGTCGCCCGCGTCGATCTTGTGTAGCGGCACTCCGGTGGCCGCTGCGGCGAGCCGGCAGCCGAGTTCTGTCTTGCCCATTTCGAGGGAGAACACGGCGGCGGGTATGCCCTGGTCCATGGCGGCGTGCTGCGCCCAGCACATGGCCGAGATCGACTTTCCTGATCCAGGGCGTCCGGCAATGACGATGAGTTGGCCTGGTTTGCCGCCGCCGCAGAGTTGCCGGTCGACGTCGGTCCAGCCGGTTGTGATGACGTGCTCGGCTTGTTCTTCCGGGGTGCGCTGACCTCGGGCTTCGATCTCGTCGAGTAGCGGGCCGACGAGTTCGGACCATGGTTTTGGTCCGTCGTCGCTGGTTGTGGCCCGGTTGGTGTCCACGATCCTGTCGAGGATCTGCTGGGTGACCTGGTCGGCTTCGTCGTGGCTGGCGGCTGAGAGGAGCTGGGAGGCGTAGTCGATGGTTGAGCGGAGTATCCGTAGTTGGTGGAGCCCGGCGACGATGCGGATGTAGTGGCCGATGTTCGCGACGAGCGGCACGGATTCCATGAGTTCGCACAGGTACGGGCCGCCTCCGACCTCGCCGAGGTAGCCGCGGTCTGCGAGCCGGGCGGCTACCGCAATCGCGTCGGTTGGTTTGCCTTCGGCTGCGAGTTCGGCGACGGCTTCGAAGATTTTGCCGTGGATCGGCCGGTAGAACGCGTCCTTGGCGAGTTTTGCCTCAGCTTCGGCGATGGTGGTGGGGTTGAGCATGAGGCAGCCGAGGATTGCCCGCTCGGCGGCAAGGTCGTAGCGTTGCGACTCCCACCGCTCAGCCTCGCCCGGAACCGTCTGTGGCTGGATCGTGGCGGTCACCGGGCGCGCCCCCAGCGTCGATCGTCGCCCTTGATGATGACCTGGATGGCGTCGGCGATGCGGGATGCGACGCGGTCGCCGAGTGTCGCGGTGATCTGCTTTGGGGTGAGGTTGGTGGCGTAGATCGTTGGGCGCAGGTTCGACCACCGGTGGTCGATGAGCCGGTAGAGCGTGTCGGCAGTCCAGTCGGTCTGCTTGCCCGCCCCGACGTCATCGAGTAGGAGGAGGTCGACGTTGATGTAGCGGGCGAGGGCGACGGTTGGCGAGGTGTCTGGGTCGGCGCCAACGCGTTGGGTGGCGTTGAGGTCGGGGTGGCTGGTGGCGAGCCAGAAGGTTGCCTTGCCGTTTGCGGCGCGGGCTCGGCTGGCTTCGCGGATCGCCTGGTATGCCTGGTGGGTCTTGCCGACTCCGGTCGGACCGGAGAGGACGATCGACGGGGTTGTCTGTGGGTCGCCGGCGTAGCTGTCGACCCATGCCCGGATCTCGGGGTGGATGTCGATCTCGTCGGTGAACATGACGGGGATCTTGGCGAGATTATGGCGGGCCTGTTCGGTCCGCAGTCCGACCATGTCGAAGGTCTCCGTGGATGTCACGGCTTTGGTCCTTTCCACGCGTCGTAATCGTCTTCGTTTTGAGGGTTTTCGTACGGTTGGTTGGTGGCTGAGCGCTGCGCCGAGAGTCGGAGTCGGTCGTACTTTTCGCGCAGGGTCGGCATCGACAGGATGTTGACGCGCCAAAACTCGTCACGCTGGCACCAGTCGATGGCTTTGATCACCTGCTCGACGGTGCGGCCGTCGCGGTCGAGCATGAGTCGGGCGGCATCCCGCCATGCCTTCGTGATGGTCGGACGCCGAGAGCCGTTGCTGACGATCTTGTCGACGAGATGTGCGCAGAGTCGGTCGACGTCTGGTCGAGGAGGCTCGTCGGTTCTCCGACGAGAAGAAGACGAAGTCTTCTTGTTCTTCTCTTCTCTCTTCTTCTCTCCTCTACTCTCCTCTGCCATCACGTTGCCATCGTTTTGCCATGGCACTTGCTCAGCACTTGGCATGGCATTTGCCATAGCATTTGCCATGTCGGCATCGTCGGATCGTGATCCCCATCGGGCCTTTGCCCCGCGTCGACCTGCCTCTCGGCGCTTTTCGCTCAGGTCGCGCGCTTCGGCCGATGACCGCTGGTGTTTGAGGTAGTCGTGCACGACGGCCTGCCCGGAGCGCGGCTGGTCGCATTCTTCGCAGTCGTGTCCTGGCAAGTGCCATAGTCCCTGCTCGACAAGTGCCTCCGCCACGTCCTTGTCGGTGCCGGCCAGACGTAACACGGCGGCGACGGGGAAGTGCCCGTCGGTGAGGCTCTGGCCGCAGTAGCAGAGCGAGACGACGTAGGTCCATCCGGCGGCCGGGTTGTCGAGGGGCGCCAGTTTGGGGTGAAGCGGCAGGTCCGTCATGACCCGGACGTACGGCCTCAGGTCCTGCGGCGCTTCCGTTCGTGCCATCGGGCGGTTCCCCTCGCTCCGTGATCGACTACACAAATGTATTGCTAAATGACAAGTCAGTCAAGCTGTGATGTACAACTGTTCGTATGACCACTTGTTGACCTCTTTGACCAGTCCAGCTACCCTCAAGACGTGGCCAAGACAGAAAGCGAAATGCGCGGAATCCGCGTCAACGCCGAGCTGTGGGCCGAGTACGCCGGAGTCGTCGGAAACCACGGCAGAGCCGCCGACCTGCGGGCCTACATCGAGTGGCGCGTCGACAATCCCCGCACGCCGCTGCCCGGCCGGCGCCGCGGACCAGTCGTGAGGAACAAGTCCACCAGCGCGAACGCCTGACCACCAACGCCAACAGCCCGACCTAGTGAAGGTCGGGCTATCTGCATATACACACGTCACTCCAGCGCCTCCCGTTGATGCCATCCGCACCTGCACCCGGCCGCCTCACCCACGGCGACCACGTCTCGCCACTCGTGCCACGGGCACGGGTCGAGCAACTCCAAATTCGGGGCGTGTCGCGCGAGCCCGTAGCTGGACCGGGTGTAGCCGCTGTACGGCCGGACCTGTTCGGTGACGCCGCAGGCGAGGCACACTCCGACCCGCAGCGTCTCGTCAAAGGGCCGGCACAGTTCGGCCCGCCGCGACCCGGGGCAGACGGCGGGGCGGCGTGCGAGATCAGCCCACTGCCGGTACCGGTCGACGTCGAGGGGAATGCCGTCCTGGTCGTGACGCTCGGCCAGCTCGACGCACCTCGCGCACGTCGGTTCGCCGTCGGCCAACTCGTCGAGCTGGTACGGGCCGCCGAGCTTGAACGACGACGCGGGGTTGCACCAGTACGACCAACTGACGTGGTCGCCGTGCCGGACGCCCCACCTGACCCGATGCCAGCGCGCGTTACCCGGGCCGCGCATCCACCGCAACGCCTCCGTCAGCGGCACAGCGTCGGCGTAGTGCCGCGGGTCGGCGCCGCCGTGGGTGACCGGCGGGAACAAAGCCACGGGCATCACGCATCACCACGGCTACGCATGTACGGGCCCATGTCGGTCGTGCCGAGCCACGCCAGCAGACGCACCAAATTGTTGGCATCCGGGGTCTGCCCGCCAGTAAACCGGGTGATGAACGAAGCGCCCTTGATGCCGGCCTCGACGAGCACGGTCCGCCACGACACGCCCCGCTCGCGCCGGGCATCGTCGACGGCGGCGAAGAACGCGGCGCTATCGAAGTCGACCCACACGGTCCGGACCGGCGGGGGTGGCGACGTTACCCCAATGCCGGCCGCGCGCAGGTGCTTGATCGCGGCGCTTGTGGAGCACTCGACAGATCGAGCCGCCGCGGCTGCTGACCGGTGCCGTCGGTAGTGGGCGACGAGTTCGGCGACCCGCTGGCTGGAGATTCGCTGGCCGCCCATCATGCACCACCACGGCGGCAGGTCGGGCACGCCGCTGCCGCATACGGGCGCCCACCGTGGGTGACACCAACGGCAATGCCCCAACCGGCGGCGCGGGCCATGGCGTCGATGCGGTCGTTGGTGCCGTCCCAGTACGGGCCGGTCGGGGTGTAGACCGCGCGGCAGGTGTCGCACGTGGGGCGCGTCCACGTGGCGGTGACGGTCATGACGGCACTCCAAAGGTCGAGCGCGGGTTGCGCGCAGTTGATACGTGCCGTGGTTCGGCGCCACCACGCGGCAGCCCACGCGGGACAGTTGGTCTCCCACCTGACAAGCCCGTGGACGCACCGGCCGCCGCGTTTCCGGGCGCCGTAGGACCAGGCCATCGAGTCGGCGGAGGTGAGGAGCGGCCCATACGCGGCGAGTCCGCCGGACTTGACGCCGAACCCGTGCAGGGACATCCCGAGCGATTCGAGGGTGGTGACGATCAGGTCGATCTCGTCCGACGCCTGCCGTCGACAGACGGAGCCGAGCCCGACGAGCGGCACCGTGCGCAGTTCAACACCAGCCGTCCGGTACATGTCGACGCAGCGGAGGTACTGGTCGAGGGTCGAGCCCTGCAAGACGGGCATGATCGGCAGGTCAGGCGCGAGCGCCCGGAGTTCGAGGTAGTTGGCGACGGTGCGGCGCTGATGCTCAGCGATGCACTCGTCGAGGCTCGCGTCTGGCATGCCGATGGCCGCACGAGTACCGGCGAAGCGCCCGTCTTTCGTGACGCCTCCGTCGATGACCACGGACTCGCACATCCAGTCCATCGGCCCGACGGCCACGACGTTGTCTGGCCCGATCGCTGCGACGTAGCGGCGCACCTCGGCGACGTATTCTGCGGGGGTGATGCGCCACCGGCCGTGGGTTTTGAGTTCGGTGAAAGCACCGGAGTCGATGAGGATCGGCCCGTTGGCGCGCTGGATGCTGCGACGCCCGGCGAGTCGGTTGCGGGAGACGCAGCGCGGCGTACCAGCCATCTCGGGCCGGTTGAGCCAGCCGACGTCCACGCCGAGGTAGAGCCTCACCTGCGGCACCTCCGCCACACTGCGAGGACTGCGACGGCGAGGATCGTCATCCAGGTTTTGCCGACGATCTGGCCCGGCAGGAACGCGAGCGACCCAAACGCCAGCCAGAGGAACAGCAGCGAATCGGCCACGAGTCCGAATGCGTTGGATGCGGCCACGGCGAGGAGCCAGCGGCGACGGCGCAACGGGGCATAGACGGCAAAGTCCGCCAGCTCCGATACGCCGAACGCGACGCCCGATGCCAGCGCCATGGCCGGACCCGCGACGGCGGCCGACAAGACCGCACCGACAGCAGTTGCGGCGAGCACCGCCCAGCGTCCGGCTGCGTCGTGAAGTAGGTCCCGGAGCGTGAACGCGAGACCTGCGAACCAGACCGCAGCGGGTGCTACGAGCCCGAACCCGACCGGGACCGCGCCGAACGTTGCGATGGCCCAGTTCGCGGCAACGATCGTGCCGAGGTAGGCGACCGACGCGCCGAACGCGTATAGAAACTTGCTCATGCTGCACCTCCGGTGCGGGTTGGGATGGCAGCGCGGCCCAGCCAGCACGGTCGAGTAGCCGGCGCACGGCGGCAGCCACGGCGGGAACAGCCACGCCGTTTCCAGCGATCTTGTTAGCGGCGTTCCGGTCGATGCGGTCCGGACGCGGGTCCTTGTCGGGCAGGATCGAGCCGGTGATCCACCCGGCCGGTAGCCCTTGCATCCACTCTGTGAGCTCCGGATTGAGGCGACGTCCGCCGCGTTTGCCGGTGATGGTCGGGTCGGGTGCGCGCATGCCGGTGATGAGTTCGTGTCGCCACACGGCCTCGGCGTACTGGCCCCACCGTTCGGGCTGCACGGCGGCGGGTAGGGCGAGGTCGCCGGATGATCCGCGCTGGTTCGGGCCGCCCTTTTCGCCGTCGGATGCGCGTGGCGTCGGTAGGAGTGGCGCGAGGGCGTCGAGTGATGGGCGCACGGCGGCACCCGGGCTGTCGGTCTGGTTGTTGCCGTACGGTGTCGCGGTCGGGGTGGGCAGTAGGCCGGTCTTGTGGCAGTGGTCGGTAGGTTCGTCCCACACTTCGCCGCCCGCGCATACTCCGTCGCGCGGCCACGGGTTGCGGCTGCGGCCCCTGGACCAGGCCGAGATCGGCATGCCCAACTCGGGTGGGAGTTCGCCGATCTGGCGGGTTGCGAGGATGAAGACGCGGTGCCGGTGGTGGCACAGGCCGACTTTGCAGGCGCCGATGGTGGTCCAGCGGATGGTGTAGTTGCGCGCGGTGAGGTCGGTGAGGATCGCGCGGAAAACCTCGCCGCGTTCGATGGTGAGCAGCCCGGGGACGTTCTCGCCGAAGAAGACCTCGGGCTCAAGCGTCGTGATCGCGGGGAGCACGCCGGTGAGCCAGAGGTGACGTTCGTCGGCTGATCCGCGCCGTTTCCCTGCGAGGGAGAACGGCTGGCATGGAAATCCGGCGCAGAGGATGTCGACCGGTTCGGCTGCGTCCCAGTTGGCGGTGGTGATGTCGCCGATGTTGGGGGTGTCGGGGTGGTGGGTGGCCATGACGACGGATGGTGCGGGGTCGTTTTCGGCGTACCACGCGAGATGGACGGGGAGTCCGGCGAGTTGGAGGCCGAGGTGCAAGCCCCCGAAGCCGGCGCACAGTTCGGCGTCTCTCACGCTGCCTCCAGTGTGATCAGTTTTGGTGCCACAAACGTAGCTGCTGGTGTGCCACAAATCAAGCCACACGCCAGACGTCGATGTGGTCGCGGTTGTAGACATCCGGAGGGCAACTGTCGTACCCTCGGCCCATGTCCGAGGAAGCGGAGAAGACAACGACCGACGTCCGTCGCTTCCGCGTACCCGCGCCGATCTTCGATGCCTACACCGAGGTCACAGGAGACCTCGGCCGCGCTCAAGACATCCGGGACTACATGGAGTGGCGCGCGGAGCATCCGGCAACACCTCTGCCCGGGAAGAAGCGCGGGCCGATCCGGAGATGGCGCGCAGACACGCGCGCGAAGCGAATCGCCGAAGGAAAACCGGTCTGACCCCTGCAACGCCGCATAGCCCGACCATCCGGCCGGGCCACACGTGCGTGTCCACCTCACTCGCGTATCACCTGCTGTTCCGGCAGCGCGATGTTCCGCCCCAGCGCCGTTGCGATGGCGCGTACCACCACGAGCGTCGGCGAGTGCCGCCCGGCCTCGAAGCGGGAGATGGTGCTTCTCCCGACGCGGGCGCGTTTCGCGAGCTGTTCGTGTGTCCAGCGTCGGCGTTTGCGTTCGGCTGTCAGCGCGGCGACGACCGGATCGACGTAGGTCACGACCCCTCGCCGTCCTCTGCGTCGTCGACCAGTTCGGGTCGATGCCGGCACGGCGCCGTGCAGTCATATCCGTGCGCGGCGTGCCACATCCGGGATCCGGGGGAGTCGCCGGGTTCGCGATCGTTCGGGCCGAGTCGGTTCAACGTCGCCTCCGTCGTTGTGCGTTGCGGAGTGCCTGCCGCCACTTCTCGGACACGTCGGGCATCGGCCAGTAGGCGGCGTTCTCCCAGTCGGTCAGGGTTTCTGCGCTGACGTGGAGTTGCGGCGTAACCAAGATCCGCGCGGCGAGTTGTTGCGGCGTGAGTCCGAGTTGTTCGCGGAGTTGGCGGCGCCGGGCCGCCACCCCAAGCCGAATGTTGATCGACTTGATTGGATTTGGTGGTGTGTTCAACTGCTCCTCCGTGTTTTGCGGTCGCCGCCCACCGAGCGCAGCACCCCGGCATCCCGTAGCACGGCGGCGATAGTCGCCTGGTCGCGGCAGAACACAGGCGCGAGCGTTTTGACGGTTGCGCCTGGACGGCCGTAGGCGGCGATGATCCTGCGTGTCTCCGCCTTGTCGACGGGCACCCGCACACGGCGCTGGTGCTGGTCGCCGAGGATCATGCACACCGTCGAGTAGGCGCGGCCGAGCGCGGCGGCGATCCTGGCGGGGGAGTGCCCTGCGGCGTGGCGTCGCATGATCTCTGCCACCTCGGCGGCGCTGGTGCGTTTCGGTGGTCTCTTCGCCGGACGGGCGTCGGGGGCGCGGTGGGCGAGTGGCGGGATCCAGCAGAGCGGACACACGTCGCCGATGAGCTGTGTCATCTCGCATCCGCAGAGTGGGCAGTTCACGGCGTTGCCTTGGTTCGGAGTGGGCGGATGCCGGACTCATGCAGGATCTTCGCGACGGTGGTGGTGGACCGGTGGGTGGCTGCTGCGACGTGGGCAAGGGTCGGGATTTGTTGCCATGCTGCGATGATTCGTTCCCGGTCGTCGTCGGCGATGGGCCGGTTGATGCGGCGGTCTTGTCTGCGTGCTGCGGCCGGTAGTGCGTTTGGTTCGTCGGCGGCGTCACAATCTGGCGGCAGCCATTCGGGCTCGCCGTTGACGGTGTCGTTGGGTGGTGTCCAGCAGCCCCAGCACGTGTCGTAGTCGAGCCGCGCGAGATTGCCGCATCGGCATCGCGGTCTCGGATTTGCTGTTGGTCTCATGCGGCAGCCCCTGCTTTGCGCCGTATTTTTGAGCGTTCTTCTTCGGTGTGGCCGCCCCATGTTCCGTATCGTTCGTTGCGGATGGCCCATGCGAAGCATTTGTGGAGGACGTCGCATTCGCTGCAGATGCTTTTGGCTTGCTTGTTGATGTGTTCGCGGGTTTTGCCGCGTTCGTCGTCTGGCCAGAACAGGAGTGGGTCTTGTCCTTGGCAGGCGCCTTGGGTGCGCCATTCGTCTGGGTGTCCTGGTGTTCGCCTCAAAACTCTCATGATCATCCCCGTCTATGTTGTGGATCAAACAGGCGAGGCCGGGTCACCCCGGCCCACGCAACGTCTCAGCAGCTCAGAACGGCGGCTGGTCGTCGAAGCCCGACCCGCCGGTTGGCTTCGACGACGCCCACGGATCGTCACCAGCAGCCGCGCTGCCACCGCCAGACGTGCCACCGCCGGATGTGCGCGCCATGCGCTGCACCTTCCCTGTCGCGAACTTCAGCGACAGCCCGAAGTCGTCGACCTCCAAGACGAGCGCGGATTTTTTTTCGCCTTCCTTGCTTTCCCATCGCTCCAGCTTGAGATTGCCAGAAACGATGACTCGGGACCCCTTGCCGGTACTCTCAGCGATATTCTCTGCGAGTTGCCGCCATGCGGTGCAGCGCATGAACAGCGGGTCGCCGTCGACCCATGTGTTCGCGTTCTTGTCGAAGCGTCGTGGTGTCGACGCGACGGTGAACTTGCATGTCGCGGCACCGCTTGGTGTAAAGCGTAGATCGATGTCGCCCGTAATGTTGCCATGAATCGTTATCGGAGTGTCGCCCGCCATTATGCCACCTTCCGTCGCTGCTCGTATCTCTGCTGAGAACGCTTTGCGCACGTTCTGCAAACTTGTCTACCGAGCTTATTTATGTATGTATTCTCGGTACTGTATTCATGTCCATGTGGGCAACTGGATCGCTTGGGCTTATTGCTGCGACGTGCGTTCTCTTCCTTCGTGACGGGTTCTAGATGCCATGGGTTGACGCAACGACGGTGTGGGCATGACACGCCTCCGGCGCAGTTTGCGTCATTGGTGTGGCATAGGTGATCGAGTTCGAGTCCGTCCGGTATGTCGGATACGAAATACTCGTATGACCAGCGGTGCGATCGCATCAACCATTTGCTGCGGCTGCGATCGCTGAACATCCCATAGCCACTACCATCACAACTACCTTTCCAGATCCAGCATTCATTTACCTGAATGACGTTTCGCATAAAACGTTCGATCGCTGTAATGGGTGGGTTTTGCTTCCTCCTCAGGTATGCCCTGAATTGATCATAGTGATATTTACATAGATCGAATGCACCATGTGGATTTACATGGCGGTCGCATTCAATCACGCGACACAGCTTCACAGTGTGTGGACGATGCCCCCTGACGTACTCGGCTTGATGGTTGGCCGGGTGTTGACCACATCCGCACGCGCAGCAGTGTTTGGCCACCATTACTCGATCTCCCCGATGCCACACGCGAAACAGTCGCGAGAAAACAATTTGAATTCCTGGCCAGTCACTCGACCGGTGAAGAACCTGCCGCATATGTGCTGATATGGCTCGTCTGCCGACACTAACCGCCCGAGCGCGTACGACGCGCCAATCCACATGCCTGGCGTCGCGCCGGTGTCCGCCGGTACCGCAGCGAGGCGGCGGGCCATCACACGCCGTCCAGAGTGACGGTCATCGCGGCCGGATTGACGTGCACAATCGGCAGACCAAGCTGGCGCGCCTTACGCACCGCAGACGCGGTGCCGCCAGTCACAACGTCCGGGTCCCACAGTGCGACGACGATGTTCGAGCCGGCGAGCATGCCGTCGTTGCGGGCATGCAGGAGTCGTATCGCTAGGCGCTTCCGGTCGTCCCCCTCCAGCCCCGCGAGGTCGCCGTAGATGGTTTCCGACGACGCCCTCGCGCGGGTCTTCGTCCAGTACTCGCGGTCGTGCCTGCGTGGCCAAACGTCCGGCTGCTGCACGAATGGGATGTCGGCGTGGATCGTCAGCCCGGTGATGTGCGCGGCCCACGCCCACATCATGTCGGCGCCCAACGCCATGCCGGTCCGCGCCGTGGTGACGCCGTGGTGCTCGCGCAACTCGCGGGTGAGCCGGAGCATCGCGGTGCGGATCCAGTTGGTGGACCCTGGCGGCAGGTGCTGCGGGCGGTGCCCGGTGGCGCACGCCACACCACCGGGGATCTGTCCGAGCCCGGCGATCGGGTCAGTCATGACAGCCACCCCATTATCAGCGCGGCGATGAAGCAGCAGCCGACGTGGAGCGCCTGATCGGCCTGGAATGCACCGTTGACGCCACCCGATGCGAGGCGCGCGAACTGGGCGCTGCCGGTCCGGTCGAGGATCCATACGACCGGCCAACGCCTGTCGATGAACCCGTGGCTGCTGACCGAGAACGCGAGTCCCGCGATCGACGCTGCCAGCCCGAATCTGGCGCCGACCGTCGTGACGGCAATGAGCGCCACGATCTGGGTTGTCGCGTATCCGGCGAGGTGCCCGGCCATCGCGACGACGCCGCGCCACGACCGTTCGGCCTTGTGCTGTGACTGCCAGTGTGTTTGCACGACGAGATCACCGACGACGTGGCCGGCGTAGAGGGCCGCGAAGATGGCCGCGAAGGTGCCGGGGGTCATCGCGCATCACCGCCGATCCCGGCGAGCAACGCGGCACGAGCTTCGGCGGTGTGCCCGTCGAGCGCCGTGATCTGCTCGTCGGCCGACATCGCCTGGTTCGGTGTCCAGCCGCAGCAGCAGGAGATGGTGTCGCCGTCGGTGTCGCCGTGCAGGTGCCAGGCGATCCATTCGGCGATGGCGGTCTCGGTCGTGATGAGTACGATCGCGTCGCCGATCGTGACGTCCTGGCCTTCAAGTTCCGGCATGTCGGCGACCAGTTGCGCGGCGAGTTGCGTGGCGGTCAGCACGACGCCTGCCCTCCGTGGATGTTGAGGTGGGCGACGGCGCGGCGTTCGATCGCGTCCTGGGTGGCCCAACCGGTCGCCGCAGCACCGCAACCGGTGGCCGGGTCGCACCGGTAGCCGTAGCCGTTGTTGGCCTGGTAGGCGATGACCATGGCGCCGTCACGGCCCATGAGCGTGCCGATCTGCCGATATCCGGGCGGGGCGGTCAGCACGACGCCACCGCCTCGACGTGCGGGTACTCGCGAACCCGAAGATCGGCCGGCATGTGCTCGGACTTCCCGCCCTTCGGATCGCTGCGGTAGATGGACTTCCCATCAATCAGCGTGGACTGCGCCAGGACCGACCCGAGTTGCTTCACGAACGGCTTGGTGTGAACGCTGTCGGCGCACTGCCCGACGAGGGACCGGATCCACTCGACCCGGCACGGACGCGCCTTCGCTCCGCTCTCACCGCCGATGACAACCCAGTCAATCCCGCCGTCGTGGAGCACGTCCCGGTCGGCGCGGTCCATGTCGATTGGTCCTAGCAGCGGCTCGGCAGATACCCACCGGACCATCGCTGGGGTGTCGAGCAGCGCCGGGATCCGCAGGTTCGCTGCCGCCTGGTCCTCGCAACTCACGCCGATCCACACGTTGGGGAGCACGCGAGGGCCGATGCCGGGCAGGTCGCCGTGGCCGCGTATCTCGCGTGCCCGGTTGACGAGGAGCCAGAACGCATTCGACGTGAGCAGCGTCTTCAGTCGGCCGTGGCGTTTCGTGAGTACCTGAAATGTGTGCTGCGGGCAGATCGACATGACCGCGAATGCGTCAGCGATGAAGCTGGGTGGTACGTCGTCGTGGAACAGGTCCGCGAGTGAGCAGACGAAGATCCGGCGCGGCTTACGCCAGCGCTGCGGGATGCCGAGCCTGTCGGAGTGGAGTATGACGCCGGTAGTTCCGCCGATTCCGTCGTGGTCGAAGCGGCGGCCGACCATGCGGAATGGCGGGGTGCTGGCGATGTAGCAGTTGAGGCAGCCGCTTGAGCAGCGCGTGCAGCCAGTGACAATGTTCCATGTCGCTTCGGTCCAGGCGATTCGTGTTCCGTCGGACATTCGATATTCTCCTCGTGTTGGGTGGTGGCGCGGTCCGTAGACGGTGTGCCGTCGGCAGGGTGCAGCCGCGCCACCAACCTCAATTCGTCTTTGCGTGCTGCGGCGAGTGCTGCGGCTTGATGACGCTCTTGTTCCACGTCGGGCACTTGTGGTGTAGCGCCCCGTCGCGGTCGTCGTGCGGGTTGCAGCGCAGCCCGCAGCCCTGTCCGCACATGCACGGCCGGGTGCGTAGCCATGCCCGCAGCCGGGCGATCACGGCGTAGCCTGCGGATCGGATTCGAGGCCGAGGATCGCGTACACCTCGGCGGCCTTGTATCTCCGATGGCCACCGGGTGTACGTATCGCGCCGATCTTCTTGTTGATCGCCCATTTCCGGACAGTCTTCGGATCGACCCGAAACAGTGCCGCGACCTCGGCCGGCGTGAGCAGCGCCTCCGGATTAATCACGGTGTTGCCTTTCTTGTGAGTTCGGCGAGGACTTCCAACACCGCGTCGACCCCGTCGCCGTTGCGCTCAGCGCTCAGCGCCCGGACGCGTTCCTCGCAGCGCCCGATGGCGCACTGGATACGGGCCTCGGCTGCGGACAGGCGCCGCCTCGCGACCATGAGTTGTTCGTCTGGGCTCACGCCGCAATCACCTCGTGCTGCCCGATTTCGATCACGTCGGCAAGTTCGACGATCGTGACGACTATGAGCCCGCCCCCCGGGTACTGCCGTTTCGACACCTGCGCACCCCGTCGCATGTCCGGCCCGATCAGGTGGCGGTCGTCGTCGTCGGGGATGAGCCCGTAGTCCACGAGCCCATCGACGAGCGCTTTCGCCGATGGGTAGAGGTTCCCGACGTCTCGGCGTCGCGCGTCTGTGGCGTGACACCGGGCGATGATGTGTACGGCCGGCAGCATGCGCGGCAGCCTGGCCTGTACCGCATACGTCCGGCCCGCTTCGCGCCACGCCTGGCGGTCCGGGGTTCCTCGGCGCCGGTCGATACGGTCGTTGGCCGATAGCCACCGTGACGGCACCGGTATGTGGAGGGTGTGGGTGGTGCTGGCCGGCGCCGTGGCACCGGCCAGCCTCGACGTGCTCACGCCACCGACCCCCAGACGTCATCGACCTGCCGCTCCGACCGCACGTTGACCGGGTTGGGCATGTCGACCGCGACGGGCCATCCGCGGGCGTCGCCAGCTGGGCCACGCTCGTTCCACACCGCGGCGAGCGCATCGGCGGTCCGGGTGGCCTCGGTAGCGGTCCGCCGGGCGTCGGCGACCAGGTTGACCGCCGTCGCGAAATCCCGTCCGTCGATCAGCCGGTGGAGTTCGGCGACCGCGTCGGTGCTGCGCGGCCGGATCGCGACAGGGAGCGTCCCGTCGTAGGTGGTCCGGGCGCCCGGCGGGTCGACGTGGGTACGGATGTCGTCGGTGGTCATGCCGCACCGCCGATCGGCGCGACGTCCGGCCATTCATCTTCATCGACGATGACCGCATCAACGGGCTCGTCGTCGTCTTGCTTCCCCCGGGCCGGTTGATTCGGGGTGAGTTCGGCGGCCCGCGCGGTCAGCATGTCCGACACTTCGAGGTTCAGTACGCCGTCTGCGGCAGCCTCGCGCCAAAGCTGCTGCACCTGGGCGACGTTGGTGCACTTCACGGCGATCTCGGCGACCTTGGATGGCGTCAGTTTCTGATCGTCGTCCTGGCGCGTATCGTCCGCCGGACGCTCTGGCGCCGCACCGATCGCCTGAAGGGTTTGCGGCCCGGAGATCTCCAGTTGCGCCCGAGCGGCCTGCTCCAGTTGTCCGCTGCCGGCGTAGGCCATGTCTGGCGTAAGCCAGTCGAAATTGAGTTCGGGCACCCAGTACTTGCGGGACTCGGTCGTTTCGGCTCCGCCGGGCTTGACGACGAGCCGTAGCGAGTCGACGTAGCGCATGGTCAGACGCGCAGGGAGCGGCACCGGGGCTTGGCTGATCATGTCGGCGAATCCGGGCAACTCGGCCGCAGCGTTGATGCCATGTGACTCAACTTTGAATACGCCGGACGCCGGCACGCCACGGATCATGACGTTGACGCGGGTGGTCGGCTTGCACGGCCGGCGGCATCCGCAGGTCACGCAGAATCCGCTCTCGTAGTCGTGCTCGTGCGGCTCGCCGCGCCACGACTCGGATACCCCGCAGACTCCGCAGACACCTTTCCACCACGAATGCTCATGGTTGTCAAACCGGCGACACAGGCACGGCGTTCCCCGGAGTCGCTCGGTCGCGCCGTCACACAGCCGGGACTTAAATCGGTTGCCCCACATCTCGTAGTTGGGGTCGATGTTCTGCCGCGGCACCAGGATGGGCAGCTCGCGGACAGTGGTGATGACCTCGAATTCGGGGCCGGACGGACCGGACCACTGGGCGACGGTTCCGCCGAACAGCTGAGAAACGGCGTCGGCGACGACGCGGTGCGGCGAGGTGACGCGGAACGTGTCGAGCTTGTTCGGGCGGGTCTTGGGTTTCCCGTTGCGGCCGGTTCCGCCGGTTGGTATCCGGTTTCCGAGCCGGATTGCTCCGGTGCGGCCGAGCCGGCGTTGGGTGTCGATGAGTGGCATAGTTCTCCTCACGCCGTGGTGGCGGGCTTGGGGCGGGGCTTGTACATGGCGCGTCCAACGAGATCCAAATCTGGCTCGTTGATGTCGCGCCACAATGCGAGCGCGTGGCGGAACTTGGCGTGCGCCTGCTCGCAGACGGCGACCGGCCGCACCCAAAAGTTGTCTGGCCTTATCTGTATAGATAGACCTACCTCGGAATGCCCGTCTGGCATTCGCGCTTCGGTCCCATCGGGCAGGAGGGCTGCCTGCGATCGGCGGTACTTCGCTAACTGCAATGCGGCCTGCTCGTAGATGTGGGATCCGGTCTTGTAGTCGGCGTAGAGCGGGACGCCAATCAGGTCACGGTGCTTCGGCGGCATCCATCCGCAGGTGATGACGGTGTCGAGGGTTCCCCCGGTCATGTCGTCGCGGTCGATAACAGTGACCTCTGCCGCCTGGAACGTAACCTTGTGCATGTTGACAAACCTGAGGAAATGAAAGACGTTCCCCGCGATGTCGTCGTCATGTGGGATGATCTCGCCGGTTAGCGCGTAGTGCTCGGCGACGTGGTGGAAACGTGTTCCGCGGTCGGCGGCTGCATCGCGCTCGTTGTTGCCGGCGTTGCGGATCGTTGAGATCAGACATGAAAGGCACCGACCGCAGCGAATGTCGTCGGGCGCACACGCCTGTACGTGGATCGATCGGACCAGCGCCAACATGTTGTCAAGCACTGCGTCGGCGGCCATCTTCCCGTACCAGTACGGGAGCGCGAGCTTCTCGATAATGCTGAGCACTGTCGTTACCGAGACGAAGCGTTCGCCGGTGACGGGATGCAGGTAGTAGCGCCGGTCAGTCTCCGGATCGGTGATGGCTGTCGGCGGTCCGACTATCTGCGGTTCGAGGACGGCGGTCATGCGGCGGCCCTCCGCTGTGACGGCGTGAGTGTGGCCATCACGGCCGGGTGCCGGTCGCCGATCAGGCTGATCGTCGCCCCCGCGCCGTATGCCGCCCCGACCTCGCCGAGGAGCCCGGCGAGCCGATAGTCGGCGACGCAACGGGTGCAGCACTCAGAGGTGCAGTCGGCGCAGTGCTCGCCGAGCAACGCGTCGACCATGGCGGTCACGTCGATCACGACGTCACCTCCGCGTCGAGCGGGTCGACGCCGCAGTACCAGCCGATGAACGCAGGCCACGCCGCAAACGCCCCGATTCCGCAGGCTGCGCCGATCAGAGCCGGCACCAGCAGCGCCTCAAATGGCGTGGCGAACGAGATACGGCCGGAAGTGAGCGACAGCAGGCCAGCAGCGAGCACTGCGAACGCGACTGACACGAGAAGCCGGAAGTCGATGGTCACGTATCTCACGACGCACCCCCGAACCACGTGAAGCCGGTGCATGCCGGGTCCTGGCACCAGCGGTCTTCGTACTCGTTGGCGTCGGCGAGATACCCGTGCCCGGCGCCGCACGCCGCCGGGTCGTCCGAGAACCGCCCGGCCCGATGTGCGACCCACTGGCCGGGGCGGATGGGGTCGGCAACGACGACGACCTGTGTGCGCTCTTCGCGCGGCACCGGAGCGGACGCCCGCACCGTCGGGGAGTCGCTAGTGGTGACCCACTCCGGTGGCGCCTCGACGGCCGGTAGCTGGTCGGGGTCCATGCCGAGCCCGCTCGGCGAGGTGGCCCACTCGGCGACCTCGGCGTAGACGGGCGCGTGGTCGACGAACCTGACGGGCGTGACCCGCTCGACCGGCGGAATCGCGATACTTGCGACGCTCACGACAACCCCATTTCGTTCATGCCGAGCGCCCGGAGAGCGGCACGCGCCGTCGGGCACGGATAGATGGCCGACACCATCCGCTGCGAGTCGGCGTCGAAACCGATGCGGCAGGTTTGGCACACCTGCCGGCCCGATCGGGTACCGGTGCGGCGCGGTCCGTGATCGGTGAGCAGCGACTCCCACGCCTCACGCAGCCGCGACGCCTCAGCGATCACCGTTGAGAGCCGGTCGGCGAGCCGCTCCATCTCGGCGCGCAGCGACCTGGTCTCGATCTCGACCCGCGCCGCTGAAACGTGCTCGTCGCGGTCGGTGGTGGCAACAGCGCCAAGCAGTTCGGGGACGGTTCGGATCGGCGACGCCGGGGCATCTGCGAGCACCTGGCGGGCACGCTGGCGGAGTTTCACCGCACACCCGCCGTCTCTGGCGTGAGCCGGTCGTATTCGGCGAGTGCGGCCTCTGCGCACCGTCGGATCCGCGCCGCCCCAGCAACCGACGCGCCGCAATCGGTGGCGGCGGGGCCGGTGGCTTGCAGCATGAGCACGTACAGCCCGGCAGCCTTCCTGCTGGCAGCGTGGAGATCACGGACGCGTTGGACGGTCGCCGCGGTCTCCGCGACGGTCTCCGCCTCACCAGCGGTCATCAGGCGGGCTGCGCGTGCACGTGCGACAACGCCACCGGCCGCCGCGCGCACGTCCTCGGGGAGTTCAGCGAGGAAGCTGTCGAGAGCGTCGGGGTTGAGTGCGTCGATCGCCGTCGCGGCGATTGTGGCCTCGGCGACGGTGAGCCCGATCATCGCCGGCCCCGTCCGTAGCCGACCGACGACGGGTCGAGCGTGGTTCGCGGGTTGCCCTGGTGCCATTCGTCGTCGGCAGGGTCCGAGTGGCAACCAAGGTCGAGTTCGACGATCTCGTCGGGGTCGAGCCCGAGGGCTTCGATCCGTGCGACGAACTGATCATTGTCACGGTCGTGAATCTTGCTAGTATTCACACGACCCTCCAGGTCATTTGATCGTTGAGTGATGGGCGCCGCGGATGCAGCCGCGGCGCTCGTTTTTTGTCATGCGACGTCGCCGAGTGCGTCCGGTTGGACGTTGAGCGCTCTGGCGAGTTGGTCGCGGGTTTTGGCCGAAAGGTTGACCTTCAGTCCGCCGCAAATCTCGTTGACGTAGCTGGGCGACAGGTTGGCCTGCCGCGCGAGGTCGGATTGTCTGAGTCCGCGCTGTTTGCGCAGGTCGTTGACCGTTTCGGCGAGTGTTCGTGTCCCGGTCATGAGCCAAGTCTAGCGGACGCCAGCGAATCCCAGCGGATTTCCAAGAGATTCGCACCTGAAGTGTTACGGGTCCTCAAAGGTGGCCAAACTTCGCTCACTTATTCACACGTCTACATGCGATGATCGATCGATGAGTGGACGATCAGAGGGCACCCCGCGGGTCGCGTGGCTGCTCCACAGCGCCCGTAAACGACTCGGCCTCAGCCTGACCGAGTCTGGCCGCCGAGCCGGCCTCACCGGCGCCACCTGGGCCAACTACGAGCCAGGCCCGACCGGCGACCGCTACCGCAGCCGCAACGGGATGAAGCCGCACACGATCGCCAAAATGGCGAGGGTCGTCGACCTCACCCCCGACGATCTCCGGGCGGCCGGGCGCGGTGATGCGGCGGCGGCGTATCTGGCGATGTGGCCCCCGGAGCGTGACCGTCGCGACGATCCGGCCGAGCTGCGCGAGTTGTCGGATGCGTGGCCGAAGCTGGACGCTGCGGGGCGGGCGCAGATGTTGGCACAGTTGCGGATGTCGCGGGACTGGGCGCATGAGCGGCTGCGGTTGCAGTCGACGATGCCACGCCAATTTGATCTGTTTTCAGAGCCAGCCTGACCGGATTCAGGCGCCCCACCAGCGATGATGATCAGATGGGGTGGAGATTCACAGCGGGCGTTGTGGTTGGTGTCGCGGCCGGGGCGTGGTGGGCGCTCACGGCCGCACGGCGCGACGAGGTGATGTTGCGCCGGCTGATGGTGCTGGTGGATGAGTCGCGCGCGTACGGGCGCGCTGAGGGCATCCGCGAGGGCTCCGAGGTTGCGGATGCCGTACGGCCGGAGCTGCGCGTGGTGCGCTAGCTGCCGCCGCGTTTCGGCCGGAACTGGACGCCGGCCCGGACCAGCCTGGCCTGCGTGGTGCTGTAGGCCTGGTCGTGCCACTTGGCGATTGCGCGGATGGACCAGCCGTCGCGGTACAGCTTGGGCAGCGCCGCCAGCTCTTCGGGGGTGAGCTTTCGGCGACGCGGGCGGTAGACGGCTGGCGCGTAGTGCATGGCCCGATCTTCTCACGCCGCGGTGAGCGGCAATCCGCGCGCGTGCTGGGCGCAGTGCGAGCCCGAGACGGCGTCGACGGCGAGGACGGCTTGGCCGTTGGTGGCGTGGCATTCGACGCACCATCCGATGCCGGGTCGGCATGCTCGTGCCGGCCGGTCGCCGGTAGGCGGCTCGGCCGGTTGTTGCTGACCTCTGATGGGAGATTAATCTTTCTCCACTGGGCCTCGCGCGCGCGAAAGGGTGAGGTCCGTACGAAGATCAACCATTTCATGATCGGTAATAGATACATGGTCGGTGTCTACATCTATAGGTGGGCGCTCACTCCTGATGAGCGGTAATCCATCGCTACTTTGAGCGGTAATCGGCTCATTACCGCTCACTACATGAGCGGTAATCGGTTCGGCTGCGCCGTCCTGTCGTCGAGCCGCACGGCGTACCTTGTGGCGGTCCCGGTCGGGCTGCTTGGCGCAGCCGATCAACTCCTTGTACTCGTCGGGGTCTGGAATCTCAGCCTTCGCGAGCGCGTCGTTGGAGAGCGCTAAGCGGTACTCGTCAGACTGCCGCCGCCGACGGTTTCCGCGACGAATGAGCACGATGAGCCCGACGTCGCGCATCCATTCCAGGTGCCGCCGTGCGGTAGCGACACTGCGGCGTAGGTCGAGCGCTAGTCGGTCGACGCCGGGGCAGATGCCCTCACCGAGTACCTTGCCAAGGTCCGGCCTGTCGGCGACGTGAGCGTAGGTAGCGACGATCAGACATGCGGCCTTACGCTCGGGGTGGATGTTGGCCCGCCGGACCGTTTGCATCCATTCGATCGGGGATGGGCGGTAATCGTCGCCGTCCTCGTAGTGATCATCATCGCGCACGCGGCGTGCCTCCTTGCATCGATGGAGGCGACCGCGCTACCGTTGACTCAGAACCCAACAGTGTGGTGAGCGGTCGCCTCCGCTCTTCAACGGCCCGTAGAGTTTGCGCTCTGCGGGCCGAAGCTTTGCCCAAGATCCTACGCCGTCGATGCGGGCAGTCGTCGATGCGACACGGACGGCAAACGGCCCCCGACCGAAGCCGGGGGCCGCCTACGTTTACCGCTCAGGACTGCCAGGGATACACCCCCGAACGCCCGGACTCGACCAGGGGAATCAGTCGGAACATCGCGTCAGTGAGCCCCCCGAATGTCATCCGGTTCGCCGTCGTCGGGGTCGAGCCGGCCCGGTGGCCAGCAAGATTCCATGTATACATCGGAGTCGACTGCGGGATCGCGCCGGACGGGTTGTCGCCGTGGTACTGCTCATCCGTGACGACGATGACCCGGTCATGCCCGTCGTACCAGCAGCGCAGCGCGTTCGCCGTATAGGTGCCGCCATCGGGCTGTGGAATCGACCGTGCGACCCGCAGTAGTGCGCCACCCTTCGGCACGGCAATCTGACCGGAGACGCCGTTGAACCACACCATGGTCGGGTTCTCGGCCCGCAGCGCCAGCGCCGACGCAAAGATCCCGGCCGACTCGGCGCGGTTGAGCTCCGACCGGTCCGACATTGACCAGGACATCGACCCGGACACGTCCACGAGGATGAGCGTGCGTCCGGTGAGGGTCGGCACGTTTCCGAGCGAGTGGTTGAGTGACTGCTCCAGGTAGTGGCCCCACCGCAGCGACGACACGGCCTTGTGCGCGGACAGAAACCGCATCGGCAGTTGCCTCGACTTGGCCACCTCGGCCGGGTCTGCGAGTCGCGCGGCGACGCCGAGCGCTACGTCGTCGGGCACGCCAGACTCGTCGAAGTTGCGCAGGTTCCGCAACAGCGCCATGTAGCCCATCGATGGGATCAGGGCGGTCCACAGCCGCGCCTTGTCGAACCTCGGTCCGGCAAGCGAGAGGACGTCCTCCCATGTCATGCCGGCCTCGCGCAGCCGCTGCGCATCCAGCAGCACCGACGGATCCTCGGCGGCACCCTTCCGCAGCGCCGCGTTCGCCAGCAGCATCGGAACCGGGGTGATCTCGGCGCGGCCGTGGCGTCGCTCCAGCGCGGCTTGGAATAGCGCGCCCTGCTCCGTCCCCTTGATCGACGGGTGTGTGCCGGTGACGTGGGCCAACTCCAGCACGTCGGCGAACCGGACTCCGTGCGACACGGTGTCGTACTTGAGTAGGGCGTACGGCGTGTACAGCCGCGCCGCAGCGTCGGCGAGTCCGCGCTTGACCGGCTTCGGCAGGTTCCGGCCGTACCGCGACGTCCAGTAGGCCAGCATCTCGCCCGGCTCGTCAGCGCGCTGGCACACCACTTCGATCATCGTCCGCTCGACGCCGCGGTCCGTCGTGAATCCGGAAACCTCGTATGCGGGGATCGACGGGAGCTTCGCGTCGAGGCGCGCCTTGACCGACTCCGCGGCACCGACGAGTGACGCCGAACGCATGTTGCCGTCGGTGCGGAGCCAGCGCAGGAACTGGAGCATCCACGCCGGGTCATCCACGGCCACCTTCCGGACCAGGGTGGCGTACCGATCGTCGCGGTCGCCGGCCGTTTCGTATGTGGTCTTCTCTCCGACCATGTTGCTGACCGCGAGAAGGAACAGCTCACTCTTGGTATCGCGGAGGTATCCGGCGCCACCCTCGTGCGTGACGGTTGACGGGGTACGCTCGGCGACGATCGGTCCACTGCCGGTGGCTACGCGCGTTCCGGGACGGTTGAATTTGGACACGAAAAACTCCCTCTCGCTGGGCTGCGGGAGGGAGCGGCGTTGGTGAGCGTGCCCGAGATCAAGTCTGCCTGGCGTTTCGTTTGGCGCTCTGCCATTGAGCTACAGCGACCGAGGTCACCGGCGGGACTCGAACCCGCAACCACCCTCTTAAAAGGAGAAGAAGTCCAGACATTCGCACCGGGCACGCACCCGATGTCGTTCCTTCCCGAGATCAAAGTGGTCCGGCTTTTTTCAAGCGGAAGAAGTCCGGACCTGCGCACCGGGAAGGTGCGTGTATGAAGTTGTTGCGCCTCCGAGGTCAAGGTTGCCGGTTCGGGAATGGGTCAAATTTGGAGTTTGAAGTACCCGAGGTGGCTTCGCACCGGAAGTGCTGAGACTGACAGTACACCAACCGTCGGCCGATAGCTAGCCGATAGCGGTTTCCGTCCGATCGGAGTACGCTGGCCTGCATGGAACGACTCGACACGGCGATGCTGGTGCGCATGAGCACCGAGCTGAAGGCTGCGATCGAGGCGTACGCGGAGGCCCGTCACGTGCCGACGGCGGCGGCTGTCCGCGAGTTGGTTCGGGCGGGCTTGGAATCAGTGCGCCGTCACGCCGCGTAGATCCCCCGCCACGATCGAGTGACATTCGTGCACGTGGGGAGCGACCCCATCTACCCTCGGGAGTGCGCGGACCACGAAGCGTTGCGGCCGTGCCGCGCACCTAGGGAGTCCCGTCGCCGCAACCAGGAGGCCTCGTGCCAGTCGAATGCCCAACATGGTGTACCGGCGCATGCGCCCACACCCATCGATGCGTCGGCGAATGGTCAACCACCAAAGCCGCAGACGGCATCGGCACCGTCCGGCTCCGCCGCACCGACTACGGCGTCCAGGTCGAGGCTGGCGTGACCCTCGCGGCGAACGCCGTCACGCTCGACGTGGCATCCGCTCGGCTGCTGTATGCGGCACTCGGCCGGATCGTCCATGCCACCTAGGCCGGGCGACACGGTCACCGTCGGCAAGGCGGCGTCCGTGCAGTTCTCGGGCGGCCGGGCCATCCGGATGCAACTGATCTCCGTCGGCCGACCGGTCACCGCCGACGGGTTCGCGTGGTGCTCGGGCTACGTGCTCGATGCGCGCGGCAACGCCACCGACCGGCGCGAAGTGTTCGTACGGCTTGCTGGGCTACGCCGCGTCATCGCCGCTCAGCGTCGCCGGGACGCCGCATAGGTCGACGGCCCCCACTCGCAAACCCGCTCGATGCCTGGCGCCTGCCGGACGACCGGTTTCGGCGTCACCCGTTCTCGCAACTCGGAGACCTCGGCCCGGAGTGCGGCGATCTCGTCGCGGAGCGCGCGGATCTCGGCGGTTGCGGACGTTGTACGGCGCAGTCCGGGCAGGGTCATGATGGTGCCTTTTGAGTTGTTGGCGAACGGTGGATCTAGGCGGTGCGTGGAATCTGTTCGGTTACGCCCGGTAACCACGGGCGGGTCAGCGGCGTGCTGTGCCGTGGCTGGCAGTCTGCGGCAGCCTCGCGGGCGCGTTGCGCTGCGGTCTCGGCGGCTGCGTGGATGAGCCGTGCCACACCGTCGGGGCTGACGTCGCCGATGGACGCCGGAACGTGGATCTCGTCCGGGAATCCGCGCACGTAAACATCGACCTCGACGGCTTGGGGCATGGGTGCATTATCGCAGGCCACGCGGCTTTCAGACTGGCGCCTCGCCGAGGCTGTTGATCGTCACCGCCGCGTGGACAAGGTCTGACAACTCGGCGAACGGCGGGTCGCTGTCTTGCCATCCGCACCGGTCGCAGTACCGGGCCCGGTATGTGACGCCTGCGTATTGGCCGCCGGGATTGCAGTCGCGCCACTCGCCATACTGGTGCCCGGTTTCCTCGCATTCTGCGGTGTTGTTGCAGCCGATGCAGAGGATTCGGTCGCCGCGCCGCCGGAACAGTGCGTACTCGCCAACCGTGGCGCACGCGACGGCCTCATCGGCGGTGTCGAAGTGCGGCGTGCCGTCGTCGTCATCCCAGCCCTCGCCGCATCGGTCGCAAACCAGCGACCAGCAGGTATGTTGGCGGATCATCGCCGCTCCTCGCCGTCACGCCACCATGCTTGATCATCGCCGAGCGGGCCGATCGGGTCGCCGATATCCATGTGTAGGCTGTGCCGCTTCGCTGCCTCGAAGAATGCCTCACGCTCGTTGGTGGTCATCTGGCCGGTGAGCCAACGCCATTTTCCGTGCAGCCACACCGAGTGGGCCGCGCCATCGAGCGGTGACGTGTACTCGGGTCGTACAACCTGATCGCGGCCGACATCAGTAAGCCATGCCTGAGTAGCGTCGGCGACAGGTCCGCTGCGGACGCCGATGAGCCCGAGCGTTTCGAGCACCTTGAGCGCGCGGGTGATGGCCGGCCTATTGGGGAAGGTCCACATGTGTTCGCCGGTGCGCCACCGTCCGGCGAGCGTCTCCATGATCAGGTATTGGGTTGGCGGCAACTGGTCGACGTCGGCCGACGCTGACGCGACTGGCTCGGCGTGGTCATCCGGTGACTGCGGTGGCATTACCGGCTCGGTGCCGTCCTGCCATCCGAACGACGCGGTGAGGGTCATTTGCGGCCGTCCTCTGCATTGCGGTCGCGGCGCACGACGATCGTCGACCAGGCGAGGACGCCAGCCATGGTCGCGCAGCCGGTCACGACCACCCCCAACATGATCCACACGGCGGTCACGACGTCACCTCGAATGGACTGAGCATCGCCAACACCTCATCTTCGCGACATTCGGAGAGAAGTTCGACCACGCGAGCCAGATCCTCACGACGCATCAGCCCATGCTGCCCATATCGGATCTCGCTGTCGCCCCAGCGGCCGACAAGGTGGGTGGACGATCCATATTCGTCGGCCCATTCCATCATCTGTAGGACGGTGGAACGTGGACTCCACTGCCGGCATGTCGGGCACCGGTTGGTGGTGACATCGCCGCCGAGTTCTGTGATGACTTCGGCACGGGTACCCAGGAATACGGGCGTGTCGCTACTACTGGAGTACAGAACGTATTCGTCCCGGTCGCGCGTTGTCTTGATGATCGCGTATCCCATCACTTACCTCCGAGAATCGACCGCGCTACGGCGAGCGCCCGGTGATCCGGGCCGATCTCGGTGGCCTCATCGGCGTGCCCGTCCATCAGGTCGGCGAGCTTGAGCATCGACTTCGGCCCGACAACGCTGGAGGCTGCGCGGAACAGCCCGGGTCTGACGTTGGCAAGATACATGTACGCCTCGTCGATGTCGTGTTCGACGAGTCCGCATTCGGCGGCGGCATCGTTGATGGCGAGGACGGCTCGCCGCAGCCGGGTGGCGGCGTTGCGCATGGTATCGGCGGCAGATTCGGTCTCGCGCTGCTGCTCGGCGGCGGGCGGTTTCGGGTTGGGCCAGGCGCTGCCGTCGAGCCGGTACAGCCTATTGAGCCGCTCGACGGTTGTCGTCTGGCGACGCCCTCCGCGTTTGACCCATTCTCCATGCGGCATGTCTCGGTATTGCGATTGGAACTCGCCGATAATTCCTTTGCTTGCCACCTCGGATACGATGAAAATTTCGCGGATTTGACGAACGGTTCCATCGTCCAACGTTAATTCTTCATTGTTCCTGGTCCACACCTGGCCAGGCAAAACGGTGTCAGTCTCCATCATCGTCTCCTTTATCGCGTGGCCATGGGTGGCCGCAGTCGAGCGCCCGTTTGCCGCATGTTTCGCAGCGGCGCGTCAGGTTGTTGGTGATCGGGTACAGGTCGTTGCTGAGGTTGCCGCGAATGCACGTGACCACGTGCTCGACGATCCACCTGTCGCCGGGGATCTCGACGTTGTGCCCGCCGGGCATGGACGGCGCGCCGCAGACGTAGCCCATCACGGCGGCCTCACGGAAGAGCCTTCGCCCCATCTCGGTCATCGCGGCGAGCGTTGCCGTGACGTCGTCGGCGCGCCGCTGGTCGCTGATCGCCAGGTAGTCGAGCAGTCCGGGCGGAAGCGTCGGCTCGCTCACGCTTCTGCCCGATCGCCGATGAGCACCCAGTGCCCGTGCTTGTCGTCCCAATTGAGCGACAGGATCTCGTAGCGGCGCCCGGTGGGCGTCATCAACAGCACCTCGTCGTCCTCGTGGTCGCTGCCGCGTTCGTACTCCAGCCGGTCCAGCAATGATCTAAGGTTCACGATTCCTCCAAGAGTTGGTATCGGCGGCCGAGGCTCTCCGCCTTGATGCGGGTCCGGCGCGGCGCTCCCGGGCCGATACAGTCGACCCACGTCCCGTGGGCGGTTCGGTACTGCCACTGGTAGACGCCAGCTACCCACCCGTCCGAGTCTGGTTCGGCCGTGACGTTGATCAGGGCACGATAGTTGCACCCGGGCGGCTCGATGGCCTCCCATGTCTGGCCTGGGCGGACGCCTGGCGTGGTCACGCCACACCTCCGCACATGGCCGTGATGATGCCCGAGTTGTGTGCCCACCATCCGTCGACTTCCCGCTCGAATGGTGGCGGGTCGTCGCTGGCCTGCTCGGAGCCGTGCGGGTAGCGGATCTCGTGCAGGTTGCGCGGCCCGAATTCGCGTCCGGTGACGTCGTACCAGCCTGGCCGGTCGTCGGGGTCGTCGTCGGATCCGTCGTACCACTCGTAGGCGGTGGAGTCCTCGTCTGATCCGGCCGGTGACTCGGCGACAACGAGTGTCCCGGCCGAACGTGGGGTTGGTCCGGTGGCGATGTCGGCGATGCGGTGGAGTGCGGCGCGCAACTCGCCGTGCTCGGCGGTGTTGATCCAGTTGGCGAGTTCAGCGACGGACATGGGTGCGCCGGAGATGACGCGACCGGCAAGGTTGGGATCGGCTGGCATGACTATTCCTCCGGGAGTCTCGCGGGGATCAGGTCGCCGCCGTTGAGGGTGACGATCATCGACTCGCAGTGCAGGTTGATTGTCACGAAGCCGTCTCCGGCGTCGGTGACGGTCTCGACGCTGTACCAGCCGCCGAACAGCTCGACCTCGAAGCCGGCCAGCCGGTCCGCGCGGACCATGGTGGGTTCGGCTGGCGGTTCGGGGATGCGGTGTACGTGGTCGCGGACGTGGTCGGCGCGGATGGTCGCGAGGGTGCGGAGTCCGTTTCCGGTTGGGATGTCGAACGTGTAGTAGCGGTCCGGATCTTCGTCGTCGGGGTCGGGTAGCGCGTAGACGGCGGCCTCGACGAGAACGGTCTGACCTTCGTGGTCGATGGGCCATGGGGTCTCGTTGACATCCCCCCCACAGCTAAAGCCGGGGGCTTGCGCGCTACGCATCTCGGTCATGGCTTCTCCTTTGGGCGTCGGGCGTTCCATTCAAGGACGACGGAGCGGCGCCAGCGTGGGCGGTGGGTGACAGGGTCGGAGTCGCCCGGCAGGGGCTGTGGGGCCGGGTTGATCCCGGGGCTACGGCGCGCGCGGGAGACGTAGCCCCGCCATGTGCCTTCGGTGATTCCGAGGAGTACGGCCACCTCGGTGACGGTGAGTATCTTGTCACTTCCGGCCATGTTCGCCCCTACTGTTTGCGCATGTATGGTCTCGCGGTCCGGACCATGATGCGCCGCAGTCCGTGCAGCGCCACCCGATTCCGGCACGATCGCTGCGGGGAATGATGTTGTTCGTTGGCATCACAGTCCTCCGAGGTTGTCGACGACGGCGCAAAGTGCGCGGTGTGCCATTTTGGCGGCGTGGGTGCAGTTGTCGCGCTTGTGCTTGAGCCACATGTAGTGGTCTCGGTCGTGTCCGGTGAGGGCGTCGGCGGGGTGGTCGCCGGCCATGGTGTACGGGGTGGGGGCGATAGTTTCGCACTGCCTGTCAGCGTCGCGCGCCATCTCTCGGAGCGTGAGGTAGTGGATGACGAGCGGGTGGAGCGGGTGGTCTTCGCTCGGCACGGAGAATGGGGGAAGTCTGTGGGCTACCTGGAGTGCTACCTGCGTGCTCGTCATGCCTCCACTATACAGCGCGTGTTGTGGCGGTCAAGTCCTCTGTTCACCCTTGTGGGTAGCGCTAGATGGCTTGCGGTCTCGCAACGCACGTTGTAGCGTACTTCCCATGACGAACGCCAAGAAGCTCAGCGGAACCCAGATCGACGCCCTCCACGCCGCCGCGACCGGCAGCCTCTGGCGCTCGGACCGCGGCGCATTCGAGACCAGCGACCGAACCGTCACCGCCGCCGCATACAAGCTCCAGGACGCCGGACTCATCGCCCGCACCGGACCAGTGGCGTGGCGCTTCCCGCGCGGCAAGGAAGTCCAGGGCATGCAGATCCCGGCCACCCCGGACGGCTTCGCGGCACTCGCAGCGATCGGCATCCACGTCCCGCAGCCGATGACGCGCGACGAGCTGACCGAGTGGCTCCGCACGCGACTCGACCCGGGCTCCGACCTCATCGAGGCCGTCGCCCATTACCTCGGCAAGACCGAGGCCGAGATGGAAGCCCTGCTGGACGCCCAGCACGGCTCGATTGCCTGACCTCCCCGCGCTACGGCGCGAGAAAGCGAGACCCACGATGGAGATCACCTACCCGGACGTGACCGTCCACCTGTCGACGGGGCTGGACAGCAACGCCTTCATGGTCATCGGGGCCGTATCCAGAGCCATCCGCCGCGAGGTCGGTTCGGACGCCGCGACCGACTTCGCCGAGAAGGCGGTGGTGCGGCTCGTACGACGAGCTGTTGCAGTTCGTCATGCGCACAGTGAGCGTGACCTGAGATGCGCCCCGGCCGGAATCCTGCCCGGGTCGCCGCCGAGTTGGAGCGGCGCCGGTCGGGTGCGGCCGGCGTGCACCAGGACCGGCGCACCAGGCGCCGTCGGACCCGAACAGCGGCACGACAGGCCGCGATCAACGAGCAGCGAGAGAGGTAGCGCGATGACGAGGATCTACAAGGTGACGGCCAGGTCCACGGCGACGATGGTTGTGACGGTCGCCGCTGGCAGCGAAGACGAAGCCCGAGAGAAGGCGGAGTCAGCCGCGTCGGCTGGACTGTGTATTTGCTGTAGCGGATACACAACGTCCAACTACGACCCGGCCAGCGGCGATCCGCCGTGGAGCCTCGACATCGACGATCTTTGCTTCGGTGACGCCGAGGTCGAGCCGGCTGACGATGCCGCTGCGGATGGTGCGCGATGACGCAGGTTGATCCGGCCGTGTTGGTTGCGGCGCTCGTGGCCGAGGGCTGGACGGTTGTTGGGCATCGGTCTGGTGACGGTGGCTATCAGCGGCTGAAACGCGACTCTGACGACCGGCACGAGATGTCGTTGGTCGTCCCGAACGTTGCCGGCTACGAGGCGGCCGACGATGAGATTGCCGGCAACCTGACGATGCTGCGCCGGCAGGTCGAGGATGGCGCCCGTGCGGCGCGCGTACTGGGCCGACTCGGGATCGCGGAGGTGAAGTAATGGCAACGTTGGACATGGATGCGTTGACCGAGGCTCAGCGGGACACGCTCGGACTGATCGCTACCGGCTTGGACGGCGGTCACAACCCGCGCACGCTCGCCGTGCTCGCCAGACTCGGTCTGATCGTGGGCCGCAAGGCAACGACCCCGGTCAGCATGGGCGCCGCGACGGCTTCCTCTCGTCGGCCCCTGGATGGCGTGTCTGATTTGCCGTCGGTGCGTCATCCGGGGGTTTAGGTGCTGGTACTACAGGGTTCGTTGCGCTTTCCGGCGCCTGTCGGCCTCTCGGGCCTGCTCCAGTTCCTCCTCTGTCATCGCGTCGCGACGGACGCTCTCTCGGGTGCGGTCGAGCGCCCTGCAAACATCGACCTGTTGCACGCCATTTTCGAGTCCGTCACGCAGCGTTTGCCGGTACCTTTCTCGTGCTACGTCAATGGCCTTGTATGCCTTGACGATGTCCTTCAACGTGGTCATGTCACCTATCGTGTCATAGTTCCTTGGCCTAGGCAAGTATGCCTAGATTCCTTGACAGGAGTAGGAACATCGGCCTAAGATCTTAGGCATGACGCAGACGACGACCACCGGATACGAGATCGGCGCAGAGGCCATCTACCTCCCCACCGGCGTCCGCGTCATCCTCACCGGCTGGTCCGGCAGCAACAACCGCTGGGACATAGAGCCCGCCGACCCGGCCGACCGCGCTCCGTGGTTCGCCACCACCGACGAGCTCCAGCCCGTCGTCGAGCCCGCCGACACCCGCAACATCGCGGCCGGCAACGTCATCGTCCGGCTCACCGAGACGCGCGGCGTGTACCGGATCACCGTCGAGTACGCCTCCACATGTCCGAGTCTCAGGCCATCGCGATCCTGCTCGCCGGGGTCGGCGGCACCATCGACCGCGGCGCCCCCGTAGTGCACGGCGTCCCAACCGGCCGGCTCACCGACACCCAGATCAGGGCCGCCGCCATGCGCGGATGGGTGAAGCCGCTTTTGGGCGACGGGCCCTGCAAGCGCATCGTGGGATGCCGCCCCACCATCAACGGCTGGACCCACGCCCGCACCATCAGCCAGACCACCGCAAGCCAGCAGATCGCAGCCTGAAGGAGAACTATGGACCACATTGCAGCGGCGAAAGCAATACTCGCCATGCACACGATCAAGCACGTCGAGGCGGACGTGGCTAACGCGCACGCGCTGGTGTCGATCGCGGAAAGCCTCGCCAAGCTCACCGCAACCAGCCCGAGCGCGGGCGAGCCGGGCACCGAGCATCCGGCTATCCGGTCCGTGCTCGACACTGCCAACGCCGGAGCGCCCGACGGGCACGTGTGGGTGACCGACGAAGGCCGGTACGTGATGCTCAGAGGTGACGCAAGGGTTGTCATTGTTCATCTGGCCGGCAACTACTGGCGCTGGTGGCAGCCATCCGGGGCCGAGGTAAACACCACGCGCTACAACCTCGCGGACGGCGCGATTACCGCCGCGAACCGCGCCATCAAGAACCACCTGGAGAGCACCGAGCACCGAGCACCGAGCACCGAGCACCGAGCACCGAGCACCGAGCACCGAGCACCGAGCACCGAGCACCGAGCACCGAGCACCGAGCACCGAGCACCGAGCACCGAGCACC